TCCCCTCCGATCTTTCCTACGGTCTTGAGGATGTCGCCGATGGGTGCGCTCATCTTCGCGAGCGAGGTGACGACCTTCTCGATCCCTCCGTAGAGGGCGTCAGAGCCCTCCTTGACCTGCGAAAGGAAGTGCACGAATTGGGTCTTGAAGGGCTCCTTGTTCATCCCTTCGGCGAGCTTGTCGAGGAAGCCCTTGAACTGCTGTAGACCGCCGAACCCTGCTAGCTGCGCCGACGCCGTAAGCGAGTTGAACATCTTGATAACATCGGTGCCGATGCCCCAGATGTTCTTGAAGGCGGCTACGCCCTTGTCGATCCAGACGGTGATCTGGCCGGTCGCAGCGGCGTTGTCGATGAAGTTCTTGAACCTGTTGGCGAGGTCGGTTACGTAGTCTCCGAACTTCGGGAGGTATTGGGATCCGACCGTGGTGAGGGTGTCAAGTGCCTCGGAGAAGGGGAGGATCGCCTTGGCGGCGTTGGCCCAGCCCTGATTGATGTTGTCGAAGGCAGTCTTGAACCCGCCTCCTTGGATCCACTTGTCGAACCCGACGAGCAGTTGGTCGAAGATGTTGCCGAACTGCTTGGCCTCCTCCGTGAAGGCATCACGGACGACGGGGAGGTCGTCCTTGGCTACCTTGAGCAGTGATTCCGAGGCAGTGGTCCAGAATGCCGACTTGATCGGCATCGAGAAGTCCTTGTTGAGCGTCCCGAGCTGGGTGATGATCTTCTGGACGTCAGGCGGGAAGGTCGCCATGGCCTGCTTGTTGCCATTCATCGCCTGCCCGAACTTGGTGAAGGAGTCCCTGAGGACGACCATCGCCGAGGCGTAGGAGGTGATGGTGGCCGGGGCGAGTGCCCCGAGCCCGAGGAGGTCGGTGATGCCCCTCGACAGGGAGAGGACTCCGCCCGCAGCGCCGATGGCGGCATCGCCCATGAGGCCGAACTTGGTGATGAGGAGGTCCGCCTTGAGCGCGCTCATCTCGAATCCGCCAGCGATCTCCGAGAAGATCTCAAGGTAGGTTCCCGGCTTGATGGCACCGAGGAGCGAGTAGCCGAGACCCTGTAGGCCCTTCATCGCCTCGTCGGGAATCTTCGGGAATAGGTCGAGGATCGCGCTGAGCTTGAGGCCCTCGGCTTCCTTCTCTGCTTGCTTGCCATCGACCCTAGGTCTGAGGACAGGCTGAGAGGCAGCGGAGTTGTTGATGTTCTCGACAGCGCGTGTGATGCTGCTGGCGAGGGAGGCGGTCTCCGCCTCTGCGGCGATCCTGACCGGGTGCGCTCGGGTATCCTCGGCGACCTTGTCGATGCTCTCGCGAGCCCTTGAGGTGTCGGCGTCCATGCGCGCGATGATGGGAGTGGCGAGCGCCTCCGCGCGAAGCTTATCCAGCTTCGCGCGGGCAGCGGCATCGTCGAGGTTGACATTGACGGTAATGTCGATATGCTCAGAAGCGAGCTTGTCGAGTTGAGCCTTTAGCTTGGCCTCGTCGACCTTGAAGTTGATGTCGATAGTGTAGGAGTTGGGTTCGCGCGCGAACGCATCCTTGATCTCCTGTGACAGGTGTGAGGTATCCGCGTGGATCTCAACTGTCGCCTTGCCGACATTGTTCTGTGCCATGTGCTACTCCAAACAGCTAACCCAGAGGGGCAAATCCGACATACCCGTCTTCGGTCTGTTCGGTGTAGTTTGATTCGTCGAAGATATCGAAATCGTCAAATGTCTCGCTGTCCATGTTACCATACTCAGTTACAACATTTGTGCGGATCTTCGTAAGTGCTCCGTTGTATTGAGAGTCCCGGAGCTTCTCTTCTGCGAGGATGTCCTCGATGATGTTCATCGTTCGGTAATGCCCCTCAGTGTTGAACATCTTCATGAGGTCTACGCCCTTGCGGAGGTGGTGGCCGTCAATGAACTGCCACCACCTCACGAAGTCGTAGCAGAAGGTTAGGACTCCTCGGTAGGGCGCGAGGAACGCTCCTGAATGAGGGAGACGACGAGGTCGACGTAGAAGTCGTCCGGGAGCTTGATGTTGCGGTCCTTGATCTTCGCGCGGAAGCGGCTCCAGTTGTCCGCATCCATGGAGTCGCGCAGATAGTCCCAGACCGCCTTGGCGCTGTCGCCACTCGGCACTCCGGCCCCAGTGCTGGCGATGAAGTCGAGGAGCACAGCGCCGGGGACGTCCCCGTAGGCCTCGAACTTCTCGTCGCCGATCTCGAACTCGATGGGCTCGACTTCGTTAGTCTCTACAGTTTCAACCTTGAAGGACTTGAGCTTGCGTGCAGTTGCCATAATGGTCGCTTTTTCTTTCGTCGTTGTCGTCAGAGGACTCGGCGTAGGTTGTCGGTCAGATATCGGTTAGGCCGAGTGCCTCGATTTTTGACAACCTTCGCATACACAATTCTACCACCCATGAGGAACTTGAGTGTTGTGAAGTTTCTCGGAGTGATCTTGTGTGGAGGCGTTCCTTCGTGATGCATCAGAGCCACTTTGCTATCGCTCCCGACCGTCAGCACGAGGCCCGTATTCTGAATTCCTGTGTTGTAGAACATCTCGCGTTTGGTAGCACCGGTCTTGAATCCCGCCTGCAAAATGGCGAGCATCTTGAGGTGGGCTCCGATGCGGTTGAAATACTGCCCGACCATTCCACGCGGATCTCGCATGAGGGTCTGGAGCTTGGGCTGGTCGACGTCTACCTTCACTGTGGGATCAGCCCTGTCGTGGTGAATCCGATGGACATGATGACGCCTTGGAACGCGCCGGACGGAGGCCCTGCCATGACGTCGATGGAGACGCCCTGCTGGTAGAGATCCGACAAAGTCATCCCGGCGTCATAGAGGCAGGCCATGTCGCGCATCTGGTCGAGCGCCATCGCCGTGAGCGTGTCGTCGTCGAGGAGGTCGATGGGCGCGATCTGCTCGGGGTTCTTGCTCGCGGCCATCTCCGACTTGATTCGGTCGAAGCGGCTGACGCTGGTGTTGCTCGGTGGCGCGTCGGAGTCGCCCGGGATCGGGATCTGGCGGACCAGCTCGACGACGAAGGTCGCCGTTCGCGGGTCCCAGACGTTCATCGCCGTGGTGGCGGTGATGCCGGGGAAGCCTGAGTAGACCTGCTCAAGGGTGAGGGTGATCTGCTCGGTGTCGTGCGGGACCTCGCCTCGGCTCCCGACCGTCATGTACTGGCGGTCGGGGAGTGCCACGCCCTGAGCATCGAAGGCGTTCCGGATGCACGTGAAGGCGAACTGGGCGAAGTCGGTGAACTCGTTCTTGTCGACGATGGTCACGGATTAGCCCTCCAGAAGCCCTTCAAGCTTCGCAACGAGCGTCTTGCGACCCTGACCCGACTTCTCCGCTTCTAGGGCCGCAGAGGCGCGCTCACGGTCTTCTCCGACCCATTCGAGGATCTTGGCAGCGGATCCTTCGGGAACTTCGATGACGTCCGAGATCGGATCCTCGACGGGCTCTGCGGCCTGCTCGATGAGTTCGGGCTCGTTGGTCTTGGCCTCGATAATCACCGGATGCGGGGCAGGCTTGAAGGTGTCGATAACCGGAAGTGGGTCGACGTTGTAAACGGCTGGACCTGCGTAGTATGGGTCGTACGACTTTGACTGTGTCATTAGTTGATCTTCTCTCCCCTCGGTCGGTCGACCGAGAACATGCGTGATTTCTGCTTCACCTTGTGCGGATTCACCGCTGCAAGGAAGAAGTCAATTTCGGGGATACCGATTCGACCGTTGTCGAGGAATTGCTGCGGATCCACGAAAGAATATGAGAGGCCCTGACGGTTGACCGTCATGAGGCGCTGGGGGAGGGCGCATTCCGGCGAGCCCAAGTCGTTGAGGATTAGCTCGTTCGCAAGGCGGGTGGCGGCGCGGACTCCGGCAGCAGGCGGGTTGGTCCCCCACGTGTAGGTGACGAGTAGTTCGAGCGAGGGGTCGAGAACCCACGGGACGCCTCCGGAGCGACGGAGATAGGCGTTGTTGCGGATCGAGTAGGTGCTCGGGTCGAGCGTTACGTCGCCCTGCGTGATGCTCTGGACCGAGAGGACCGGGGTGTTGCGGAGGCGGAGGTTCGTCGGCGATGCGACGTGGGCCGGGAGGTTGTAGATCTGCCCGTGGACGACCTGCGGACTGCGCGGCAGGAGCGCCGGAATCATCGAAGTGTATGACTCCGTGGTCGTGTGGATGCCGGGGAACTTACCTGCCGTGAGGTTGTGCATGAGGAAGCTGGCGAACTCGACAGCAGAGGGCGCGAATTTGCTGGTCGGGTCGAACGTGTCGGCCACAGTTAGCCATTGAACTGCCATGTCAACTCCACAAAAGGTTTCAGTCTATTATACCAAGTGAAAAGAACAGGCTGGCCGATCCGAAGACCGACCAGCCTGCTAAAGATATGCAGTGTCTAGAGACTAGACAGCCTGATATCCGGTTCCTGCTGGGAGTGCGGTGTCGCGAGCGTATGCCCAACCCGAGTCCGAGGTGAACGGCCACGATGGGTTGCCCGGTCCGGTGCCGAACAGAGAGTTTCCGACGCCGTAGCCGGAGAACTGGACGCCCATGAGGTTGTTTCCGACGAGGCGCTCACCGTTCGGACGCAGGAAGACCTGCGGGCAGACGTGACGCCAGTACGGGTTCTGGGGGTCTGGGCGACCGTTGATGTTCGCGTACGACCAGACCTCGATGGCGCAGCCGTTCGGAGTCGGGTTGATTCCGACGTTCGGTGCAGCCCAACCGACCGACTTTCCTCCAGCGGAGAAGATGGTTCCACCAGTGAGGATCTCGGTAAGCTCGGGATCGGGGTCGACGAGGGTGAGGGCGACGGTGAAGCGCTTGATGGTGTCCGGGGACTTCCATGTAGCGCCGATGGTGCCGTCAGCCGCCTTGATGTTGAGTTCGTCTCCTGCCTCAAGCTCGGGGGTGAACCCGATGGAGACGAACTTCTTCGAGACGTAGGACGCGCTTGCGCCCGACGCGACAGAGCCGTCCGAGTTGAGACGGGTAACGCGAAGGGCAAGGCCCATTACGTTTGTTGCGTTATCAGATGACATGACTGGTTGCTCCTATTAGGCGTAGTCAGCGGTAAGGTCGACGAGTACTGCGTAGAGGTTTGCGGTAGACCACGTGACGCCCGCGTAGCGTTCCCCGTAGTACGCGATGTTGTTCTGGAGCGTGTCCACGGCTTGGCTCTGCTTCTCAGGGACGATGAAGATGTCGCTGAGGAAGACAGTGACCGGGCCGGTCGCGTACATCCATGCCTGATTCGCCGGAGCCGTGGTGCCATCAGGCCCAACACGTGTGTATCCTGTACCGGAGACCATGGTGTTCCCGTTAGGGGTAATCAGTGTCTTGTTACCGTCAGTGGTGTCAACGTGGAGGACTCGCTTGAGCGCCGAGGCGGTCGAGATCGGGCCGTGGATGGTTCCGGCAGAACCGATGGTCGCGTTGCCGAGAGCCTCTTCGAGCAGAGCCAGACCGTAGTGCGGCTTGACAGCCGTCCCCTTGGTCGGGGTGACGTCCGTTGCCCCGCTCTGGGCGAGGTAGCGGTTGTCGTTGGTGTCGGTGAGGTTCTTGGCGATGGTTCCCATCCAGAACTCTCGCTCGATGGACTTCTGGGTGACGACGTCGAGGGCGTTCTTCGCGGTCTCGCGAATCTTGTCCGGAGTCGTTCCGAAGGTCGAGGAGAGAGTCTTGGTACGGATACCAAACGGGTAGTAGAAGCGGAAGACCGGGTCGAGAGGGTCATTGATGTCAATGACCGTCTCTTCGTTGGTCGTTCCGAGCACGGAGGTGAGGTAGGCCGAGGTCTGGCCGTCCGGAGTCTCGTAAGTGTATCCAGAGATCCACTCCGGGTACTCGCTGTGGTCCTCTACGACTTCCACAGCCGGACTCAGGATACCGAAGGGAGAGACGACCGGCTGAGAGGTCTCAACGAGGGTTGTAAGGCTTCTTGCCATTGTTTCTTTCCTAAGATATCCTGAGTCCAGCGGTGGTTAGTCGAACTACTTAGATGACGGGCGCGACGGTTCCGGCAGTAGCACCAGCGATTGCAAGCTCGCTTGTGACCTTGAGGGACTCGATACCAACCTTCGCAACGGCCTCAAAGGTCTCGAAGAAGATCTTGTAGTCGTTGGTCTGGTTGAGGGTCGAGTCGCGGACGATGCCGAGGTCGAGCGTGCCCTGATCGAGGAAGAGGAAGGTGCCCTCGGAGAAGAGGTACCAGATAAGCTCGGTCGGGAAGCCGTTGAGGGCTCCTGCACCCTGAGCGCCGAAGATCTGGCCGGTCTCGCCATCAACGGTCCACGTGACGTTGATGCCACGGAGGTTGAACCAGTTGTTGATGGTCGCCTCGGCGAGACCGAAGGTCTCGTCCGGTCCGTCTCCCGGGAGCTGCTTGGTGAGGTCAGCGCGGAGCGCGTTCTTGAACCAAGCCGGGAAGATGGCGCGGAGCGGGGTGGACTCGTCCATGCGGTGACGGTTGCGGTACGCAGCCGCAGCGGTCTCGACCTGAACGAAGATGTCACGAGCAGCACCGAGAGCCTTGGCAGCGGTGACCGCTGTCGAGAGCGAGCCGATGCGGGTGAGGATGCGAGTCTCGGCGAAGCGAGCGTGCTGAATCATCCCGAGCTTTGTGTGACGCTCGACGAGTTCGGGGTAGGCGCGAGCACCCATGTTACCGAAGGTGAGGATGAGCGGGATCGCGTCGACCTGAACGACGACCTCAGCGCCAGCCGCAACGCGGAGCGCAGGCTTGACGGGCGAGGAGCCAGTCGCAGCAGCGACGTCGTCATCGAGGGTCCAGAGCGAGACAGCTCCGTTGAGGTCGGTGAGGACCGGAGGAGTGATGTAGCGGATACCGCCACGGTCAGCGCCGAAGACAGGGAGCGAGTCCTTGACAGGGCGGACGTCCTCGCCGAGGCCGTAAAGCTCGTAGCGGACCTCAGCAGGAGCGGCGATACCACCGGCAGCGATAAGGGAGTCAACAGTTCCCTCGATCTTGGCGCGGTTGCCTTCGATGTCCGAAGGGTTGAGGGTACGCTCCTCAGGGAAGGAAGTCGCGAACTGCGCGACTTGGTGGTGCTCGCCGTCTCCACCGGAGGTGCGACCCATAGCGTTCTTACGCTTGATGATCGCCTCGGCAACGGAGCGAAGGTTGGGAAGCTCGGTTCCGGCAGTGACGCCCGGAATGTCGGCTCCAGCGGTGATGGTAACAGGCGCGTAGGAGATGGTCTCCTCGACAGCCGCCGACGCGACGACAGGTGCGTGGTCAGCGGGAGCCTGAACCTCGATGTTATCGAGTTCGGTTGTAACTGAGGCAGTCACGGGGTCCTCCGAGTTGTTCTTCTTGTCCTTGTCCTCGGCGTCTTCATCAGCCGAGTCGGATGGTGCGGGTTCTGGGTCTTCGTCCGGGCCGTTGTCGGACATTTCGGCTGCCTCGTCGGCTGCGGGAGCCTCGGCTGGCGTGTTGTCTCCGTCTGCCGGAGCTGCGGCTGCTGCCTCGCTGGCGTCATCCGCTGCGGGGGCTGCGTCGGCCTCGTCGGTTGCATCAGCCGGGGCTGCTGCGTCGAAGTTCGCGATCTTCTTCTCGTCTTCGTCCGAGAGGTCGCCCTGCTCCGGAGTGTCCGTCCCGCCCTGTGCGGGATCTTCGTCCGAAGAAGGAGTCTCTGTGTCCGGCGCTGCCGGAGCTGGGTCGGCGTCGGTGCTCGGGGCCGGGGCCTCGTCCGCCATGTCTGCTGCGTCGGCAGGTGCCGCTTCGCTGCTGTCGGTGTTGGTGTCTTCCGATGGGGCCGCATCCGAGGCCACATCGTCGTTGTCGACGTCCGCGATGCCTTCGATGGCTTCCGACACGGTGTCCGCGTCTCCTGAGCCATCCCCGTCTCCGTCGCCTACAGCGTCCGCATCTCCGTCAGTGTCGATGACGTTGTCGACGTCACCGTCTTGGTCGGGGTCGATTCCCTTGATGGCCTCAGCAGCCTCCGCAGCTTCCATTGCAAGCTGCTTGGCCTGAGCCTCGCGGGTCTGAACCTCGGTGCGAACCGCAACAGCGGCACGGGCGAGAGCCTTCATGCTCTCAACTACATCGGGAGTCAAGTCCTGTGTCTGGACCGCCTCAAACTCTGACACGATAGAACCCTCAAGCGACTTAAGCTCGTCGTCCGAAAGCTCGGAAATCCGGTCGAGGTTTGCATTGATCTGATCCACAGTCCCTCCTCTAATTTTTCTCGCGGTAGACAGTGTCTACCTAGGGCTGGTTCGTCATTCGGCAGAAGGGACAAGATCCTAGATCTTGCGCTTAAGTTGTAACCAGTATATCATGGGAATTTTGACGTGTGTGTGGTGGGTAGCCGGTCTCCCGGCTACCCTACACAGTGTCTACTGGCCGTAGATGGCCTTGCGGATGTCCGCGAGGCTGCTGAAAGACGCGACGTCCTGCTCCGCGTCGTCCAGCTCGTTCACGTGCGAGTCCTCGCCAGCGAAGTCGCCGTCAGAGTCGGACGGGTCGTTCACAGGGACGCTGTCTCCCTCGGTGCTGTCGATGTCGTTCTCGCCGCCCTGATCCTCGCCCCAGTGGGGCTTGAATGCCGCCATGAGGGCGCGTGCCTCGTTGGCTGCTGCGACGAGCGACTCCTGCTCCGCCTCGCGGCGAGCAGTGACGGCTGCGAAGGACGCCTCCATGAGGGCGCGCGCCTCCTCTGCCTGAGAGGAGAACTCGGCGTGCTCGATGACGCGGACGCGCTCGACGAGGTCGTCCAGCTTGTTCTGCTGGAGTTCGGCGATGGCGGACGCACCGGCTGCGACGAGCGCGGTGATCTGCCCGCCTGCGACCATGGCGCGGGCAATCGGGAAGCCCGGGACGTTCACGGCACAGACCGCGACGAGTTCGAGGCGACCGTTGATCGGACGCCAGTCTCCGGACGGTGCCGAGGCTCGGAACGCACGGACCTGAGACGGGGTGATGTCCGGGCGGAGCGCACCCGAGACCCAGATGCCGAACTGGTCCTCGCCTGCGGTGACGTCGGCGACGGCGGAGTTGGTGTCGTCGTAGTGCTTCGCTGCCGCCTGAGCGGAGGCGTGCAGAGGCGCGTGCCCTCCGGCGAGGGTGAGCTGGCCGACCGAGACGTCAGTGCCGTCGTCGGTGCGGAGCACGCCCGTGCGGAAGTAGGCGTAGTTCGACGCCGAGCGCGGCGGCTTGGTCGCGCGCGGGAGGCCGATGTGGGAAGTCGCCCACGCGGCGATGTGGCCGAAGACGCGGCCCTCGTCGGTGATCGTGAGCGGGGTTGCCTGTGTAAGGTGCGGATTGGCGAACCAATCACGCGGAGGGATGAGCGGCGCTGCCGATGCGGCGAGCGCTGCTAGCTCGCTGTCGAGATCCATTGGTGTCTCCTCGTAGATTCCATCGGCTACGCTGTCGTCGCCGTTCTCCAAAGTGGGCTCCGCGTCAAGGACCAAGAACGCCTCTTGGAAGGCAGGCTTGGCGACAAGGGTTACAGCGTTGATGCGCGCCTTGTTGATCTTGATCGGCTTGTTGTCGATCTTGACCGTGGGGCTGTTCTTGACAGCATCCTCACCGTTGAAGTAGTGTGGGTTAGGGGTTTCGCCCTCGAACTGGTCGAGGTCGACCGAGACGTGGCGGAGGAAGCCGTTTCGCGCAAGGCGCTCTGCCTCGCGAGCCCATGGGCCGATGTCGAAGACGCCCACGGCATCGCGGGCTCCGACCTCGTCGATGACGATTCCGTCGATGCGCCCGACGATCACGGATCCGTCGTGGCCGGGTGCTGTCTTCTCCTGCCAGAGCAGGGGCATAGGCAGAGGGACGTGCGTCAGCGCGCCCTCGGCGAAGTGGCGGTTGTCGCCGGAGTCGTGCTCGAAGGGTGCCACGAGCGGGATGCGGAAGCGGGAGCCGGTCTCCGAGACGCCGGAGGCGGTGAGCGGGGTGCGCCCGTCGTCCCCGTAGAAGTCCTCGAAGCTCTGCGCGGCCTCGACCGCGAGGCGGATCATGCGCTCTTGGATGTCAATGCCAGCGTAGACAGCCTCATCAAGGCGAGGTGGAATCTTCATACTGTTTTACTTTCCGTGGTGCGAGACGTATTGCCCCGTGAGCTTGTCGTGCTTGGTGTTCGACATCCCGAAGATCGCCTCGTGGTAGTTCTGGGCGAGGCCCCACGCGCGGTCGGGTCCGACGAACTTGGCGAGGTGGCGGTGTGCTCGGGTGAGGTCTCCCTTGGTGCCCCAGCGGATCTTGGCTGCGCCCTCGCCCACGGTCCAGTAGTGCTTGAGGCGCTCTGCGCCCTTGGCCCCTTGGAACGGGTGTCCGGCTGCGGTGAGAACCTGTCCGTACTCTCCGAAGAGCGGGGAGCTGGAAGCTAGCTCCATGCCCCGCTCGGCAGGGGTCGCTGCGCGCCACTCCTCGGGGATGATGTCGAGGCGGTTGAAGGCCTTGGCGCGGTTGCGGGCGCGGATGCGGCAGGCCGTCATGTCGTCGACCATGTCGGGGTAGAGTTCGAGCAGGTTGACGAACGTCTTGAGGCCTTCGAGCGTCTCGATGTCGGCGAATCCGGAGGCGTTGATCGCAGGCGGCGCGGACTCGGTGACGGCATCGGTCGGGAGCGCTCCCGGGTTCGCGTCGACGTAGTCGACCTGCTTGAGCACGTCCTTGACCATGTCCGGGGTGCGGAGGTTCACAACGGGCGGAGGCGTGGAACTCATGAGCTTGTTCAGCGTGTCGGGGTCGCTCTCCCACGTGCCCTTGACTCGACGCCACGCCTCAGGGTGGCCCTGAGGGTTGCGGGTGATCGCGACGACGTCGAGCACGGCAGTGGAGTCGTCGGCGTCGACGATGGCGAAGTACATCGCGTCCCCGAGGCCGGTGTCCTTCTCGTCGTCGACGTCCTTGTCCCCGGCGTCCTTCCCGGTCCACTCGCCCATCTTGTCCTCGTGGACGTGGGACTTGTCGCGGGGGTCCGCTGCTGGCTGGGCGATGGACTGGCTGCGGCCCTGCTCCGCTGCTGCGGTGACCGGGGCGAGGGAGTCCATCCATGTCTGGATCGACTGGGCCGGGTTGGTCTCGACGGCCATCCCGTCCGGGACAGCGGCCTTCTTGTAGCCCTTGAGCTTCTTGGTCTGCTCGACCTGACGACCGGAGAAGCGTCCGCCGAAGTTGCGCACCTGTCGCTTGGCGTTCTGCGAGCGCTCGGCAGGGGAATAGCCCGAGGCGTCGGCGATGACGGCAGCGGAGCGCTCTACCTGCTCGAAGTCGATCTCTTCATACGCAGTTTCGAACAGGTTGCGGGCCTCGGGATCGGCATCGCGGATGTCGTAGGTCTGATATGGGTTCTCGTCGATCCAGCGTGCGAGGACTCCGGCGCTCTCCGGGTCGATGGGGAGCACGAGCGGGTGTTCGAAGGAGTCCAGCTCGTCCTCGAAGAACGGCTCGAAGCCGTCTGAGGTCCAGCGGAGCACGACGCCGGTCTCCCAGTTGACCTGTAGGAGAGTGTCGACCATGGGGCCGTCCTCGTCCGGGCCGAGGGCCATGTAGTCGTACTCTGGGTCGTCGTCCATGCGGTACTTGGCGTACGGGTCGTACGGGTCGCCATCCGAGACGATCTTCTCGGCCCACTTGCGACCCTTGAAGCCGCCTCGGATCTGGTCGGCGTCGTCGTTGGAGTCGAAGTAGTCGCTGATCCACGAGACCTCGACGATGCTCACTGGCTCGCCGGACGCGAGGGCCTTGGCCTTCGCTAGGTCTTCTGGCGAAAGTGTTGCAGACATTTCGTCGAGCTTCGCGGCGATGGAGCTGCGGACCTGCTCGGGCACGCGGAAAGCCCTCGGGGCCTCAGGCTCCTCCTCGATGTCCGAGGAGAAGACCGAGGCCACGAGGGTTTCGGGTTCGTTGTCGACCGGGACGCGCCACGATCCGCCTGCGATGAGGCTCTTGAGGTTGTCGGCCTCGGCGCGGAGGTCGCCGGAGGTCGAGTAGATGCGGAAGCCTCCGGAGGACATCTCGAAGATGGCCTGCTCCCCGTCGCGGGAGACGCGAATCAGAGTGGCGTCATTTTCGGCAACGGGAGATAGAGTTTCAGACATGTAGACCCTAACGAGCAGATATCATACTCGCCCATTATAGCATACAGTGTCGAATACCCGGGCGCAAGCCTACTGGTAGAGCTTGGCGAAGCGCGTGACGTCGTCCTTGGTCGCGCTCTGGCCGTTCTCCTGCACCTTCGTCCAGAACTGGATGGCGAGTCCGTTGTCGTCGCGGGCCACCTCAAGGAGCGGGCGGTCGTAGATCGTCGGGTAGTCGCCGTCAGCCGTCACCGGTTGCCAGTCGCCGTTTTCCCAGTAGAACATGTCGCCGTCAGCGGTGTCCTTGGTGAGTTCGAGGACGTTGCCCTTGTCGTCGAGGGAGAAGTATAGCGTCTCCGGATCCTCGGTGTTGGGGGCGTAGCTGTCGGCGTTCTTGATTGCGGTCACGGCCATTTCCTCGACGTGGTCTAGTGTTGGGAAGGTGCGTGTGGCCCCGGGCCACACCTCTTGCGGGGTCTCCAGTGTCAATGGGCTCAGCTCGAAGTACGACTCGTCCTTGTAGAACTTGATCGAGTCGTCGGAAGCGGATACGTTGTACCCGGTGACATTGAAGGCCCGGTTGTTGTCGTAGATCACGGCATAGCCGTCTGGCTCAGCCTGTAGCCTCGCAACCCCGATCACTCCGTTGTGGTCCTCGCGGAGCGGAGTGTCGGAGTTTGCGAAACTGGCGATGATGTTGTAGGTATTAGGGTCCATCTTCCTAATATACCATCCTTAACTCCACTCGGTCAGGTTCGTCGGGACCGTCCCGCCCGAGTAGGGCTGGATGAAGTCCTCGACCGGGATCCCGTTGATCGCGTAGATGCCCTTGGCCTTGAGCTTGTCGATGAGCCCCTGACGGAATCCTTCCGGTACCCCGTACGAGCCCTCCTTCGGCATCACGACGTGGGAGAAGTCCTTGATCGGGACGGTGTCCTTGGGCAGGACTTCGTAGATGCCGAGGTTGTTGTGGCTCGTGTTCTTGTCGAAGAGGTCACCGACCGTCGTCGTGGACGAGCCCTTCCCACCCCCTCGGAGGCCCCAGCTATCACTGACGTTCGCCCAGTAGTCGAGTCGCTTGAACAGTCCGGACGGCTTGACGATGACCTTCGGCCCGTACTTCGCCGCCTCGTCGATGTTGAAGGAGCCCTGTGGGGTCAGGTAGACGTAGTCTCCCGCGCCGTTCCTGATGTCGGCCCCCGAGGACGCGCCCTCCTTGTCGATGCCCTCCGACCAGCGGTGGTAGGTCGAGAGGAGGCCCGGGGTGTCGCCAGCGAGGATGTTCAGCCACGTGTCGTGCTCGGTTCCTCCGGAGACGTGGTGCTGGAGGAAGTTCACGTGGTACTTCTCCGCGAGCGCCTGAGCCTTCGCGTCGGAGACCTCGAAGCGGACTCGCCCGTTGACCTCGGTCTTGAAGGTGAGGTCGTCCGGGGTCAGGCCGTACCTCTCGGCGATGTCCGCGAGCTGCTTCTTGCGGGCCTCTCCCGAGTGGTTGTGGTTCGGGTCGTAGGTGGTGATGCCGTGGGCATTTCGTCCGAACATGGAGATGAGCTGGTTCTCGGCGAAGACGCGGATGTCTCCCTCGCTCGACGGGCGGGCGTTGGTGATGCCGAGATTTGCGATAGTCTTCTGGAAATCCTCGGGAGTCGAACCGAGCGGCATGTGGATGCGGACGGTGTTGTTGTAGTTCGACTTGTTCAGCTCGTCATACCCGGCGCTCGACTTCTGGAAGATGACGTTAGCCCCGGTCTCCGCGTCCTTGTAGCTGTAGCGGGTTCCGGTGTGTGTGGACTTCATGACCGTCCCGGTGTCCTTGAGCAGGCCGGTCGCATCGTCGTGCACCATCTTGTTAAGCCATGCGCCGGTCTCCGTGGACACGCCTCGGTCCTTGAGCTGCTGCTCGATGACGTCGCCGTGCGGTCCGGTGACCTTGAACTTGAACTCGAAGACCTGATCTCCTTGGGTGTTGAGAACCTTGGTGGTCTTGACGTCGAGGTGCTCGATCTGGTCAGAGTCGACCGCGAAGGATAGGCCGTGCTTGCCGAGGACGTTGTCGTCCTTGATCGCGGACATGACCGTGGCAGCGGTGTGGGTCCCGATGTGTGCCTTGGTCCAGTCCGCCTGCTGCCCGGTGAAGTTCTCGGTCGAGACGGACGGCAGGACAGCGGCCACGTACGGCTGGTCGATGGCCGAAGGGTTGGCCTTCTGCCACGCCTCAAGCTCGGAGTCGTACTGCGCCTTATCGGCGTTGTACTTCTCGGTCGCGGCCTTGACGGCGTCCTCGTACTTCGCCTTCTCGGCCTCGTACTGGGCGTTGCCAGCGTCGATCTTGGTCAGCGCGTCGTCGTAGAGGTTCTGGTCCACGTACTGGGAGTCGAGGAGCTTCTTGAGCGCGTCCTTGTTGCCGTTGGTGACGACGTCTTGGACGGTGCTCCACTTGTTCGACTGCTCCAGCGAGTCCTTGGCCTTGTTCGGGTTCTCAAGGTAGCGCTGCTTGACGGCATCCAGCCATGCGGCACTGTCCCACTTGGACGGGAGCTGCATGTCGGGAAGCTCAAGGGTCGGCTCGGTGGGCTTCTCCGCACCGTAGAGCGGGTTGGTCGTGTCGACGGGTCCGGCGTCGTAGGCCTTGATGCCGTTGTCGAAGCTCGGGTTCGCGTCGTGTGGCATGGCGAGGCCCTGAGCGTCGTATTCGCTCGCGTCCGCTCCGGCGAAGTTCTTGAGCTTGTTCTCCTCGGCCTGCTTCTGGAGGTGCTGGTCGAAGGAGCTGCTGATCGGATCCATGACGAACGTGTGCGTGCTCTGGGACTCGGTGTACTTCTTCTTGCCGTACTCCTCGTCCATGGCGAGCTTGGCGGGCTTGACCGTGATCGGGGCGCTGCCGTCCTCTGCTTGGAGCTTGAGGCCCGTCTTGTTGATCTTGAGAACCTTGTAGGCCTGCCCGTCGTGGATGACGGTGTCGCCGACGTAGCCGATCTCACCGGTTCCGGTGGTGAAGTGCTCGTCGGTGCCCTTCGGGATCGAGATCGAGACGGTGCTGTTGTAGCCGCTCGTATACATCGCGTAGGGCAGTTCGTCGGAGGTGACGTTCTCCTTGTAGACCTTGAGCGTGGACGGGGTCTTCTTCATGATCGTCCACGAGCCGTCCTCCTGCTTCACCGAGTAGTAGTGCTGCCCGGTGAGGTAGGAGATCTCGCGGCGGATCGTGGTCCCGGCTGGGAGCGTCTTGTAGTACTCCGCGTCCGGCTTGAAGCCGCTCTTGTGATATGGGTCCTCGACCTGAGGTGCCTCGGGGACGGCAGGCTCCTCCGGCTTGGGCGGGGTGACCTTGTAGTCCTTGCCCTTGTCGGTCCCTAGGATGTGCTGGAACTCGTCGTTGGTGATCGTCTGCGAGGACGGCAGGGAGTACCCGGCCCCGGTGAACTCCCACTTGCCCGCGTCGGTCATCTTCGTGTAGGTGCCCTTGTTGCCGTTGATCCCGGTGTAGGTGATCTGGGTTCCCTTGGGCAGGTTCTTGAAGGAGTCCTCCGTGTGGTTGGACAGGCTCTCGGCGTTGTCGCCCTCGGTCGGGATCTCCCCGGCGCTGGTGAGCTGGTGGTTGATCGTCCCGTCCGTCTGGTTGTAGAGGACGTCCTTGACCGCCTGATCGGACCACGTCTCGGAGTGGGTCCAGTCCTGCCCGGAGACCTGCCAGACGTTGTCCCCGAGCTTGGTGTACTTGATCGAGCCGTCGTCCTTGGAGAAGACGGTCCCCGGGAGCGCGCTGGCGAGGTTGACCGGGGGCATCTCGAAGAGGCGCTTGCCCTCGTAGCCCTTGAGGTCAGCGCCGCCGATCTGCGGCTGGGCGAGGAAGTCCTCTCCGGTGCCGAGTCCAGCGACGGTCCAGTCCTCTCCGCCCTCGCCTTGGAGCATGGAGTTGCCGAGGCCCTTGGTGATGGTCTCGTTGTGCTCGTCGGTGCCCGGGGCGTGGAGCTTCCAGCCAGCGGAGGTCTTGATCATGGCCTGACCCTGACCGTTGACGAGCTTGGTCCCGTGCGGGAGTGCGTTCGGGTCAAAGCCCTCGATGTTCGAGACCTTCATCCCGACGAGCGGGCTGAGCGAGCTGGCAGGCGGCTGTCCGCCCTCGTTCGGAGCGTGCGGCATCTCGGCGTGCCCCGGAGCGGACTCCTGTCCGGTGTTCGGGCCTTGGTAGCCGTTGGTGGCGAGGTAGGAGACGACGGAGTGGTCGCCGTTGCCATACTGGTCAACGAGATCGTTGGCCGAGACCTTGCCCTCGTAGTCGCCGGTCTTGCCGTAGTGATCCCAGCCGCCCTGATCATCCTTGACGAAGGTTCCGACGAATGAGTTGTCGGCCTTGTTCTTGACCTCGATGGCCTCGCCATCGTCGGCGTTCAGGAAGGTGCCAGCGCTGGCGGTGTTGTAGTGGTAGCCGGGTCCGAAGTTGTCCGGGTTGACGATGTGCGGAGGCATGACGGAGTTCTCCGCGTGCCCGTCGTCGGTCTTCTCCGATGCGTTGAGAGAGTTGACCTTCCAGTTCTCGGTAGGCATGTCAAGAATCTGCTGGACTTCGTGGTCCTCGCGATATCCGGGCTCGACGTCGCCGTCAGGCCAGACGTTCTGCCACTGGTTCGGACCGACCTTGATGAGGGTCTGGCCCCAGCCCACGGAAGACATCTCCGTGCCGACAGGAGCCTGCTCAGCCTTGAGGCTGGCCCCGTTGGACTCGGTGCCGACCTTCCAATCCTCGGAGCCTCCGGCAGGCTCCTGAGAGCCCTCGTGAGGTGTCTCGGGGGCGTGCTCGCCGTTAGGCTCGTGGACGGTCCACTCCTGTGCCATTCCGTTGCCGTCTTCGTGGTGCGCGAGCACGCCGATGACGGCGTCGTTGAACGTGTGGGACTCGTCCCCAGCAACGGAGCCGTCAGGCAGGTACGCCTGCCATGCGTCGTGACCGACCTTGACGAACTTCTGCCCCTGCGGTCCGACGATCTCGGTCCCCTTGGCGAGGGCCTTGATTTCGTTGTTGTCGTACTCGGAGAGAATGTGGCCCTCGGCCTTAGGCTCTTCTGCTGCCGGAGCGTGCTCCTCGGGGGCGGTCGACTCAGGAGCGTGCTCACCGGCCTTGGCGGGCTCGAAGGCGTACTTGTCGCCGGAGGAGTGGTTCTTGCCGACGTTGAGCTGGTGGCCCTCGAAGGTGGCCCCTGTCGGGCTGTGCCAGAGTCCGTCCGCCTGCTTCGTGAGGGTGTGGTTGCCGGGTCCGGTCGGGTTGAGCTTGGACCCAACAGGTGCGTTGAGTACCTGCTCGTCGGTGAGATCCTTGAGCAGGGTCCCCTCGGCGGGAGCTGCTGGCTCCTCTGCCTTCGGCTCCTCGTGGGCAGGCTCTTCGGCCTTGGGTGCCTCCTCGTGGGCAGGCTCGGACGGAGCCTCCTCGGCAGGGGCGTGGTCCTCAGCCTTGGGCTCCTCGTTCGGTGCCTCTGCGGACGGAGCGTGCTCCTCGGCCTTGGGCTCCTCGGACTTGGGGGCCTCTTCCTTGAGGATCGCGGAGGCCTTCTTCTTAGTGCCCGAGGTCGAGCCGTCGTCCCACGTGATCGCAACGGCGTTGTCGCCCTTGTAGATGGCCTTGATCTTCCCGGCCTTGGTCTGCCCCTGCTTGGTGTAGGTGACGCGGTCGCCGACAGCGAGAGGAGTTCCGTCCTTCGCGCCGATGTAGCTCTTTCCGGTGGCGGAGTCGTGGTGGTACTCGCCCGGTGCGAGCTTGGGGAGCTCCTCAGCGGCCTTCGGCTCGACGTGCTCGTTGACCTTGGTGACCGTGTGCCCTTGGTGCTTGGCCTCGGTGCCATCTGGGTAGACGACGTGGACCGACTCGGTCGACGGGAGAACCTTGAGAACCTTTCCGGTGCCGTGCTTTCCGCTCTTGTGGTTGATTAGGTCGCCGACCTTGAGGGTATCCCCGTTGGAGTCAGTGGTGGTCTTGCCCTTGTCGATGAACTGGTGGCTCGCGAAAGGGTCCCCGGCGTGCGAGGAGGACTCGGAGGACGAAGCTGGGGCTTCCTCCTTCTGAACCTCGTGCTGCTCGGGGGCTGGCTGGTGGTCCCCGGCAGGGGCTTCTGCCTTCGGCTCCTCTGCGGGGGCGTGGGCAGGCTCGGTCGGCGCAGGGGCCTCTTCGTGCTGGGGCTCCTGCGCTGCCGGTGCGTGGACGGGCTCCTCGTGCGCTGGCTCGGGGGCGTGCTGCTCCTCGGCAGGCTTGAGCGCTGCGGCGCGGGCGATGATGTCCTCGCGGCGGGCGATGAGCTTGTCCTTGAGTTCCTTGGTCTTGGCCTCGTCGAAGCCCATGGCGTCGACCTGCTTGGCGATCTCCTCAGGGGAGATGGCCTCGACGTGCTTGGCCGAGTCGATGAGCTGCTGGTCGGTCATGTCGCCGAAGACGTGCGCGGTCTGCCAGTTGGAGCCGTTGCGGAGCGTGTCCCACTCGCCAACGGAGTTCCCGAAGGCGTTGCCCTTGGGTGCGCCCATGGCGCGGTACAGGAGCGAGCCTCCCGGGTCGACGCGGAGCGGGTTGCCGTTCTCGTCCGAGACGATGTTGTCGAAGTCGAGCCCGACAGTGTCCCAGTTCGCCAGCCATGCGTCCACGGCGAAGCCGTCCTGCACCTTGTGCTTGAACTCCGGGTTGGTGTCGACTTGGTGCTTGAGGTCGCTCTTGATCTTGACCATCGGAGCGGCCACGCCGAGCTTGCCGTTCCCGGCGTCGATGAGCTGCATGTCGGTGGCCTCGATGCCACCGAGCTTGGTCAGGTTTGCGGCGAGGACTTCGTTGCGGGCGTGGTCGGAGGTCTGCGGGAACTTGACCATCCACTCCTTGCCGGACGGGTCCTTGTAGACCCCTCCCGGGTTGGACCCGGACTTGCCAGCGATCTTCTGCCAGCCCTCGATGCTCATCGGGTGGTCGGCGACCTCTGCGGTGTGCTCCGCCTCGGCGTGCGACTCGACGTGCGGGGCCTCAGCAGCCGGTGCGTGCTCCTCGGGGGCATGCGCGTCTGCGTGGTGCTCCGGTCCGGGCTGCGGGATGGAGATCTTCTCGTTCTTCGCCGAGGAAGATCCGATGGAGGACTCGATGTTGCTGTCCGGGATGGCGAAGGAGGAGAGCTTGACCCCGGTCTGGTGGTACTTGTTCCACTGGTTGGGGGCGTCCTTCTGCCAGTACTTCCCGCCAGTGTTCGCTTGGGTGATCTTGGTCCCGACCGGGAGTTCCTTCACGGCCTCCTTCGGGAGTTGGTCGAGGGTGGTCCCGTCGTACTTGAGGATGTTGGCGTCGTGCTCGTTGGACTTGTTCTCCGGCGCGACCTCCTTGGCCCCGGCGAGTCCCTCCATCCAGCGCATCGAAGACGGGATGGTGCTCTTGTAGCCCTCGAAGGAGTCCGAGAGCGTCTTGTCGTGCTCGGGGGTGCGCTTGAAGACGTTGCGGTCGAACTTGAGCGTGTAGGTGCTGCCGTTGGCGGTCTTGACCTTGACCTCGCCCTTGGCCGGGTCGACCTTGGAGACGGTGCCGAGGCCGAAGTGGGAGAGCGGCTCCACGCGGACCTTGTTCATGCCCATCGCCCCGGTCGAGGCGTAGGGGTTCTGTCCGAAGGTGTCCATCGCGTGGCGGGGGTAGAGCTGGTCCCCGACCTTGAGGTCCGAGACGGGGGTGGTGATGTCCGTGTGGTCCGAGGACTGGACGGTGATCAGGCCGGTGGCCTTGGACTGCTCTGCGGTGATGTGGTGGTCGGGCTCGTGGTTCGGCGCTACCGGGTGCTCTTCGACGTGCTGGACCGGCTCCGGTGCCTTCGGCTCCTCGTGCGTGTCGTGGTCCGGGTGGTCCTTGGCAAGCTCGGGGATCCACTCGCCCTTGTGGCCGACGTGGAAGTGGTGGCCCTCGTCGACGGCCTTCTTGTGTGCCTTCATCAGGGCCGTGTCGGCGCTGGCGTTGCGGAAGACGCCGAAGTGATTCTTCGAGGGCGCGCTGGTGGAGCCGTCCGGGTGCTTAACGACGATGTATCCCTTGGCTGGGTCGTTCTTGATGACCGTGCCGACGCCAGCTCCGTCCTTGGTGGAGAGCTTGGGGTGGACCTTGTGCTGGGTGAGGTTGTAGGGCGAGGTGCCGTTGGACTCGCTCCAGTGCACCGGGTAGAGCTGGTCGCCGACCTTGGCGTCCTTGAGGCTCTGGGTGTGTCCGTGGTCCTTGGCGGTCTCCGTCATGGGGTTGTGGCCCTTGGCGTCGAGCGTGATGTAGCCCTTGTTCGGCTCCGAGGCCAAGTGCATCAGCGGTGCGTGGCCCACGTGCGGTGCGTGCTCGTCGACGCCTTCGAGGTTGCCGTGCTCGTCGTACTTGAGGACGGCCTTGGCCGGGATGACCGTGAGCTGGAGGCCCGGGATCTCCTTCTGGTGGCCCATGTCGTGGCCGTGGTGGTCGTACTCGCGCACGATGGCCTTGGGCATGCCGGTGTGGGAGTCGGTGTCGATGTCCACGACCGTTCCGGTGTGGTCACCGGAGTAGTCGTGCCACTTGACCTTGAAGCCCATTTTGATCCATCGACCGTGGCTATCGCGTAGCTGGTGCTTGACGAGTTCGTGACGGTCAACGGCCATGTCTTTACGGCTCCATCAGGTGATCGGGTGGGGTGTTCTCATCGTCAATTGTACCACTGTCGCCTTGACTCTTTGTATCTTGAGTCGGCTCCTGAGGTGCCTCGTCTCCCGGACCCGGCTGCTCTCCGAGGGCCTCGTTGAGCGCGCTCGCCGAGTTCGGGTCGGACTGCTGGAGCTGCTCCTTGCGGAGGTCGCCCATGAGGTCCGGCAGGAGCGTGGCGATGAGCTTCTCGGCCAGCGGCTCGGAGATGAGGCCCTTGGCGACGGCGAGCTTCTGGGCGATCTCAAGCTGGGTCGGGGCATCGCCGACGCCGAAGCCGTGGGCACGACGCCATGCGTCTGCGGAGATGATGTTCTTGTCGTAGCCCTGCGTGGCGGACTCGGCCTTGGACGGGCGCGAGGTGACGGCGCTCGGGTCGTACCAGACGACCGTGCGGGCGACGATGTGGTCCGGGTAGCCGAGGGAGCGCAGCACCGGGCGCAGGAAGGCGATGGTGATCATGTCGCAGATCAGCAGCACGAGCGGCTCGATGTGCGAGGAGAACATCGTCTCCTCGACGATCTTCGCGTTCGCCCCACGGAGCGTGCTCATCCCGCCGACGATCTCCTTGGGCAGGTCGAGGCCGGAGATGATGCGCTCCAGCAGCTTGTCGGCCTGCTTGGCGAGCGCCGGGTCGAAGGTGCGGGAGAACTCGATGTGCTTGATCGCAGCGCCGAGTTCGGAGGGGCCACGGATGATGAACGGCGCGACCGAGGAGGCGGACTGCGGGTCGGAGATCGGCTCGATGAAGGCGTCGAGGATGTCCTCTTCGAGGGTGTCGGTGTTCACCTGAGCCTCGGTGACGTCGAGGTCCATGTCGTCCGGCGCTCCGGCCTCCATGGCGAGGCCCTCGGGCAGGAAGAGCAGGCCGTTGTTGAGGCGGGACTTCGCCACGCCCGAGGCGTTTCGGGTGATGAGCAGGAGGTCGTTGCAGAGGTCGAGGATGCCGCGCATCGACGAGTCCGCCTCGTCCGAGTAGCGGGGGTGCGGACGCCACATGCGCGCGATGAAGGAGTTCTCCGGCAGGACGGTGTAGTCCTTGGGCTCGGAGTCGCGGCGCGGCTTGATCGCATAGAGGTTGGCCGGGGAGCCGGGGCGCTTGTTCGGGTTGGTGATCGCGATCAGCTCGGCCACGGAGCGGATTTGCCACTTCTCCGGCTCGCCGATGGAGAGCTTGGCGGGCTCGCGCACGAGGTAGCACTCGCCGGTCGTGAAGAGGTTCTCAGCGGCCTTGCGCAGCAGCCCGGACATGCCCCCGGTGCTGGATTCGAGCAGGAACAGCGCGGAGTCGGCCTTCTCCTTGTACTCGTCCTCTAGGTGGTCGATGGAGCCGATGCGGGCCGGGACCTGAGACGGGTCCGCGACGTACCCCGCGTAGAGGTTCACGCGCGAGATGACATTCGCGATGATGTTCGAGGAAAATTTGATCTCGCCGATGAGGTCGAGGTAGTCGAATGCCTCTTCCTGCCACTTGTCGGTCTGGCGGCGCTTCTTGAACGCCTCGGTCTCGCGGTTGTCCTTGATGTTGACGCGAGCGGCAGACGCGGTCAGAGAACGAGGGGCGCTGTACTTCTTGGCGGTGTATTCGCCGCCCGAAACTACGTCGCCGTCCTCGTTCTCTGCCGTGTTGCGGAAGAAAATGCTCATCGGTAATCCTGCCGGAAGTCTTCACGGCAATTCTACCACAGCATACAAAGTGTCCAGTCTATGGACGCAGGATCACTCCCGGCAGGGTGATCCTGTGCTCCGACTGGGACTGAATGATCTGCTTCACGTGCTTCGCGCAGAAGCTACAGCCGTCGTAGGTATACACAATGTCGAACTCGGAGGGCGCGTAGATCTCGTCGGAGAGCAGGCAGGCCACGCAGCCGGTCAGGGTTCCCTGTCCCTGACCGGGCTCTACGGCTCCGGGCGGTGGGCTGTAGTTGGGGATGGGGCTAGGCAACGCTCTTCTCCGTCTCCGTCTCCTCCTGAGGCTGTTCCTGTGCCTCTTCCTGTGCCTTGAGCAGCTCCTTCTCGCGCTTCTCGGCCTTCTCAAGGCGCTGGGCGATGGCTCGCCGGGAGACGTTGCAGACGAGGGCGAGCTGCTGGAGCGAGGCTCCGGCGCGGCGATGGACGAGGAGGCGGTCCTCAAGCTCGATGGCGGCGAGTCGGGCGGGTGCGTGCGGGTCGGTGAAGCGGCGCACGTTCGCGGCGATCTGGGTCAGCCTCGCCAGCTCAGCGCCCTCGTCGATGTCGATGGTGTAGCGCGAGTAGAGCGGTTTGACCTGCTCGTTGATGGTGGGCGGGACCTCCTCGGAGACCGGGACCTTTGTCCTGTCCTCCAGCTTGGTCTCCCAGATGTTCACGATGGACCGGGAGACGTCGAGCGCCTCAGCGATGGCGCGCAGGGGCCAGCGGTTCCGGCGCAGGGAGACGATCATGGCGTAGAAGGGCTGCTTGTCGTCCTGCTCGCGCAGATCCTTGAGCAGGTTCACGGTCTCCCGCGAGAGGCGGGGGAGCTTGTTCTTGGTTCGTACTGTTGTCTTCATGGCCTTATCATATCACTTTACTGCATCGTGTCAAGTGTCTCAATTTGACTTTTGACACTTGATGGGGTTAGTGCGAGCGTCGAGGCGCTCACGGGTGCCGTGCCCTCGTCGAGGCCACGGATGAGGTTGACCCGGGGGTCTCCCTCGTGCCGGTAGTACCCACTCATCGGCGCGTGGTAGTGGCCGTGCAGCAGGATCCGGGGCTTCACTTGGTTGGTGATCTCCGCCAGCCGCTCCCGGTGGGAGAGGCTGTAGGCAACCATCTCGGGACGGAAGACGAGCTGGCGGGAGCCGGTCTTCGGGGCGTCCACGACGCTGTTCGGCGCGGTGACCGGGGAGTCGTGGCACCACATCATGTCTGCGGGTCCTCCGGCGATGGCGTGAGCGGCCTGCTCCGGGGTGATGAACTCCTCCTCCCACCACGAGTAGCCCTTGCGTCGGTGGTTCTTGTCGATGCTCGCCGCCCCGCCCATAGCCAGCACGGAGACGCCGTCCCAGTCGACCCGGGTCCCTCGCGGGAGGTGGTGGATGTGATCTCTGACCGGGCGGAGGCTGCCGACCCCGAAGGTCTGCTTGGCGTAGAGCCTCGGGAAGTCCTCGTGATTGCCGTCGACGAAGAAGAGCATCATGTTATGGCTGCGCAGCAGCTTGTCCAGCTTGTTCAGGTAGGGCTTGTCGTTGTCCCAGATCCCGAAGTCGCCGAGCTGGACGACCGTGGCGATGCCCTGCCCTGCCGCGTGGTCGATGGCGCGCTTGCCTTGGAGATAGCTGCCGTGCCAGTCCCCGGCGAAGAGTACCTCGCCGTGCAGGTTGAGCGCTACGTTCTGTGTCATCCGTCAGTGTACTCCGAACAGGTTGAGGACCGCTGTGAGGGCCAGCACGATCATCACGAAGGCTAAGGCGAAGCAGCCGCAGCCGTTGCCCGGTGCCGGGACGATGTAGACCGGGATTGGTCGGCGTCTCATCGGTTCGTCCCCCAGTAGGTCAGGACGTCGAAGGCGAAGGCCCCGGCGAGGGACGTCGCGACGACTGCTGCGCCGAGCTTGAGCTGGTCCTTGAGGTTCTTGGTCATTGGTCTCTCCTTTGGTCTGGAACTTCGATGTGGACAGCATATCAAACTCTGTATATGCTGTCCACTCGAAGTCCTAGGAGGCTATGCCCCGGCGTGCTCCCGGATCGCTGCGGTGCGGGCGAGGTTCGCCCGGACGTCGGCGAAGGAGTACTGCTTGAGGAATCGCCCGTTCTCCCAGACCGGCTGGAGGAGCGAGGCCTCCTCCTGCACCTTCGAGGCGTTCTCGATCAGGTACGGTATGCCGTCCATCTTGTGCAGGACCGCGAGGCGACCGGTGGCGGACTTCTTGAGCCCGGAGTCGGTCTTCGGGTTCTTCTGGATGTTCCGGGGCTCGCCGTAGACCACGACCTGAGTCGCCTTGATCGCCGATCCGAAGGTGTCGCGGGTGTTGTACTGGTAGGTGAACGAGCCGACGCCGAAGACGACGTTGGTCGAGGCGAAGCCCTTGCGCGCAAGGCGGGTGGCGATGTCCCCGGCGCGCTCAAGCGTGATCGAGTCGCCGTAGATCAGGCCGATGTGCGGGTCGAGTTCCTTGAAGCCCTTGTCGTTGACCGTGCCGCCGAAGAGGTTCCAGAGCAGCTCGACAGCGCCGAAGTCCTCCGGGTACTCGTCCACCAGCGAGGGGTTGGTCCGGAGCGCATCACGGAGGTGGCGCTCGGTGGTGAGCGAGCGGCTGGCCTTGCCGCAGATGATGTCTGCCGGGTCGCCCGAGTCGGGGCGGATGACCAGCTTGCCGTCGCGGGCCATGATCTTGTCCTTGAGGGCGGGCAGGATCTTGGTCAGGACCGCGAAGAAGTCCTCGGTGTCCGAGACAATCGAGACGATGCCGGAGGGGTAGATGTCCATCAGGCGCTCGAAGGTGTCCTGCTCGCCCATCTCCGCGATGCCCGCGCACATCACCGAGTGCTCGGTGGCGGGCACGGAGCCCCCGAGGAAGCCGTTCTCGCCCGGGTAGTACTGGCCGATCCAGCTCAGCGCCGGGAGCGTGTCGGTGCCCTTGAAGGACAGGAGGTGCGCCGCGCCGGAGAGCTGCGCGGACTCCAGCGAGGACATGCCCCGGAAGGAGAAGTCGTGGGCTTGGAAGTCCACGGCCTCGGGCGTGCTGGAGGTCCGGGCAGCGGCCACGTCGAGCAGCTTGCGGTACAGGTGCGCGATGGTCGCCGAGGTGGAGGCCTGCCAGATCGAGGCCGAGAGGATCGTCTCGACGTAGTTGGTCAGCCAGAAGAAGTCCGGGTGGGTGTTCTCGAAGGCGAAGGACGGCACGCGCAGCGGGATCAGCGTCCCCTCCGGAGCACCGTAGAAGCGCAGCGGGAGGTAGCCGAGGCGGTGCAGTGCGCGGATGTGGTGGGAGCCGATGCTGTTCGGGCCGAGGATCTCGGTCGTGCGCTTCTCGTAGGCGGCTGCGACCGAGTCCTCGTCGGCGGCGAAGAACGGGGTCCAGATGTCGGTCAGGTACCTCTGGAGCGCGTACTGGAGGCCGAAGTGGACGACGTCGGTGACGCCCTCGATGCGGGAGCCCCGGTTGGTGAAGTTCGAGTAGACACTGGTGATGCCAGCCGGGTACTGGTCGCGGTGGCCCAGCTTGTAGGCGTCGGCGAGGAAGAGCGGGGCGATCTTCGCCTCCTCCATGGCGAGGAGCCCCCTGCGGGCGATGTCCTTGAAGCTCTGGCCGTTGAACGTCTTTCGGCTGTTGACGTTCTTGGTCGAGGAGAGGAGCGCTGCCATGAAGTCGGTCGCGTCTTGGCGATCCTGATCTGAGTAAGTGATTGTCATGTGTCTATCCTAAGAGTTGGCATATACAGTTGTCAATTCAGAGGGGCGGGAGGGCTGCCGCCCGGATGTCGGGGGTCCCTGCGAGGTCGACGGTGTCGTAGTCGAACAGGAACGTCCTGATCCCGGCGATCCGGGCCTTGAGCGCGCAGCCAGCCGTGCCCGAGGAGGCGTTGCGGGAGAAGGCGAGGCACAGGTCCGCCCCGAGGTCCACCATGCGCTGGTTGCGCAGCATCCCGGCCTTGCGACCGAACCTGCGCCAGTCCTCGTCCGAGGTGTGGTGGACCTCGGCGGGAAGTCCCTGCCGCTCCCAGAGGTAGCGGGCGATGGAGTCCGCCCCGCGAGCGCCCCCGTGGACGAGGACGGTGCCGGGTCCGAGGTACTGGTGCGCAATCTCCAGCGTCTTCTCGATGAAGGGGAAGTTGTCCCACTCGCGAGAGCCGGTGACTAGGAGGCGGGGGTTGCTGCCCACTGCACCTCGTCCTCGGTGATCTTCGCCCACTTGTCGAAGAACCAGTTCTTCACGGTCAGCTTGTGATACTGCCCGCAGCAGCACCGGATGATCGCGCCGACGTGCAGGGACTCCAGATCGGTGTCGATGGCAGTCGGCCTGCACCTGTGCGGCTCGGTCCCGGAGGTGATGATGGTGTAGCCCCTGCGGCCCACGTCAGCTCCACCTCCAGAAGAACATGATCGGCCCGAAGGCGATCCCGACGTCGCGCAGTCGTCGGAAGCGCGGCTGGCACACCCGCCAACTGTGCAGAGAGTACCAGCGCTGGCCGCACTCGGTCGTCAGCTTCATGCGCCCACCTTCGCGGAGATCTTGCCCAGCATCGCAGCGGTGACGTTGATGTGGTTGATCCGGTCCCGGTCGAGGCTGTTGACCTTGCGCTCGTTGTAGACGTAGGAGTTGGTCGTGAAGATCTGGGCGTAGCGGTCCAGCAGCGAGGACGGGGCCGTGCCGGAGAAAACCGGGTGCGAGACGTAGAGGTCCAGCGTGACGTCGAGGCCGGTATCCCGGACGGCGTCGGCGAGCAGGATGAAGGTCCCTCCGCCGTCGCAGATGTCGTCGACGACCAGCAGCCGTGCCCCGTCGTGGACGGTGCCCTCGTGGCGCGGAGGGAGGTTGAAGGTGTAGCCCTCCAGCTTCCCGGTCTGGTAGTTGCGCTCCTTCTCCGCAGTGTAGAGCGGGAGCCCGAGGACGTCGGCCACGGCAGAGGCCCTCGCGACAGCGCCCTTGTCCGGGGCGATGACCCCGTCGTAGTGCGGGAGGTGCGCTGACTGGATCACCTCGGCTGGCGTCAGGACCGTCGCGGTCGGGTAGGTGAAGGTGGAGAGCACCGGAGAGTGCGGGTCGAAGACCACGATCTGGTCCAGCATGAGGTTCGCGAGGAAGTTCGCGTAGACCGCGAGCCCGAAGGGGGCTCCCCGGTCTGCCCGTGCGCCCGGGAAGTAGGGGATGAGCGCGACCTTGCGGACCCTCTGGCGTACCGAGTGCTCGTTGTAGTTGGAGATGTAGTCGGCCCACATCGCGAGCTGGAACAGGTCGTCGTGGATGGACTCTGCGGAGGCTGTCAGGATGGCGATCTCGGTCTCTTCGACGTCGCGCCGGTCCTCGACCTTCGTGTGCGCCTCCCCAGCCGGGTAGGTGAACGGGGTCAGCGAGGACTTGATCAGGCTCCCGGAGGAGTCGATGGCCTTGAACGTGATCATGCGGTTGGTGTTTCCTTCTGTTGGTTGTGGAGTTCTTCGAGCCGCTCTGCGCACATGTCGCAGTCTGGGATGTTGCACGGCTCGACGCCGAACCGTACCTCTTCGAGGTAGTGCTCGTAGATGTCGGAGCGCCTCTCGCCGTCCTCCATGCCGTCGTAGACGAGGGCGATGGAGTGGTTGCCGTTGGACTTCCAGACGTGGAAGTCGGGGGAGTCGAGGCAGTCGTGGCGCTCGTCCCACGACGCCCCGATCCTCTCCAGCGCGCGCTTGAGCTGGGCCTTGCGTGCCATGGTGCCTCCTAGACGCGCAGGCCGGTGGAGCGGTTGACTACGCCGTAGCGCTTCTTGCGGGTCTGGAAGTTCTCCCGGACGACCTTGACCGTGCCGCGCTCGTACTCGTGGATGGCGGTCCCGGCCTCAGGGCGACGGGTGCGGAGTCTGGATCCGAGGTCGAACTGCTTCGCCAGATGCTCGACCTCGTCCATGACGCCGAAGGTGACCGCGTCGTCGAAGCGCTCTCCGTTCTCGGGCTTGACGGTGATGTGCCAGCTCACGGCCACCTCAGGCCTCCTTCGTCCGGTTGGGCATCAGGACCCAGCGCTGGTCGTCGGGGATGCCGCTGCGGTGCTTGTTCTGGTTGAACACTTCGAGCTTCTTGCGGGCCTCGTCGTCGGTGTAGGCCCCGAAGCGCTTCTCGACCGGGTCTCCGCCCTCGTCCCGGACGGCCTCCTCGGCGACCGAGCCGAGGATGTCCGGGAGCCTGCGGTAGAGCCCTGCGGTATAGGACTTCTCGCGCGGCTCGGGGGCGTAGTCGGAGGCCGGTCGGCCCTTGAAGAGCACTTGGCCGTCGCGCTTGAAGTGGAAGCCCTTGTCCTTGAGGTCGTCCCGGTGGATGGAGAGCGGGACCCGGGGCCGCTCGCCGTAGTTGTCGCGGAGGTAGGCCTCCTTGTCCTCGACGTAGACGTCGTAGGAGGACATGTCGGCGATGTAGTCGTCGATCAGCGCCCAGTTCTTGGCGAGGTCAGGGTCGTTCTGGGTCTCGGGGGAGTAGAAGACCCTCTTGACCTGCTGGTAGATCTTCCACTGCTTGTCGGCGTTCCGCTTGTCGTCTGGCATCTGGTGCCTCCCTGTCTGCCTGCCGGTGGCGGGCGGTCTGCGTTGGTGTTCCTAATATATCCTCTAGGCTATCCAGTGTCAAGTCGCGGGGCGCGAGGACTCTGGTGTGGCTGTCGGGGTGGGGGTCTCTGGCCCTGCCGGTCTGCTCGACGAGGGAGAGCATGAGGTGGGCGTCCCTGCGGTGGCGCAGCTTCGCCACGCCGTAGGAGAGGCGCGCGGTGGCGACGTAGAGGATCGCGAACGCGCCCCAGAACAGCAGCGGGTTCGTGATCGTCGCGGTGAGGGTAAGGGACCCTGTGAGGAGCGCTCCAGCGCCGACGATCAGGATCCCGAGCAGTAGGTTCGGCATGAGAAGAGGCTATCCGCTAAGATAGCCCCTTGTCAACTGTTCGTCTGTGTATGTTTGGAGTTGTCCTCTTCGGGGGATCGGATGTCCCGGAGGTCCCTGCGGAGGAGCCGGAGAAAGATCGCGCACACGGGCACTGCCACGATGACGTAGGTCAGGGTGTCCACTTCCGGCCTCCTCTCGACTGGGTGTGTTTATTGTACCTCGTCAGAGGGGGGTGGGGCGTTGGCGGGCCTCAGAACATCGGGGCCGGGGGCAGGATGTAGACCCCGGCGTCCATGAGCCGCTGGGCGATCACGCTGGCCGGGTCGACCTCGCCCTCCGAGTGCTCCTCGATCATCGCCGCGAGCTGGTTCCGAAGGAGCGTGTCCTTGCGGTCCTCGGCCTCGGTGTGCGCGAGGTGGGTGGCGACGACCGACTTGGTCAGGACCGCGAAGCCGTCGCTCCAGATCCCCTCCGTGGTCGGGAAGGGGAACCGGGCCTCGATGTTCCGGTACGCGGCGCGGGCGCTGGGCTCGACGTTGAGGCCGGTCTGTCGGACCTCCCCGAATCCGCCCTTGTCGCGGTCCTCGTAGGTCGGGGGCAGCTCGTCGCGGGGGATGGTGAGCGTGATGTGAGTTTCTGTGATGTCGATCTGCATGTTTGGTTTCTTCCTGTCTGGGAAATGGTCAGACAGACTCGGAGAGGTCTTCGAGGTCTTCGAGGATCACGGCCATGCGGTCTACGTAGCTGCGGATGGTGCGTTTGTAGGCCTCGACGGCGAGTTCGTCGCCGTCGAACATGAGCTTGGGCATCACGGTCAGGAAGTCGTTGTAGAGGTCGAGCGCGTGCTCGCCCGTGTAGAAGCCATAGAAGGTGGAGCGGTCTTCTTTCGCGGCTGCGATCCCCCAACGGATCGAGCGCACGGAGGCAGTGTTCATGAGCGTTTTTCCCCGAGTTTGTCTGGAGCTGGTTAGATTGGTTAGGCTCCCTTCGGAGCCGGTAAAGGAACACTACCACGTAGTCGCGCGGAGGTAAACAAGTACTCGGCGTGTCTCGTCAAGTAGTTTGCACTGGGTGTAACGAGTGGTGCTTGACTTGACAGCGGGCAGCGCGAGTTGTAATGCCAGCCGTGTGATTTGGCGGCGGATCTCAGTGGATATGCGGTCCGGGGCCGTTGACCAGCTTGACAATGGCGTCCCACGCTTGGTCGCGGATCTCGGGGCTGGACGGGAAGGCGACGTCGCAGAGCAGGTCGTGGATCTCGCTCGGGTCGAAGGGGGCTGGGTCCACGACCGCGTAGTAGAGATCCTCGGACGGTATGTACCCGCCCTCCTCGAAGCTGAAACTGGCCGTGTTGTGCCGGTGCTCGTCGTCGGGGAGCGTGTTCCTCAGTGTCTCGACACTGCGTAGGCAGGGGTGCTCCGGGTCGGGGTCGAAGCCGAAGCGGACGTCGACGTAGAAGAGGCCCTCCTGCTGGGCAGGGAGGGCCTCTTGTGGTTTGGGCTGGTTGTGCATGGGTTCTGTCTCCTCAGTGTCGCTTTACACTTGGGAGCCTAACCCATGCTCGGGCCGGGATCAAACTGGGTTGACCTCGTGGGATCCTTCCTCTGGGTCTGGGATGCGCGCGCCTCCGTCGTACATCTTGGCGGCGATGTTCTGGCTCGCCTGCGTCGAGTTGGCTCGACGGCCCGTCTGGGAGGCGAGGTACGCCTTCTCCAGCAGGGCGATCTGGCGTAGTCTTGCCCTATGCTGCTTGCGCGCCTTCTCCTCCTCCTCCTTGGTCTTGCGGAGGATCTCGGCGCTGCGCTCCTTGAGCGTGGTCGCAGCCGCCTTCGCGATGAACTTGAGGCGTCCGGTGTCCATGGACGCGAAGTCCTCGTCCACCGCCTCCTCTAGCGGAGGTGCGTCCCCGAGGAGGGCCTCGACGATGGCGAAGCGTTCCTCCTCCGAGGGCTCGAAGGTGACCTCGGCGGTCTGTGTGTCGAGTTCGATCATCCCGGTATCTACTGAGAGCTTGTCCCCTGAGGGGCTCGTGATGGTTTCCATAGCACCAAGGTACACGGCTGTCCAGTCGGGTGTCAAGGGGGGTGGACAAGGGTATATGATAACTCTGAAAATTTTGAAAATTTGGAGAGCCACTAGGGCTATGGGATTTGAGACCCCCACTCTCGTTTTTTCAACCACCGCAACCCGCATAAGCCACACTTGAGCCCGACCGGCTCAACTCTGCGCAACTGAGCCCACGCAGCCCCCACCATGGCGACAGAATCGCGATTGTTACGTTCTGTGACGACGACACGTAGCGCAACGCTTGACAAGTGTGTGTCATAAGAGGATCGTTCTGTCTGTCAGGTTCACACGTAGAAAGGTAAGGCAATGCAGACAGCTACGAAGGTCGCCCTCTACTGGATCGCTATCATTGCGACGGTGTGCGGGCTCAGCCTCACAGCCCACGCAGCACAGCCCACGCAGCCCACGACACAGCCCACGCAGAGCGCACAGCCTGCACCTAGCGAGGATGTCCCTACGGCTGAGGACTTTCGTAAGGCCATCGAAAGCTATGGTGAATCCACTCAGGGAATGACGATTATCGTTACTGACGATCCGGCTCTAAATTGCGGCTCAGCTAAGTCTGTCGGCCACACTGGGGGAGGTTGCACGTGGAAGGGTGGCACTGGACACGCTCTGCTTTTCATTTCGCCTAACGCGGACGATCACGTTTTGATGCACGAATATGCTCACGCGCATTGGGGAGTCGGGGAATGCGCGGCTGAGAATTTCAGCAACACAATTACTATGCACACTGAATGGGCCTACCCTAGCTGCGCAAAGGGAATTGAGCCCTAGACCATCCCGGGGAGGGGGCTGGAATTTCCAGCCCCCAAATTCCCACCGATCAAAATTTCTCACGGTAGAAAGTGAATTCCGATGCAGAGCATTATCGCCATTGTAATTTCCATCGGCACAATTCTAATCCCGCTAACAATTTTGGCTCAGATTGTCCGGGCTGAGCTAAAGGCTCGCAGGGCTCGCCGCGTGGCTGAGCGTCACATTCTGGAAGTGGTGGGGCTCAGCGCTCGCGATGCTCGCAGACTGGCACCTGAGGCCTATCGCAAGCTGCGCAGGGCTCGCTAGCGTCACATTGCGCAACACTTGACAGTGTGAGCCCTAGGGCTCACACTGAGAGTGTTAGATCCCACGATGAAAGGTAGTCCAATGCTCACCCTGACAATCGTCCTCGCAGGTATCGCGATCCTTATCTCAGCGGCCACTATCGCTATCTGCGTGAAGACTGAAATTGAGGGACGCAAGCTTGACCGCGCCATTGCCGCCATGCGCGCTACCATCGCTGAGGCTGAGCGCATGGAAGCTGAGCTAGCGCTGCTCTCAGCCATCCGCCGCGCGTAACATTGCGCAACGCTTGACAGTGTGGGGGCTCAGCCCCCACACTGAGAGTGTTAGATCCCACGATGAAAGGTAAGGCAATGGCTACCACGAAGATCCTCGCGACAGACATCAAGGTTGGAATGCTGATTATTCACAAGCCTGTCGTGTTTCGTACTGGCGAATTGACGCGAGAGGACTTCGCGCCTGTCGAAAGCATTTCTCAGGATCGCCACCTTGCAGGTTGGCTTGACGCTGTAGTCTCCACTGGAAATGTGCGCAGCCTCAAGAAAGACGTTGAATACACAGTCTGGCTCTAGTCCAAACGAGAGGCCGCGAAAGCGGCCTCTCATTCTCCCGCAATTCGAACCACACGTCATGAAAGGCGATCCAATGTCTGAGCGAATCTTCCCCAACGCAAGCGGCCTTTACGTCGACACTGAGACCACAGTCTCACTGGCACTAAACGAGACTGAGCCCAATCGCAGCGCTGCGTACGCTCGCGTACGTTACGTGGGGAATCTGCAATGGTGGTCACAGCCCAATGCTGAAACTCTGCGCAGCTTTATTGACCAGACTCTAGAGGGCTCAGGATTCAAGCGCTCAGGGCGACGTGTGGAGATTCAGAGCGATATCACAGGCACGCGCTACATGTTCCCTCTAGCACGCGCGTAGCGTCCTCTCAGCCCCTATCTGAGCCCCTGCCATATGGCGGGGGCTCAGTTGCGTTTCAGCCCCTTAGACGCGCGCTCAGCGCTTCACAGCCCCTACCTGAGCCCACGCGCTCAGCCCCTCAGGCATGCTCTGAGCCCCTGAGGCTCTGTAAGCCCCTCTGAGCGCTTAGACCCCCATCTCTAGGCATTCACTCAGCCCCTACCCTGCGAGGGGCTCACAGCCCCCATAGCGCGATCCTCAGCCCACACTCAGCCCCTATGCGACTCAGCCCCTACAGTGTCGCGCTCAGGCTTGACTCTGAGCGCGCGCCACGTGCTAGGCTCAGGTGTGCCCTAGCTCAGGGGCTCAGCCCCTCTACCCTCAGCCCTAGGAACGCTGAGCACGATAGTTGCGTGACGCAACTATTGACCTGCGCAACTATTGATCTTACCTATAGTTGCACAGAGCAACTATTGCCTTTGGCAATAGTTGCGCGAGGCAACGACCTCGCGAGCGCGAGCGCCCACGCGCACAGCCGCGCCACGCAGCCACGCGCCCCTTCGCGCGCCCCCTCGCCCCACGTGGCGGGGGCACGCGCCCCACGCGCCAGCCCCTCGCCCCCTGCGCCACTCGCCACCCTGCGAGCGCGCCACCAGCCCGCGAGCCTGCCAGCCACCCTGCCAGCCACGCGCCACGCCTGCCAGCCTGCGAGCGCAGCGCTCCTCGCGCCAGTCGCACCAAAGCCAGCCTGAGAGAGCAGCCACCAGCCAACCCAAGACCCTGCGAGCGCGCACCACTTGACACTGGGTATCTTGACCTGTAGAGTCAGAGCAAACTACCACGACAGGACGCCTGCCCATGACTCCACGACGCCTTGCAGCTTTTGCAATCCTTGCAGCCCTGCCTCTCAGCCTCGCAGCCTGCGATCCTCCTGTCACTCATGGCACAGTCGTCGAGCACGACTACACGCCTGCGCACACAGAGATTCAGCCCCAGTGTTTCGCGTACGACCCCAAGTCCGGGATGTGCACCAGTCAGGTCTTCCTGCCTCAGGACTACGCAGCAATCTGGCAATTCGAGCTGCGAGACTCCAAGGGACACACAGGCTGGGTCGACGTAGACCAGAAGACCTACAACAGCATCAAGGATGGCGAGACCTACTAGCCAACCCACCAACGACGTCGAGCCCCAGTTCCGGGGCTCTTCGCGTCTCTGCCCACACAGGCACCACTCACTCCACGCCTGCGAGCGCAGCTCGGCGCTCGCGCGAGATCTGCAACTTTTGCAAGGCCTGCGAGCGCGCAGCCCTCTAGGAAAATCGCCCCAGAGCGCTACCCTAGGCAATTCCGGGAAAGGAGGGTGACCATCTTTCTGTCAGAAAAAGGAGGGTGACCATCCCTACAGCGAGCCCGGAAAAGGAGGGTGACCATCCCTCCAGCAAATATCGCCAAGCCCTCGGAAAAGGAGGGTGGCCCTCTCGAAACTTCCACGGTTCCACGGTCGCGACGGTTGACAACTGTATATCCTGGCGATAGACTGGTGCTACCAGCACAGCAGAGGAGGGTCAGATGCCCAAGCGATACAGCTACCCGGACGGTCTCATTGCGGAGCGAGCAGCCTGCCAGTTCATCAGCGAGGCCTACACCGTCAGCCCCATCAGCTACAGCGAGCGCACGCAGCGCTTCACGTTCACGGTCTCCGATCCGTTCGCGAGGTTCCGGAAGTGAAGGCCTGCCCGAACTGCCACGGTCTCGCGCGGAACGACGGTTCGGAGTACTCCGACGTCTGCGCCCAGTGGCCGCACTGCGTGCCACCGTCTCCCGGCGAGCCGACCCCGATCCAGATCGTGAACGAAGCTCTGCGCCGTCACCGACTCAACAGTTGACAAGGGTGTATCTTAGCGATAGACTCTTACCATCAGCTCAACGAAGGAGGCCCAAATGGTCCGGATCCCGCTCCACACGCTCTGCAAGATCGACACTGGCCGCTACCTCTACATGGAATCGAACCACCAGCTCAGCATGCGCAGCCCGGAATTCATCGCCCGTCAGGCTTGCCCGAACATCCCGGAGCACGCGATCTCGGTGACCTCGGTCGAGCGCGACACCACTCACAGCATTCTCACCATCGAAATCAACCTCTAGAAGAAAGGACAGAGGCCCGGGAGAAATCCCGGGCTTTTCTGTTGCGCAAGGTTGACAAGTGTAGAGCTTAGGCGTAGACTCGTTCTATCAGCAGGGAACGAAAGGACAGACCGATGAACGCACAGATCACCACTCAGACCGAAGCCGTCAAGCCGGGCATCTATTGGAACATGGTCGGCGTCTTCCGGGTTCAGGTATCCAAGACCTCCGGCAAGCTGTATGCGAAGCAGCTTGACAAGTCCTCCGGAGCTTGGAGCTACGCTCCCGGCGTGATCTCCAAGCTCCAGCCCCAGACTCGCGTTACGCTGGAGCTTGCACAGGCCTACGGTTTGAAGACGGGTAACTGCCTCGCCTGTGGTCGCAAGCTGACGAACCAGAAGAGCTGCGCTGCGGGGGTCGGCCCAGTCTGCGCGAAAATGTTCTAGCATCGACGGTCAGAGGCCCGCCTAGCGGGCCTCTTTCTGTTAGGATATGCAGTGTGAAAGATCTCTGCCACTGCGGCAATCAGAAGGATTCTAGATCCAAGCAATGCCGCGAGTGTTTCGAAGCTAGGCCCAAAGAGAAGACCTGCACGAAATGCAGTCAGGTCAAGCCGCTCGGCGATTTCTACGTTGGTCACTCGTTCTGCAAAGTTTGCAAGCGTTCGGCTTATCGAGAATGGTACGGTTCCACGGAATCGGATCGAACAGCCTTGCGCCGTAGGGCTAGAAAGCTAGAGCTAGATCCTGACCAAATCCTCAAGCACTTTAATGATCACCACGGTTCCTGTGACCTATGCGGTCGCCCGCCCGGTGAAGCGGTCAAGGGAAGAAAGTACCTCACCATCGACCACGACCACCAGACGGGCGCGTTTCGCGGTTTGCTCTGCGGTAGCTGTAACTTTGCCCTCGGAATGTTTCGAGATGATGCTGACCTCATGCGCAGAGCAGCCGACTACGTTTCCCGATGAACTACCGTTGCCGCGAACGCCGTCCGGGCACTGCCTCGCCACCGAAGATACCGATAGCCTCAAGCAGCGCAGCTACGATCCCGGCGAAGCCGAATCCAGCAGCCCCGGACATGCAGCCCAGAGCGAGACCGAATGCAGCTCCACCAGTCGCCACGATCATGATGAGGCCTGCGAGCCCGAAGACAGCGCTAGCGAGCATGAACGCGAACGCGAGGATTGCGAAGAGCCTTGCGCCTCTCATACGACCTTCACCGCCTTCCCGGTCTTCTTCGCTGCGGCCTTGGCCTTGCCCTTCGCGGCCTGCAATCTTGCACGGATTGCAGCCTTGCCGGTCACGTCGTCGAAGTAGTCGCGGGTGACGGTCCAGATCTCCATGAGGCCGTGGTACCACGTCTCGCCACGCTGAGCAGCAGCGGCTTCCTTGAAGTGCGAGTCGTAGTCGATGAAGTTCAGGATCTCGTGCGTGACTGCGAGCGCGAAAGTGGACTTGCGCATTTCGAGCCGGTAGCGGTAGTCAGCCGTGGGCATCTCCACGATGTCAGCGGTCGTCAGCTTCTCCACCGATACGCCGTGCTCGTCGGCTTCCGCGCCTGCCAGTTCGATGTCGTCGAGCAGGATCTCAAGCGACTTCCGATCCCGCGAGCGCACCAGAAGATTGTCGGTTCGTTCCCGATGCTGTACTGCGGATACGAATCCGCCAGTTGTCAATAGCCACATGTTTCCACTCCCTGTCTGTTGTCTGAATGTTTCCGATGAATTAATCATACAAGGTTGACTATTTCTTGTCAACTCCCATATGCTTGCGCAGCTCGGCGTGGCGCTTCGCGTTGCGCCTGTCGAGATGCCACAACCCTAGCAGGAGTGTGGGCAGCATCGTCGAGACCCACTGGAGCTCGTTGGACCAGAACGCGCCTGTGTACCACGGAGCGCCGTCCGGCCAGAACATGTATTGGAAGAATCCCATCTCGTCCCTCTCATGCAGCGAGCGCGCCCCCGAAGGAACGCGCTCGCGTCTTGCAAATTTTGCAGCTAGCCGACAGCCGGAGCAGCGGCGTCCGCCACTGCGCTCGGAGCTGGCACCGATCCACCGATTGCAGCCGGAGCAGGAGCCGGAGGCTTGACTCCCACCTTCGCTTCCACCGTCGACGAAATGCGTTGCAGCAGGTTTCCGAAGATCAGTTGTTGCAGGGTGAAGATGATCGGAGCAGCAGCCGCGATCTCGGCGACGTTGGTCAGGTCGTGAATGCCGCCAGTCATCCAGACGTAGACCGCTGCGACGACGAACGAGACGGCGAAGGCGATGTTCTTCTTGGCCGTCGAGTCCATCTGGACGTGGGTAAAGAATGCCGTGATGATCGGAGACAGCACGGTTAGCACGGTCACCAGTACGGCGGGAAGTGTCGTATACATTTATTTCCCCTCGGCAGTCGCGTCCGACTGCCCAGCCAGCAGAGCGTCACAATCGCTCTTGTGTGTATTATAGAACGCCTGCCCAGAGCACGCCGTCACGGCGATCTGCTGAGCCCGCGTTGCGTCACCGTTCAGATGTGTCATGAAGCTGTGCAGCCCGCTTGACGCGGACAGCCACACCATTGCGGCGACAATCACATACAGGACAACCGTTCCTCGTCCACTGAGCCACTTGGATCTATCCGACATTCTTTCCACCTTCGACGACTCGGAGGCCGACCTCGTGGGCCTCGTTCTCAGCCTTGCGGCGTGCTGCGCGCTCACGGTCGAGGTCGTTCTCCCGTTCCTCAAGCTCGGCCTGTAGCTCGCCGATCTCTTTGAGCAGCGCGGTTCTTTCAGCCTGTAGGCGTCGGATCGTGCGCGCGTGCTCATCTCGTACTTCCTTCTCCTGACGGCGCAGGTAGAAGAAAAGCAAGAGCGCGAGGGAGGCCGCTGTGGTCTGCGATCCAGCAGAGCCAAGAGCCATAAGGATCTTCTCTAGGTCGATGTTCATTGGTCCCCTCCTAACGCCTCACACGGGCAACAGAAAAGCCGCCCATCAATATGTGGCGGCGTCGGGACCAGTATCGCATGACTTTTTGAAACTCTTGCAGAAAAATGGAGAATGCCCTGCCGGGACGAACCACCGACAGGGCACTCTTTTCATGGTTTACAGCTTTGATTATCCTCTTGACAAGGCCGGTCAGTTCCCGACAATCCCAGAGATCCGCGATCCGACAAGCAGGACAACGAGCAGGATTCCGACAAGCGTTGCCTGCCCTGCTCCCGTCTCCAGCCAGAGGTTCAGCCGTTCCTTGCGCTGAGCCAGTCGCTCGCGCCTTTCTTCCATCCGGAGACGCTTGCGGGTTGCCGTGCTGGGGATCGGAGCGTAGGTCATGTTTCCCTCTTTCCTTCGAGCTGATACCTAGAGTCTACCGTTATCATCTACAGTTGTCAACTACTCTGCCGGGAGAAAATACTCGGGGTAGACGAACTGCGCGGCGTGGACGATCTTCTCAAGAATTGCAGAATCGTCCTCGGATCCGAGCGAGGTCAGGTGGGTGGATGTGCTCAGCGCAATACCTGCGGCGATCTGCGGCTCAGCGGTTGCCGGGTACAGCCTCTTGACTGTCTCGGTTGCCTCGTCGAGATACTTCGCTGCGATCTGCGCCTTGATGCTCATCCTAATCACTTGCCTTGTCTTATGTTCGGAGCCTTTCGTGCTCTGGGTTTCTTTGTACTCTTATCATACACACCGATTCACTCGGTGTCAACTGTTTTCTTGCGTCGTCCCTGCGGCCTCGTGCCCAGTTCCCGCACTGCCTCGGGCAACGGACGCTCGCCCTCGTGACTGCATTCGCACTCGCACGCGCCGGACGTGAAGTTCTTCCGGCACAGCCGATGCTGCGCCTCGTCCGGACGCATGCACCAGCCTGACAGCTTCGCCATTCTTCTCCCCTAGTCCTCAGAAGTCGTAAGGATTACCATCTGCTCGGCTGTATTTCCTGCAACTCCCGTCACAGGTCGGCCCGTCGTACCCTCGTAGGCAAGGAAGACGTGAGTATCCAGCCCCATCGTAAACTCGCCACCCTTCCAGCCCTCGTAGGTCGAACCGATTGCCTCGCTAAGCTCTTCCATGAAGTCGTCCACCGTGCCCAGCTCCCAGCCTGCCGGTTCAAAGGCAAGCTCGGCGTAGTAGCCTCGGTAGCTGTGAGCGTAGGACACGGCCACGGGACGCTCGGCGACGTCGCAGGTCAGCTTCCACTCAGCCGGGTACTCGGCTAGCTGTTCCAGAAGACCTGCCACGGTCAGCCAGCCATGGTCCGTTGCGCGTTCCTCGCGCAGCGCGTCCAGCCAGCGAGTGAAGGCGGCTTGCAGTTGATCTGCCATTGGTTCCTCCTAAGTCGTTCGGTTCGAGATTGCCGGACTTGCAAAACTTGCAAGCCCAGCCAACCCGCTCCGATCACTCGCCGAACAGGTGATCTGCTCCCTCGGTTCCGAGCCACTCCTCGTGCTCGCTCACGCGCCGGTCGTTGCGCTCCTGCTCATCCTCGGGCTCAGCCAGTCGCACGTTGTAAGGCGCGTCGTTGTACTGCTCGAAGTAGCCGTGCTTCCCTTCGAGGACCAGATGATCGGGGGTCCGCCCCTTCATATCCGTTACGGTATACGGCCCGATCCACTCGCCGCGTTCCTTGATCTCCACCTTGTCGCCTGCATTGAATGTGCTCATTGTTTCCTCCTCGTTCCTTGCTAGTCGAGTACGTTCCGGCTGCGGAGCTCCCGGACGATCTGGTCAAGTCGCTCGCGGTCGCGGGCTGTAGGCAGTCCGCCTATCGCGTCCCCCACTTTGAATGCCGCGAATTCCCGCACGAGCTGCGGGGTAAACATGTCTTGAGGATCCTCGTACGGCCTAGGGATCGTGACGTCTGCCAGCTCGTCGACCGATCCATCGTCCGCAATGTAGCGTCCTTGGATGTAGACGTTCTCGCCGTCCTCCGAGACTTGCACGAATTGCACTAGGACTTCGCACTCGCCCCGGTATTGGTCGTCGATGGTGATCTCGTCGCCACCGTGAAGCTCCCGGTAGTTCTTCGGATAAGCCATGTTTCCTCCTCTGTCCTTGTTGATACTCTAAGCCTACACGGTCTGCCACCGTTGCGCAACCATAGGCAGAAAGAAAAGGCGAGCCGTTTCCGGCTCGCCCTTCGCTACTTCACAGACCTGAGCGGTTCCAGTGACCAGTCCACCAGAGCCTCGCGGATATCGCAGTTCCTCGGATCGAGCTTCACGAATTCCAGCGTCAGCTTCCGGCGCTGCTCCACGGCTTCGAGGATCGCCGCTGCCTTGCGCTTCGCTGCGTCCCAATCGCGAGCGTCATCCCACAGCGGCTCGCCCTGCTCGCAGAGCCCGCACGCGCAGTCCCACTCAACCCACATGTAGGTCCCGTGAATGCAGTACTCGGGCCGGAAACCCTGCTCGGCGCATTCGCGCGCCATCTCGTCCCACTGTGCCTGCGTGTCGCGCGCGGCCTCCCAGTTGTTCCAGAAGATCCGGGTTGCTAGGTCGTGGCTGGCGGTTGCTTGGCTCATGGTTTCCTCCTTGTTCCCTGCTGATAACTCAAGCTTACACACCTTGCCACCGTTGCGCAAGTCAGGCTTGCAAAGTTTTATTGACGTAACGGGAGACTGTCGATGCGGTGATTCCCCACTTCGCGCCCAACCTCGCCATGCTCGGATTGCCCTCGGCTACCATCTGCTCGTACTCTGCCTTGATCAGTTCGACCTCGGATCGCGTGATCTTCTGGCGCTTCACCTTGTCGGTAGGCTGCGGGTAAAAGGCCTTCGTGACCTGCTTGACCAGTCGCTTGCGCGTCTCGGCCAGTAGCTTCACGTCGAGTGCCTCGGCCAGATGCTTGAGCGTCTCGTCGATTAGCTCGGTCTCGTCCTTCGTTGCGGTCTTAGTCATGCTGCTCGGTCCTCCTGAATTCTTGCAAGATTTGCTAGACGGCGTAGTTCATGTAGGTGTACCAAATGCCCGGGTTGCTCGGATCGGCAATCTTGATGTAGCCAGCCTCCTGCGTTCCGTTGCACTCGATGTGGATGTATGACGGGTCCATCGCACGGTTGCCGTATGCGTCCTTCCAGAGCTGCATAGCCTTGAGTGCCCAGCCTGCCGGAGCGTTGCACGTCGGAGCCTGCACAGTCGGCGTGGTGGTCGGGCCACAAATGCCGTTGCCCATGACCTTGCAGTCCCAGCACGGTTGATCTTCCTCGCACGGTACGGCGCTGACAGCCTTCGGAGCCTGCGGCTGCGTCACGGTCTGAGGCTTCGCGGGCTCATGACACACTCCGTTGACGTCGGCCACCAGACCGACAGCAGAGCAGGGAACGTACGGCTTCGCCGGAGTTGCAACTTTTGCAGTTTCGGCGAGCGGCTCATCGGCCTGCGCCTGCGGCTGCTCGGTCGGAAGATCGCTCGGCGTCACGGTTGCGGTCGGGGTGGGGGTCGGCTTCGCCGTCTCGGTCGGCTTCGCCGTTGCCACGTCAAGCGGCTTCGCCGTGGTGACGATGCGCGACGGGCTCGGACTCGGGCTCGCGCTCTTGGTTGCTGCGCCCACGATGTCGTTGGTTGCAAAGATTGCAAGGACGGCCAGCACGGCGAACGTGCCTCCCGCTATGGCTACAGCCTTGCGGCCTCGGCTCGGCGTGGTGTTCTCGGTATCGCTCATTGGTTCCTCCCCTGTTCGGATCTCTTGGTCTTAGCGTAGCGCAACGGTTGACACTTGGCAACTCTGCTACAGGCTGAGCGAGCCGGTTTCCCGGCTCGCCCCGTCCGTCTCAGGCGTCGTAGTAGGTGCCGTTGTTGATCGTCATCTCGTAGACGCCTTCGGTCATGTCGTCCACGACACCCTGCCAGTTGATGTTGGAGCTGATGATGCTTGACCAGTTCTCGTCCTCGTAGCGGTTCCGGGCAACCTGTTCGAGCTGCCCCTCTTCGATGAATTCGCCGGACGTCTCGCGCCCTACCGATCCGAGCGCGTCCACGACCTCCTCGGGAGTCTCGACGCTGTAGCCCAGCTCGGCAAGGATTTCCTGCAAGGATTTCAGATCCTCGCGGGCATTCTCGATGGTGTCGGAGTCGTAGGGCTCGACCTCGTCGTCGTCCGCGAGGATGTCAGAGATTTCGCGAGCGCCGTCGATAAGCTGCTGGATGTTGATGCTGTCCGGGGTTCCGTTGATGAAGCTAAGTTCGGCCATTTGGTCCTCCTCGGTTGTTTCCCTTGCTGATGTTCCTAGCTTACACGGTTGATTACCGTTGCGCAAGCCAATCGTAGGCGTATGTGTAAACCAGTTCGTCGTGGTGGGTAATCATGACGTCTACACCCTTGCCCTCGATGTAGATCATGAGTGTGGGAATCATGTCGCCCTCGCTGTTCTCCACGTCCTCCCAATAGACCGACACCTCAGACGGTGTGCTGCCTAGCGAGGTCTTCGCCACCACGAAAGCGGCATCGGTTCCGTTCAGCTCGCGGATATCGTTGGCGGATGCTACGTGCGGATACTGTGCCATGCTGTCCTCCTGATTTGAAAGTCTTGCAAGAATTGAAGCCGGGGACCGAAGTCCCCGGCCAGCCTGCCTAGTCGACCTCGGCCCATGTGCGTCGGTGGACGATTGCGTTGATCGCCGGACCCGTCACGCCGTACTTGTCGGCGAGCGCGTTCTGCTTCCAGCCCTCGGCGTGAAGCTTCCGGATGTTGCGCACCTTCGCCGGAGTGAGCTTCGCTCCCGGCTGACGGCTCGGCGTCACTCCCAGATCCACGGCGAGCTGACGGGCGAGACGCTTGAGGTCGGCGTCCGGCTTCGCGCCCAGTTCCTTCGCGAGCGCTTCGACGATCTCGGTAACTCGCTTGACGTTCGCTTCGCTCATCGCGGCCTCCTCGGTTGTTCCCTGCTGATGTATCTAGCTTAGCCTACTGTCCACCGTTGCGCAACACCGAATCCAAAAAAGTTTGGCGGGACCGAAGTCCCGCCATTCTCCCTACTCCATCGTGAAGTGCCAGCTATCGGCCTCATCCTCACGGTACGCGCTGAGCGCTGCGCCTCCCATGCTCTGCGCTGCGTCGGTCAGTTCGTCGCCCAGCTCGCCCCAGCCACGGTCCCAGAATCCTGCGCCGTGGTGGTTCCGCGTGAGCGAGAAGTCATGCCCGATCTGCTCGGCTGTCAGGTTCTCGCCGTCCTCGGGAACCTCGGCCCGTGCGAGGATTGGCCGGATAGCGTTGCAAAAATTGCGAACGTCTTCGAGCATCCGGGAGTTGATCTCCTCGCCCAGATCCATCGAGTACGGATCTTCGATGGCCTCGTCAATCGCCATGGTGTGCTCGCCGTCGTCCGGATATTCGGCCAGCCCGGTCCAGATCTGCGCGATACGGTAGTGCTGGAGCACGGTCTCCACGTTGAGCAGATCTTCGAGCTGTTCTTTCGTGAACCGATGCTCGGGCACGCCTGCGGCTTCCAGCAACTCCACGTCGTCGCGGTCGATGTGCTCGACCAGATCTTGCAGCTCGGCAAGCTCGCCGTAGCTGATACGCTCGGCGCGAAGCTCGGCGCGAAGTTCTTCGAGTCGCTCGGGGATGTCGTAATCGCTCATGGTTTCCTCCTCGTTTCCCTGCTGATAACTCAAGCTTACACGGTTGCCCAGCGTTGCGCAAGTCTGTAAGTCTTGCAAAAGTTGAGGCCGGGATTTCTCCCGGCCTCGCTGCTAGTCCTCGTCGTACGCTAGCTTGTCGTAGTCCTCGCCCAGAAATGCTCGGATCTTGGGAGACATGCTCGCGCACGCCTTGTAGATCTTGTAGTACCGGTCCCGGTCTTTCTTGTCGGAGTCGAGGTCATAGCCAAACTCGGCGCAGAAGTCGCGGAAGTCTGCGGAATTGTCGTAGGCCTGCCCGTCCGAGATAAGCGCTTCCACAACTTCCTCGAAGGTCGGCTTCGCGCCGTTGTGCCCAGAGCCCTTCCAGAACTGCGTCGAAAGCGTCTTGCCCTGCGGATTCTTGAGCGTCACGGTCCACTTGTCCATCTCGGCCCACTGCGGATCGTCCCGCCAGCGGTCGTGGTTCGCTCGGCTCGTGATGCTGTAGCCCTTAGGTCGCTTCATGGTTTCCTCCTCGGTCCCTTGCTGATACCTCTAGCTTACACGGTCTTACACCGTTGCGCAAGTGTGGCGGGCCTGCAAGTTCTGCAAGCCCGCCAGATCGCCTAGACTGGTTTGACCTTGCCCACGTGCGCTACGGCGTGCGGAGCTGTCGGCGTGCTCGGCATGGTCGTTGGCATGTTCGACGTTGAGCCGGTCGCCGTCGTGGCACTCGTCGCCGTCGTAGTCTTCGGCTGAGTCTGCTTCGGCTGCTTCGTCGCCTTCGGGGTCGGTGTCGTCGAGGTCTTGCTCTGCTTCGGCTGCTTTGCAACTTTTGCAGTTTTGGTCTGCGCCGGGTTCGGGACGTTCGCCGGATCGTTCGGATCGTAGGTCCCTGCGTCTCCCGGGATCTGGTTCTCGGGGTCGGCTAGATCTGGCACGTCGGGATATGAGAAGTCGGTGTGAGTCGGAGCGGTCTCCGTTGCGCCGGGATCGCTGCCCATGCCTGCAAGAGGGACGGGATCGGTCGCCTCGCGGTTCTTGGCTAGTGCCTGCTCGCCCTGCGCCTGCGCCGGAGAGTCGCCCGCTACTGCCGGATGCTGCCCGTTCATGACGAATCCGCCCACGGCCACCAGTCCGCCCACAAAGATAACGCCTGCAAGATTGCCCATCTGTCTCCCTTCGTCGGTATTCTCAGCTTACACGGTTGTCCACCGTTGCGCAAGTAGGCGAGGGACCGAAGTCCCTCGCCCTCCTCGCTAGTGGTCTACGGGATCAATCAGACCGGCTTCAATCAGAGCGTTCCCGGCCAAGCTGTCCAGCTCGGGATACTCGTAGCCGGGAGCGTTGCTAGCGGCGTACTTCCGAATGGTGCGCGGAGCATAGCCTTCGAAAGCCATACACAGGACTCGGATCGCCTTCTGCTCGTCGTCGTCCTCCCAGCGCTCGCCGTAGACGTTGACGATGACCTCGACGACGGCCTCGACGTTCTCGACGCCGAATTCGGATTCGATGTTGAACAGTTCGAATGCGGGGTCCTTCGCCGTTTCGAACGGCTCGTCGTCACGGGGATCATAGCTCATGGTGTCCTCCTCGGTTCCTTGCTGATACCTCTAGCTTAGCCTAGTGTCTACCGTTGCGCAAGCCCTAGGGCGAATTGTTTTTCTTGCAAGAAAGACCGGGCCGAAGCCCGGTCTCCCTTGCCACCGTCACGCCTCGGCGTAGTAGCTCAACTGCTCCTCGGCCTCGCTCCTCGCGTACTCCTCGCCGTAGTAGCCTCCCACCGTCTCCTGAATGGTCCAAACCTCCCGCTCGCTACGGAAGACCTCGGAGCCCTTGAACGTGCGCGTGCGCGTCTCCTGCTCGCGCCGTTCGATCTGGATAACGTAGACGTCGCCGTCGATGTAGGCCTGCCACTCGTCGGCTGTGCCCTTCGCGGCCTCGTCGGGAGTCTCGGTGCATCCCCACTCTTTGACCATTGCTGCGGAGTCGAAAGCCACGTAGACCGTGCTGTCCTGATAGCTGTAGCTGTGGAACTGCCGGAAGTCGCTGGTCCCGTGGAAGATCCGAAGGTATCTTGCAAACATTTCAAGATCTGCCCAGACGCCTCGCCCGCTACGGTTCATGAATTCTTCGAGCTTGTCCTCGAAGTTCTTCCCCTCGGGATTCATACCCTCGACGTAGCGCCGGGAGTATCCGTACTCGATACGGATCACGGCTGCCTGCAAGTCCCAGTCCGGAGCGTCCGGGTACTCGTCGCGCACCACGGTTGCGCGGAAATCCGGGTAGCGGGAGTCGGTGAGAACTTCGTCGTTGTCGTCCCAGTTCATCGTTTCGCTCATTGGATCCTCCTAGGTTTCCCTTGCTGATACCTCTAGCTTACACACTCGCCCACCGTTGCGCAAGTCCTACCGGTTCACTACTTCCTTGACCTCATCCGGGAGAAACATGAAGACCTTATTCGCGCCGGATCTCGGGGCGACGAACGTGACTCGGATGCGTCGTTCCCACTGGAGCGCGTTCGATGCCCACTCTTTATCCGGCACGGCTTCCAGAACTACCCACGGTTCCCCATAGAAAACGATCTCGTCGCCCTTGACCAGTTGATCTGCTCGCACTACCTTTGCCATGCTGTCCTCCTCTTTTTTGTAAGTCTTGCAAGAAAGCCCGGGACCGAAGTCCCGGGCTCAGTCTCACTCCTCGTCGTCGGTGCCTGCCCACTCGCTGTAGGCCCGGTCTACGTCGTCGTACTCGGTATCCCGCGATGCGGCGTCGTCGAATCGGTAGACCGTCACGCCTCCCACCGAGTTCTCAAGCACCAGATAGAATCCGGCCTCCACTCGCGCGCCGGTCTCGCCGTCGATGAATTCCTCGTCAACGTCTACCTTCGCTGCCCAGAGGGACCACTCAACCGAGTCGCCCGTGGTCTCGCAGCCACCGTCCAGAGTGATCGACCAGACTGCCTCGTCCCGCTCGCTGTCGAACTTACCGCTCATGTCGGCCTCCTAGCCTCGTGCCTTGCTGATACTCCTACGATACACGGTTGCCTAGTCTTGCGCAAGCTTGACTCTTCCGGCCTCCTCGTGGTGACGGTTCAGAGCCTCGCTGATGGCTTTGTCTACTTCCTCGTAGTTCCGATCATCACGCGGAGCAGGGCAAGCTACGCGGATCTTGTCGCCGTTGTAGGTTGTGACCATGTACCCGTCACCCTTTGGCAGGGTGTATGCCTCGGCCTCGAAGGTGTGGAAGAACGGCCCGGACCAGACGTGAAGCCGCTTGCGCTTGTGCTCGACGTTGTAGTCGTAGTCCTCAGTGATTCCGTAGCGCGCCATGTTTCCTCCTAGAGTTGCAAGTTTTGTAAGGTTGAGGCCGGGGACCGAAGTCCCCGGCGTCTCGACTACTACTCGGCGTCTTCCTTGAGGTCCCGGGCGAGCTTTGCCACCGTGTTCCAGATGTATTCGGAGCCGAAGGTCCCGGGATCTGACTCGTTTGCAATCTGTGCAATGATCGGCCAGAGCGTACCTTCGTCCAGAGCGTCAATCGGGAAGTCGCCGCGCCCCTCGAAGACGGCCACCTCGAAGCGCAGATACCCGTCAGAGCATCCGTAGATATCAATGCCTGAGTATTGCTCGGAGAACACGGCCTCGACCGCGTTCATAGCCTCCTGCGTCAGCTCGGGCTCTTCGTCCTCGTCCTCGAAGGGCTCGAAAAGCTCGGGATACTGCCCACGGTGGAATCGCAAGTCCTCGGAACACGTCGCGGCCAACATGTAGGTCTTGCCCGTGTCGCTGTCGTCGTCCTCGGCCACGCTCAGCTCGACGCTGTCCACGAATCCCACTTCGTCGTAGCCGAACTCGCGCGGATCGAAGCTCTGCTCGGTCTCGCCCTTGAGTGCCTCGTCAAGAGTCTCGCCGATGTGGTACTGGACTTCGCCCATTGCTGCCTCCTCGTTGTGCCTTGCTGATACTCCTATGATACACGGTCGCCTATCGTTGCGCAAGTCCCCTAGCTGATCCAGAAGAATTCGCGCTCGCCGTAGTGCACGCTCACGTTCTTGGATCGGATGTCCTTGACGATTGCTTCCCAGATGAAGATCGAGTGCAGAGCATCCGAAAGCTCCGTGCTGCCTGACAGATCGACGATGCCGTGCCGGTTCGCGTAGGAACGCACCACAGCGGGATCGGCCAACACCAGATATCCGGGGAACGCCTCGATAGCGTCGGCTAGGCTGTCGTCGTCGTCGAATTCCTCGCCTCCCATATGCGCGATGCTGCTCGCCATGCTGTAGAGCCAGTCCCGCTCCTCGCTCTGCGGCTCGGCGTTGCGGAAAGCGTCGGCCAGATCGTCGGGAGTAAGTTCGGTAGCGATGTTCAAGTCCATGGTTCCTCCTGTTTTTTTTAAAAGTCTTGCAAGAATGGTGGCCGGGACCGAAGTCCCGGCCTCTAACCTAGAGCCGGTTCACGGCTTCCCACACTCGGCGCATTGCCTTGCGCGGCGTGCCGATGTAGTGGAAGTCGAGTCCCTCGCTATCGCACTTGCGGTTCAGAAGCATCGTGAAGCTGTGCCGGTCGTAGCCTTCCATCTCGTATCCCGGGGGGATCTCCAGCACGATCCTCTGGAAGACTGGGTTCTCTGCGAGCTGCTTCTCGTCCTCGGCATATCGCCCGGAGACAATCGCCGCGCCGCCCTCTGCCGAATCGGTCAGGAGGTCTTCGATCTTCGCCATGTCGTGCTCCTTCGTTGTTCCCTTGCTGATAACTCAAGCCTAGTGCCTAGTCCACCGTTGCGCAAGTCCAGATCTCTAAAACTTTTTGGTCTTTTTGAGTTGACACGGTTGTATCTTAGCGGGTAGACTAGAGGCATAGCCGGAAGGCGAACATGATAGCCGCCCTGAGACGGGTGGCGGGAAAGACCCATCCTGAGCCCGCTCGGAATCACGGGCACGCGAAAAGCCGGGACCGAAGTCCCGGCTTTCAAATTTTGCAACTCCTCTCAGTCGACTCGGATCCACTCGCGCGAGCTGACCGGGAGACCGTTGTAGCGCGGTTCGCGGTCTTTGATGTTGAATCGTCCCGGCGCGAGCTGGTTCAGTCGGTCCCGCGTGGTTGACGTCGCGTACCCTGCCCACGTCGCGTACGTCCCTTCCGGCGTCCACTCCACGATCTCGTGGCCGTGGAGCGTGGCGACGACGTTCCCGCAAGACGTCTTGCGAAGCTCGGTGTTGTTCCCGATCCTGCGCGAGCTGCGACCGTTCAGAGCCTTAGTCGCCGAGTCGAAGTCGGTGGGACGGATCTCAAGCTTTGCCATGTTTCCTCCTAGGTTTCCCTGCTGATGTTCTTAGCTTACACGGTTGTCTACCGTTGCGCAAGTTCTAGATGAGATTGCAGAGCGGGCTGTTGCACGTGTCGCACCAGTACGTTCCGAACGTGCTCCAGTGTCCAACGTGCGGGCCGTTCTCTTCGATCTCCGCGCGTGCCGCTGCGCACCAGTTGCACTCGGTGTCTCCCGGCTCTGCGCGGTTCCCGCACTCGCACTCGATTTCTGCAATTGTTGCAAGTTCTGCCATGGGATCCTCCTACTTGCCGAGTACGGATGCTAGCGCGTACATGTCGCGCGAAGGTTCGATGCGACCGGTTCCGGGGAAGTACTGGACCAGACCGCGCCTAGCGAGCGCTCGCGCCGTTGCGTACTGTCCTGCGCCCCGAAGGTTGATCCCGGGCCGGAACGTGTCAGGAAGGCTGAGCAGGTAGCTCAGAGCGTCCAGCATTGCCTGACCTTGCTTGGAGATTTTCGGAGTCTTTGCCATGGGGGTCCTCCTAGTTTTGAAAGTCTTGCAAGAATTGTGCGTCAGTCTACGGCTGTGTGCGTGACGGTCTCGCCGTCGATCTCCGCGAGGTTGACGCTGATCTCAGAGCCCTTGATCTTCCGGCGTGGGTACTTGCGCTGGAATTCCTCGCGCGCCTTGTCCTGAGCCTTGAGCGTGGTCTCCGCGTAGACCTCGGTGCGCTGACCCTTGTAGAAGCAGATGTAACCGTTCATTGCGTCCTCCTACCGTTGTGCTGATACCTCTACGATACACGGTTGTTCAGCATTGCGCAAGCCCTGCGCCGGAACGAGTCGCTGGATGAAGCAACGCTGATTGTAGAGCGTGCTAGAGCCGTCCTCCCACGTCACTTGCACCGTCCAGCGAGGATCGTCCTCGAAGCGCCGGATAGCCATCACCATGTGGTTTTCGGTGACCATAGGAACCACGTCGCCCACTTCCAGTTCCCTAGGGTCGATGCGTTCCGGGTAGCCGGTCAAGACGCCGTAATCAACGGTTGCAATGGTCATTGCGTCCTCCTAGGGAAGTGGTGATGTGTTCTAGGATACACAGTTTCCAGTGAGTTGCAAGAGTTGACAAAGACTCGCGGATGTGGGATATTAGTTATGTGCTCAACGGCGAGCGGATATCGGCCCTGTAGCGGGGTCGGGGGGAAGGCCGAGTCTGGGCTCCTCCCGGGGGTCCCGAACGCGGGCACGCCTAAGGCCGGAACCGCTCAGCGGTCCCGGCTTGCAAATTTTGCAGCGGCGTTAGCCCTCGCGCTCCCAGAGTGTGAGCGCTTCACGCTCGCCCGCGAGATGCGACCCACAGCCCTCGCAAGGCGACTTGCTGAACTCGATGCGCTCGCAGTCGCACTCGTAGTCGTCCGGCGCGTCATGGCCGAGAGTGTGGAACAGGCAGTCCTCCTCGTGCTCCTCGTAGAGCAGTCCGGACGTTACGTCGCAGTCGTCCGGGATAAGGTTCAGCGGCTCCCGGTCGGGAGTCTCGTGCTGTTCCAGCCCGTGATGCGCGGCGTAGCAGTCGACGCATACCCAGATAGTGCCCAGTGCCTTAGCCATGTTTCCTCCTAGAGTTGCAAGTTTTGCAAAGTTGGGCCGGGAGCCCGAAGACTCCCGGCGAACGCGCTAGGCTACGTCGTGATCCTTGATGACCGCGAAGCGCTCCCACGTCTCCTCGTTCTCGTCGTCCGTGTCCTCGTCGTCGGCCCACAGTTCGAGGATGCCACCCTCGTAGAGCGCCGGTCCCACGCGATGCGTAGCGCCGAGAGTGTCGTCGACGAATTCCGAAGCCGAGTCGATGTCCTCGAACTCGAAGGTCGGGACGTGGGTAAAGTCGGAGCGAAGCTCGAAAGGCTTTTCCGGGTTCACGAAGCCCTGCATGACGGTCTCGTAAGCATCCGTGACGCGAGCGCCGAAAATAACCTTGATCATCGTGACCTCCTAAGTCTGTCGGGGTATCTCCCCGTCGATGAATCAATCTTCGCACTATGCTCTACAGTTGTCAAGCGTTGCGCAAAAATATTTTCGGCTTGATTCTCGGTGGGCAAGTGTGTATCGTTGGAGTATGCCCGGGAGGTCCGGGCAGAAAGGAGACTTGTCACGCTAGCGTTTCTTGCGACCTGCGTGATAGCGTTCGGCGTGCTCGCCGTGCTCGCGAGTCGGCGTCCCGGGCAGTCCCGGAGCGCGTGGGCTCCCGTGCGGCGCGTCCCGCCCTACCGCGCACGCCACCACCCGGCACGGCCACGCCTCGGGCTGCGCCCTGCCCCGGGCACGGAGCGGGCGGAGCTGGGGCTGAGGCGCGACCGGCACCCCGGCTGGGACCTGCTGGGGCTAGCGGGCCGTGAGCAGGGCGACGAAGACGAGGGCGAGGCAGAGCGCCAGCGCTAGGCCAGCCAGCTCGCCCGCAGGGCGGGGGTCGAGGCTCACGCTGAGGTCTCCTCGCGGTCGCGCCCGCCGAGGGCGAGGCGGAACTCGCTGGGGAACTGGCGGAGGAGCTGCTCGGTGGTGATCCCGGCGAGCGCAGGGCGTCCCGAGAAGTGCACTAGGCTCCAGCGCCCGTCGTTCTGGGCGACGGCGTAGCCGCCTCCGGCCTCAGTATCGAACTCCAGCACAGCTCCGGGGCGCGTGTCAGGCAGTCTGGGCACGTAGACCTCGTGTCCGAGGCTCTCCTCGTCCGCGATCCAGTGCTCGGAGTGGTAGGTGAAGGACGCCTTGGGGTCGGTGCTGAGGAAGGTGTGGGTGCTGCCATCCGGGTTGTGCACCACTGTCAGATGCGTACCCCAGACGTGTTCGCCGTCGTCAACCTGACGCCAGAGGCTCAGATCTAGGTAATCTTGCAACTTTTGCACCCTTTCCCGTGCTGTTCTTCGTCTATCATACGCAGTGTCGAGCAGAATTGCAAGGTCAGGGGTCAGATTGTTTCAAGTTCAGCGCTAGTTGGAACAATCGGGGACGTATTTTCTCAACTCTTGCAACTTTTGAGAGCCCAAGCCCCTATAGAGCGCCGCCAGAACGTCTCATTTGCAACTTTCAGGAAAGGAGGGTGACCCTCCTTTGGGGAAAGCCCCTATAGAAGCGACCCAGAAGCGATTCTTGCAAGAGTTCCAGAAAGGAGGGTGACCCTCCTTTTGGCGTTGGCCCTATGAAGCGCTGCCGGAGTGCTCGGCTTGCAACTTTTGAAAAAGGAGGGTGACCCTCCTTTTGGGAGGACACTCTCAGCTTGCAATAATTGCAGAAAAGGAGGGTTACCCTCCTCCGGCGCACCTTAAACCCACTCTTGGCATGCCGATTTGTCAGACGTCGGGCCTGCCATGTAAGCTCACTGGAATGGAAAGGGACAGTCCCCCGCCAGCTCCGGGTCCCGGGGAGAACCCAACGGGGGACTGTCCTACTACAAGTCTAGTTGGGGAGTTCCTGTAGCAATATGTAGACTACCCTGTCTGTCTACCTTGAGCAAATCGGGACTTTGGACCCTAGACGGATCCGTTCGCACAAAGAGAAAAGCCCCCGGTTTCCCGGGGGCTTTTCTCTACCAACAGCTCAGATAGGAGGCCTTACGACCTACACTCATTCTACTCGCAAGGTCCACGGTTGTCAAACGGAAAGACCCATCCCGACGTGCTGGTCCGGGATGGGTCCTTGTCTCCGTTCGCACAACGGCTACATAGAGAACGTAGCACCTTCTGCGAGGGGAAGCCAGATGCGCTCTGGCGGGAAGACATTCAGTGCATTCTTGAGGATTCTGCTTGACTCCGGAGCTGTGTGCAGGATAACGACCCGCACCACCTCTTCGAGATCCTCGAACGCCTCCTCGAAGAGCACGTGGCCTTCCGAGTCGCGCGGATAGGTGAAGGTCCGGATGTTCGGCACGAGGTAGCGAGCCGCCCTCTCGACGCCGTCTAGGTCCCCGGTGATGAGGTTCCCGGTGGTGATGCCCGGGTTCTGCTCGGCGATGCGTGCAAGGACCGGTGCGAGGACGTCGACGGCCACCACAGGGTGCATGGAGCGGTCGCCCGTGATCAGGATCTTCGGCCTCATCGGACCACCGCCAGAGCCGGAGCGGAGATCTCGTAGGTGTCGTCGTTCGGGACGATCATCCACGTTGGACGCGACTCCTTGGGGACGGTAAGCTGGACCGTGAGCTTGGTGAGCTGGTCCGTGTAGGGCTCGGCTTCGATGACCTTCGCGCGGATGCCGTTGGCGAGGCGAAGCGTCTCCCCTGCTCTTAGCTGACTTGCTTTTCTCATAGTGTTCGACCTTTCTGCTGGAGCTGTAGTCTCAGCATATACCCTTGTCCAGCGGTTGTCTAGCCTACGGTGTAGACTTCTTGATCCGCGCCGAAGGTCCATGACCGCTTGATCTTGCCCTGCTTGGCCCAGACGAGGACGCTCTCGTACTCGCGGCCCTGTCCGTCGTAGCCCTTGTAGGTCTCGACCTTGGTGATCGTGTACTGCCCCCAGCTCCCGTCTTCGAGGACGAGGCCGATCCCGAGGGTCTTCGCTTTCTGCATCATGTTTCTATGATACACGGTTGTCTACTTGACGTCAAGAGTGGAGGCCATCCACGACGCGGGGGAAGGTTGTGGATGGCCTCCGTGCGCAGCGGTCCCAGCGAGGCAATGGCCGAACCAAGCGTCCCCAGCTACGCGCTAACGAGGCTAGCACAGGTCCCGGGAAACAGAAAACCCCCGAGCCGCTACTCTCGGGGGTCTCTGCGGCTTGCAGCTTGCAGTGCCTACCTGAAACATATCTAGTTTAGCGGGACGTCGATCCGATGGCAAGGACCGGCGTACGCTCCGAGGCCGTTCGCACGGAGACGCAGGCGGACCTCGATGTCGGGCACCGGAGTGCAGTAGACCTTCGTCTGCGGCTGCCAACACGCGGGGCAGATCTCGGGATCCCAGCCCGGGATGCTCGAACTGAACCGCCACGAGACGAGGTTCTGCAATTCTTGCAACTGTTCGGTCATTCCTCGACGACCTCGCCTTCGATGGTCTCGCCCTCGGTCTCGCCGAGCAGGATCGGACCCTCGGCTTGGCGCTTTGCAATTTTTGCAATCTTGTCGCGGATGGCGTCGACCGGCGATACCTTGTGCTCGACCTCGACGTGGAACTCGGCAGGACCCTTGACGCCAGCTCGGTCAAGGATTTCCTTGGCTGCTCCGAGCTTGATGTTGTCAGCGGTCTGCGAGCTGGACATGAGTTCGAACAGGGTGTCGATGGCATCGTCCGCCCCACCGATCAGTCGGAGGCGTGCAGCCTCGACGTGCTTGCGCGCGGCTTCCTTGACGTTCGGCAGGTTGCCACCGTGCACGATGCACTTGTCGTGGCCTTCGATGCTCCAGCGTCCGCAGCGCTGTCCTTCGCGGACACCCGAGCGCACGGTTCCGGTGCAGCGCATCGGTGGGACTGGGTGCGCGACGGTCGGCTTCCAACCGGCAGGGACAATGGCGTCCTGCTGTAGCGCGGAGTACTTGACGGGGTTGCCGTCTGGGTCAATGTCGGGTAGCTCTTCGTCGGAATCCATGACTTACCTTGGCTAGGTCTTACTATGGGATACGACTAAAGTATACAGTGTCAAATTCGGTACTATGGGTGTACCGATATTTTGACAAGTGTATATGTTAGAAACCTACAAGACGATCCCTGCGAGCCCCTCGTCCTGAACCGTCTCGCCCTCGACCCCCATCAGGTAGTCGACCACCGGGTCGAACACCTCCGAGTGGATCCAGCATCGAGTCTCGCCAGCAGGCACCATGCGCTCGCACTTCTCGCACACGCTCATCGGCATCTCGACCTCGAACAGCGTGGGCTCCTCGACGGCCTGACCGTTCCAGAACAGATCGCCCATCAGTCCCGACCGAACGCGAGGCAGACCGGCCCTACCCAGAACGTGTTGTAGTTCAGTGCATCGCTCCGCTTGAACCACAACGGGGTCTCGCCCCAGTCTTTACGGCTGCTCAGCCACAGGACTATCGTCAAGCTCTTCCACGTCTTCTTCTTCGTCATCTTCGATCTCTTCCTCGTCGTCTTCTTCGTCATCCAAGTTCGGCTCGAAGTCGAGCCCTTCGAGGATCGCATCGCTGCGCCAGTCCGAGAACAGGTCGATGGTGACGATGGTCTCAAGCGGGATGATCCTCGTGATCGGGTTCTTCTTCGCCACGAGCGCCGTCGTCGGCTCAGGTGTGGCGTCCCTCACGCAGATCGCGCCGAGTGCGGCCTTGAGCACGCTCTGGCTCAGCTTCCACGGCTCCTCGATCCCGAGGTCAACGCCCATCCGGATCAGCTCGAAGTCGTCCAGATCCTCGATGCCCTCGCGGATCTTCTCCACCGCCTCGTCCGACAGCTCACCGGCAACGTCCGCCGCCTCGTGGGTCATCCTCAGGTGCAGTCCGAGCATCGACACGACCATGAACGTCCCGGCCATGACGTTGCCCTCGGTCTCGATCACGACAGTGTCGCCTAGCTCGATTCCGTAGTCGGGACCTTCGTCCTCTTCGTATTCGTCCATGATGTCCTCCGGGCTAATATACGCAGAGTCTATCATGTCCGGACACTAGCACGTGTAGCCGGGGCGCATCCTCTTGTAGCGGTCGTGCCACGGGTCGACCTTGTCGCGGATCAGGGACAGCTCCCGCTCGAACGCATTCCGGAGCTTCTCGTCCTCCTCGCCCAGCTCAGCCAGAGCGGCCTCGATCTTGATCGTGCGCTCCAGCGTGAGCGTCCACTTCTCGGCTGTCTCGTCCCACTCGCGTGCCGCCTTCATGCGGACCTCGGCGCGCTCGTGCGAGAACTCCTTCGGCACCACGCCGAAGCGGGTCTGCGACTTCGCCGCCAGCGCCCTCAGCTCCGACGCTGCCTCTCGGTGGCTCGCTGCATTCTTCCGCGCGTTCTCCTGCTTGACCGCGACCAGCTCCGAGACGGGGCGCTGCTGCGCCTGCTGCTCCTCGTAGATCTCCTGCATGTCGGCGATGGCGTCGTCCACACCGTAGACCTTGATCTCCTGAGGCTGCTTCTTCTTGAACCAGTTCATCATGCCCCTACCTCTCGCTTGTATCTCTTGTCCTCGGCCTTCCACTTCTTCTCGCGGATGCGGAACACTTCCATGATTCTTCTCCGATCACCGACGTTGTGGCTGCGGATGGCTAGCTCGGCCTTGGTCCGACCCTCCGGGAGCGGTACGTCCTCCAGATCCTTCAGCTCTCGCATCCACGCGACTAGCTGGTCGGTCTGCTCTTCGAGCATGTCGATCCTCTTCTGGACCTCCTGCTTTTTGTAGTGGACGCGCGTCTTGGCGAAGACCTCGTTGAGGGTGTCGAGCATGGTGAGGCGCTTCTCCAGAACCTCGGCCACCATCTCGCTCTGCTTGCGGCCTGCCTTCTCTTCGCTCACTTCTCGTCCTTCACTGCGTTCACGTACGTGTTGCTAAGCGGGCCTGTCGCGTCGATGGCCTCGATGATCGCCCGAGCCCAGCGCTCCCTGACGTCCTTCTGCTCCTGATCCCAGCCTGCGGCCTCCTCGGGATGCTGCGCGGCCCATCCGGGATAAGCCCTGCGGGCATTGATCTCGCCGTATCGCTTGAGTGCTTCTCGGCATCTCCGGAGTGGGAGGTGCAGGTTCCGCATGGCCTCCTCAAGCTCCTCGTGCACGTACCTCAGGTTGGCCGATGCGCTCCGCTTGACTCCGTTGAGCACCCGGGCGCACTTCTCGGTCTCGTTCCACATCCACTGCTCGCCGTCAGTCCAGAGCCCGACAGGCATTGTCGCGATCTTGGGCATCAGCGCTTCCCGTAGTAGATGGACTGCGCGGTGTTCTCGGTGTCGGTCTTGATCCGGTAGAGGCTGTCCAGCTCGGCGAGGACTCGGTCGTAGGAGTACCCCTCCACCTCCGTCCCGTCGCGCTTGGCCTTGGGGTTCGCCGAGACGATATCCGAGAACTCCGCGAAGATCCGCTGCGCCGTGGCGATCTTCTCCTCGATGGAGGTGAAGACCTCAAGCTCGTGCTCCAGACGTGCGAGCACCTCGCGCTGGCCTTCGGTATACCTCCGCTGCTCGGCGAGGGTGTCCTGCTTCTCCTCGATGTCAGACCTGAGCTTGTCGATCTTTGCCTCGTGCTCGGAGATGATGCGGAGCTTACGCTCGATGGTCTTCTGGGTCTCTCCGGACTTGGCAGTCGTCTTGGTGATCGCGTCCTCTTTGCGGGCGATAAGCTCTTCGATCTTGTTCATGCTCTTAGTCTACGCGACACTATCTACAGTGTCAAACCGAGATGCTTAAGACCGTCCCGGACGTAGCGCAACAATCCCGGACTACCCTCCGCAGTTGACAGCCCAGAGGGTAGTCGAAGAGCCCTCCTCCAGAGGACCCTCACCGTCTTTAGAAAACCGCCATGTCAGCTTCTAGAGGAGCCTGTATTACTATCTCTTAATAGTTTAAAGTAAAGTAGTATAGTAGTATGTTCTCTTCTAGAACCTGACATGGCGGTTTTCTAAAACCGGTGGCAGATCCCGACCGATCCCTTGCAATCACTGGGATCCGCCCGAATCGCCACCGTCGTATTTTTCTGCGCGAGGCCCTCTCGGAGCCCTTCCAAGCTCCTCCGGACCTCTTCGCACTCCTTCCGGACCTCATGGCCGATCCAGTCCGCGACCTCCCGAACATCCTCGGCCAGATCCCTCGAAGGCCTCGAAAGCTCCTCCGGCGAGAAAAATAAAACGGTGGCCCTCATGCCCTCAGAGCCACCTCAGGACGATGTCGTGGAGACCCAGAGCCATCTCAAGGTCCACGCATCCCTCGAAGGCGACCTGCTTCGCGCCGACCGGATTGGTCCGCACGAAGTAGTCCACGGCCCTGCACACCTCCATCCGGAGCGTGAACACCGACTCCGACTCGTGCACGAGATCCGGGTGGCGTCCGCCCATGTTGAGCTGGACCCGGCCCGCGAGGTCGTAGATCTCCTGCAACCTGCGCGGATGGTCGACTTGGAACCCGAACTTGATCACTGCATCACTCCCTTTTCCTGTGGTATAATACTCAGTTTCTACTGCCTGCCCCAGAGCCCCTCCAGCTCCCGCGCGATCTTGTTGTGCCAGTCGAGGTGCACCTCGGCGTTCATCGCCCCAGCTCCGCACAGCTTGCACTCCTTGGGCTTGCCCTCGTCCGTGAAGAAGTAGAAGAGGTCCGACATCTCGTACTTGTCCATCACCACTTCACCTCCATCCGCTCCATCGCCGCGTTCCGGATCGCCCGCATTGCTGCAAGATTTGCAACCGCGATGTCCGCCCCGAACGCCAGCGCCGAGTACTCCGCGCGCTCCTCGTCCGTCATGGCCTCCCAGATCCGAGCCTCCTCGGCCTCCGAGTACCTCCGCCTGCCCCTAGCTCCCATGCTTCCTCCCTGTCCGTTGTGTTGCCGCATTCAGCCCAGCACCGCCAGCACCAGCCTGAGCGCCGTGTAGGACGCGCCGACCATGACCACGCACGCCACGAGCAGCGCACCGAGCCTGTCCATCCACATCGAGAAGGCCATGCACGCGACCATCACGACCAGCCACCCGACGACGATCAGCGCCACCAGCAGCCCGCTCACGCCTGCTCCTCCGCGTACCAGCGCCCGATCACGCTGCGCGCCTCCTCGTAGGTGGTGCCCCCGTCGTTCTCGATGTAGTCGCGCATCGCGAGGGCCTCGGCGTCCGGGTAGATGCAGTAGGAGAAGCCCCAGTCCCCGCCCTGCCAGTCGTCTCCGATGGCGAGGATGCTCCCACTCGGTGCGGTCAGCAGCCACCCGTACCCGGGCAGCTCCTTCCGCTCGAACCGGGCGTCGGTGTCGACCTCCTTGATGACGTCGACGATGTTCCTCTGGTCTGCTGCCATGGCCTCTCCCTTCAAAGTGTTTCGCTTATAAGATATACAGTAGTCCAATCGAAGCCGACGCGCAAGCCTAGTCTGGCACCCAATCTGACACCATCCGCGCAACGTTCCAGTCGACCTCGTCCGGCGCGCAGATCTGGATCCTCTCGGCCCTGCTCGGGCCTACCTCGATGCGGACCGCGCGCTCCTTGTGGCACCTCTGCCGCAGCACCTCGCTAGCCGCCCACGCTAGGTGGTCGGCGAGGGTGTCGTGGGTGTCGTTCCCGCACGAGCAGTTCCCCGACAGCCACGAGTGCCGCTTGAACTCCTCGGCGAACTCGCCCTCGAACCACCAGAGGATGTCGCTGCTCCCGCCCGTGGGGTTGTCGTTGTCGAACATCAGAGCTGCTCGATGCTGTTGACGACGTCGCGCGCCGCGTCCCTGACCTGCTCGATCCAGTCCTCGCGCTGCTCGGCGCAGGCCTCGCACTTGGGCGTGCCGTCCTCCTCGAACTCGGGGTCCTCGTCGTAGTGCTCGTCGCAGCGGTCCCAGTCCTCGGTACCGTCCCACGTCCAGCCGTCGACCTCGTAGGCCTGACTCTCGTAGTGGTCGACCTTCTCCTGCAACTGCTCGTTGCCGTACTCCCACGCGCCCAGCGCCTCGTCGTACTCGTCGCGCAGCTCGTTCAGCGCGTCGGCCACCGCCTGCACTGCGGCCTCGATCTCGTCGACCTCGTACATCCCGCCGACCGACTCGTCGAAGTCCTCCTGCGCCGCCATCACCGAGGCGAACTTGCTCGACTCCCGCTCCGAGGGGCGCGGGAAGCACTCGGACCTGAGGCAGCGCTTGTGCTTCCAGTTCGAGCGGAACCCGACCGTGAACCAGAGGTAGCCGTCCCCGGCCTTCAACTCCGCGCCGCAGTTCTCGCACTTGCCCTGATCCTGACGGGCCTTCTTGACGACGTTGACCTTCGCAGTGCTCATCTCGTCCTGCCTCTCTCTCTCGGAGATAATCTCCAAAGTGTTTCGCTTACAAGATATACAGTAGTCCACTCGGCAGAGATGCGCAAGCCCTAGGAGAACCCGACCCAGACCCCCGTGTAGCGCGACTCCTCCAGTGCATACCGCTGCGCCTGCGTGAGCGTGAACCGGTGCTTCCGCCACCTCTGCACGACCTCGCCCTCGATGTCGCGCAGCTCGCACGGGGTCCCGCCCCGCCCATGCTCCCACGACCTCTGGACATCGGCCTTTCGCGCCCCGCAGTTGAAGCACACCTCCTGCCGAAGGCCAACCGCGCCCCGCCTCGACATCAGGCCCTCAGCTCCCAGCTATACGTTCGCATGGGCCGCGATCTCCTTCACCTCGCGCCGTGCCTCGGCCAGCCGCTCGTTGAAGCGGTTGGCCTTCCACAGCCCCTCGAACCGGCGCTCGTGCCGCCTCCTCCACCACGGGACCGAGCGGATGTAGTCGTTCCACTCGAAGTCCACGTCGAGGGAGCGGATGCCCTGAGACATCGCCCAGAGCGTGCCCTCGAAGCGCGCCACGGCCTCCGCGCAGCCCTCCCTGCCCTTGTAGATCCCGATCAGCGCATCGACCGCAGCGTGGACCTTGAACGGGTCCCCGCCCGCGTCCTGCACGTACTCGCCCAGCTCCCTCACAGCGCCCATGCCTTCCCGCACTCGCAGTAGTGCATCTCCCCGCGCGAGGAGTCGAACAGCCCCCGGGTCACGGGCGAGACCCTCACCGAGTGCCGCAGCACCCACCTATGCCAGAGCCTCATCGGTTCATCTGATCCAGTGCGATCATGGCCCAGCAGAATCCGAGCAGCGCCGGAATGAGGAACAGAGCGCCCGTCCAACCCCAGCGCGAGTCGCCGGTCCAGATGCCTGCCACGATGAGCACGACCCCTGCCAAGGCCGCCAGCAAGGACAGGGTCAGCCCGATCAGCGACGAGACCTCAACCTTCTTGCTGTCCATCCAAAGTCCCTCGTCCATCAGAGCACCTCCACCACGTCGAACTTGTCGGTCAGCTCCACGTCGGTGAACTCCCGCCCCTTGGTGTCGTGCCACTGCCCGTCCGAGAACCGGCGCAGCTCCAGCCGCTCGCCCTTCGTCAGCGGGCACCACACCATGTCGTCCTCGCTGGCCTTCGCCACCCCGACCACGCCAGCGGAGACGCCCAGCTCGCCGACCTGCTCCAGCGACAGGCCAGAGAGCACCTCCTCGATCCGGGTCGCCACGTCCGAGAGGATGATCGACTTGCCAAGCGTGGCGACTGGCGGAGCCAGCGTCTTCTGCGCGGTCTCCGGGTTCGCCCACTTGGCCGCGCTCTGCCGCAGTTCTTTCGCGAGGTCCGCTAACTTCTCCAGCAGGGCGTTGGACTCGTTCAGCGCCCTGCTCAGCGAGACCACCTCCTGCGCGTTCAGCTCAGTGCGCTTGATCCAGTACTCCTTGTCGTGCGTCGGGTCCGGGTCCTCGACGAGCCCGAGGTCCAGCGCCTTCACCAGCTCGCGAAGCTCCCTCGCCGGATAGACGTGCTTGACGTGCTCCCCGTCGTTGGTCGCGAGCACGTGAACCGTGTGGTGCCCCGCTCCGAAGGTCCACGCCTCGATCTGCCGCTCGACGCCGATCTCCGACTTGATGATGTAGCTCGGGATCCCCTCGCTCTTGTTGGTCTCCATGCCTGCTCTCCCTGTCTGATGGTCCTACTAAGATATACAGCTAGCGCCTAGCTGTCAATCGACGACGCGCACCACCCGGCAGAACTGGAGGAAGTCCCCGTCGTCCTTGAACGTGTTGTCCTCGCTGATCCACTTCCCGGTCGAGGTCCGGAAGTACTCCTCCTCCTTGGACTGCCCGTCCTTGACGGCGATCACCGACGCCCCGCGACCCTCGGGCAGCTCGACCTCCCGCGTGCCCACGATCTCGCGCAGCAGCTTGAACGCCCTGTCGTAGGCGCGCGTTGCGTTGGGGTTGCCCTGCGACCGCTGCTCGCCCCGGAGCGCCCGAAGCTCCAGCGTGAGATCCTGAGCCCGCCCGACCTTCTCCCGCAGATCCCGCAGCTCGGCGTCCTCGCGGCTCATCTCCCAGCCCCCGATGATCCCGCTGTGGATGACGAACTCCCGCAGCTCCGAGGCCGAGACCGAGAGCGTCTGGATCGAGCCACGGGCGTCCTTGACGTTGAACGCGACCCAGCCGCGCGTGTCGGTGATGGTGGCCTCGATGGGCCACGGGGTCCCGCACACGCTGGTGCCGATCCGCCCCGAGGTGAGCTGGTAGGTCTTGTTGCCGTCGCGCTCGATGATGTGCATGTCGTCTCCTCCGTCGTTCCTTCAAACTCTGACACTCCTAAGATATACAGAAAGGCACCCGGTGTCAAACACCGAGTGCCTCCCAGAAGTCTAGCGTCCGCTACGCCCTCGCCATCGCCAGAGCCTTCCCCGCCGTGATCCACTTCTCCGCGAGGAAGAGGTCGAGGAAGTCAGCCGGGGCCACCTCGCAGAACTTCCGGTCCGGGAAGGCGTTGATCCCCCCGCCCAGCATCAGCGCCGCGCACGCCAGCTCCGAGCACATCCACTGCTCGTCCGAGGACAGCCGCGCAGCCGCCCACCCGGGCAGCTTCCAGCCGAACTCGTAGCGCAGCCCCAGCAGCGCGTCGTCGAGGTAGGCGTACGGCTTGCCCTCCTGCTTCCGCGCCCAGTCCGCGATGTGCTTGGCCTGCCGCTCGGTGATGAAGAACTGCGACCAGACCGTGTCGGGCCAGTAGCCCTCGTCCCTGATCCTCGCCCCACCCGGCTCCGCCCCGATGGCCTGACCGCCGCCGATCCCCACCACGCAGTGGAACGCTGGCGAACGTGTCACCGCCTCGATCCCTCGCGCCACCCATGACGTCCCGTGCCGGACGACGCCTACCTGACCGATCATACTAACCTCTAAAGTGTTGAACCCACCCTAAAAGGTTAGCGCAGCGGAACGCCCTGCCTGAAAGACGGAGGGCCGTGGTCTCGGTAATCCCGAGGGTCCACAGCCCTTTGGCGGTGCCAGCAGCGCCGCGCCTTCCGACAGTATACGCTACTTCTTCTTGCCCTTGCCCTTCGCGCCCTTGCCCTTGACGGACTTGTGCGTCTCGGCCACCGAGGCGACGGCCTTCGGCTCGATCACCGAGTGCACGCCCTGAGCGTCGGTCCCGGTGGCCGCTGCGTACTTCGCGAGCGCCTCGGCATGGGCGTGCTCGGTCGAGGTGGCCCGGACCCGCCACGGGAGCGTGGTCTTGCCCGACGCTCCGACGAGGGTGACGAGGTATGCGTTCATAGTGTTTCTACTTTCTGTTGGGGTTCTTGCAAGTTTTGCAAATTCAGAGGATGACCAGTTCTCGGCCCTTAGTGTTGTCTGACTCCATGGTAACGATCTTCCGACCAGACCTCTGCTCGTCCGAGAGGTACATGCCCAGCGCCACGAGCCGCCTGACCATCTCGGTCCGTGACACCTCCTGACGCCTCGCCAGCTCGTCGAGCGCGTCCTTGGTCTTGTCGTTGAGCAGGACGCTGATCCGGTGCAGATCGCCCTCAGCCATCTGCCCGCCCCTTCTTCCCGAAGGCCACGGTCCACGCCTCCGCGACGTCCCGGTAGGCGACCTCGGCCCAGCGCGAGGACACGAGGATCCCGTGCCACGCCCCGGCGACAGGCCAGACCCACGCGAGCATCATCCAGCGCGCGGAACTCTCAAGCTGCCCGCCCCAGTGCTTCTTGGCCCACGCCTTGTCGTTCTTTTCCCGGTTGATCTGCCACCTCGCCTCGCGGAAGCCGCCCAGCGAGATCGCGAACGTGGCGACGGCTCCGAAGGCCCACACGACCAAGAGAACCAGCAGCACCGTCATGGCGCGAGCACCTCGAACTCGTGGTCGTCGTAGCACATGTCGATGAGCCCCTCGGGATCCTCGAAGCTGACCTTGAGCTTGAAGTCGTGCCGCGAGTGGTAGGCGCAGTACTCGACCCGCTCGACGGTGGCCTCCTTCCCGGCAGCGAACGAGGGCAGCGTGTCCTCGCCGATCAGCACCCGCGACCCGGCCTTGGGCAGCACCGCCAGCTCGGACTCCTTGAAGCACAGGTAGTTGATGCCCTCCGAGTCCTCGGTCGGGAACACCACCCGCACGGGGTAGTCGTAGAAGACGTTCGACTTCGGGCGCACCCACTTCACCTCCCCGACCTGACCGACCCGCTCGTGGGCGATGTCGTGCACCGGAGCCGTGAGTTCTGTCTCGGCCAGCGCCACCACCTTCACCTTGTCACCGATCTCCATCTACGATCTCCAATTCGTCCTCCTTGAATTCCATGAACTGATCCTCGCTGTCGTCGAGGAAGTCGACGACCCAGCCGTCATCCGTCTTGAAGCTGTGATACGCGATGACGCCCGTCGTGCCGATGCGAGCGGCCCAGCGCGTGTTGTACTCGGGGTCAGCCACGCGCGTGACGAGCACGGTGTCTCCGGCCTTCATGCTCTCCTGACCTCTCCCTTGATGTGCGTGCGCAGCTCGGCGTAGAGGATCTCCAGCACCCCTCGGGGCGCTGTGCTCTTGCCTGCTCCGCGCTTGCGCGAGCCCTCCAAGGCCCGCGTCATGAGGCCCTCCCAGTCGCCCTTGCGCAGCAGCGCCGCGCAGCCGTTGCAGGCGGACCAGTCCCCGTCGTTGTGCCCTCCGGCCCAGTAGTAGGCCTCCACCGGCAACACCCACTGCGGGTCCTCCGCGAGGCAGAAGTCGCACACGTTCAGCGTCTCCGGCCCGACCGGGACGGGCTGGGGCTCGTGCCACGAGTCCGCCTCCAGCGAGTGGATCCAGCGCTCGGAGAAGGCGTTGGACACCAGCGTCAGCACATGCCCGCACACGGCGCAGGACATCCTCTGCGGCGGCTCAGTCCTCATCGACGACCTCCAGCTCCTCGGTACGGAACCCCCACGACCAGTTGCCGTCGTCGAAGTCCACGTCCCATACCTCTCCGTCGAGGCGGTCCCCGACGACCCTGCCGACCTTGCCGACGTACTCGGCGTGCTCCCACCACTTCTCCGGCTCGACCACGTGCGTGACCTTGACCCGCTTGCCCACCTCGATCATCTCGGCCCCTTCCGCCACGTCATCCCGGTCTCCCGCTCGATGGTGTCCTTCACCGTCCACATCAGGTCGCCCACCGTCCAATCGGACAGGTACCAAGTGCTCCCGTGCGTGAAGCGGACGACCGCGCTCGCCCCCTTGGAGTGGCGCTCGATCTCGACGGAGCGGACCTGCGTCTGCCCGTAGTGGAACGGTGAGTGCCGCCAGAGCCAGTCCGGCTTGTCCATGAAGCTCGCGCCCTCCTTGCGGCGTGCGCGCTTCTTCGGCGTGTTCTCCGCCATCTGGTTGTAGGCGTTCAGCGGCTTGCTCATGTTCTCTTCTGTCATCGTGCCCTCCTACTCATCTTCTTCGGCCTCGAACTTGGTCATCTCCGTGTGGAACTTGAGTTCTCCGTCCTCGTCGAAGATGCTGTTGCGCGCCGCCCTGACTCCTGCGGCCCGTGCGTGCTGGCCCTCGGCGTCGAGGCCCCGGATGAGCTTGTTGAATGCGTAAAGCAGATCCTTGTCGTTCCTGATCTCTTCCATGGTGTCCTCCTCGTCCCTGCTGATACAAAGAGTCTAAGCGACACCATACACAGTTGTCAACTCACCGCCCGCCCGAAGGCGTCAGTGCAGCAGCTCCAGCCGCTCGAAGGCACTCTGAGCCTCGCCCGGGGTCCACTCGTTGCCGCGCTCGTCGATGATCCGACCGCTCTTGAACGTGTAGAGTTCCAGCTCCTCGCCGTCCGGGAGGATCCCGAGCACCGTCTCCCCGAGCGGGAACTTGAACGGCTTCCTGCCGTCGATGGCCTCGGCGAGTTCGGCGAGCGTGACCGTCGTCCGGTTGCTGCGGGAGGCCTCGGAGAACAGGGCGCGGATGCGTTTCAGCCCCTCCTCGGCCTTGTCGAGGCTGGACTTGAGGACTGCCGCGAGGCCCTTCTCGTCCCGGTAGAAGCACTTGAACCGAATGGCTTCGTTCCGGAGCCGCTGGTTGTCGGCGCGCAGCACGAGCACGGACTCGTCCTCCTCGGCCTGCACCTCCGCGAGCGTGCGCTGTGCGTCCCCGAGCTGCCCCTCCAGTTCGCGGATCCTGTCGATCTGGTCCGCGACGATCCCGCTGAGCCGGGACTGCTCGGCCTGAGCGTGGAGCATGTCCTCCTTGGACTGCCCAGCCTCCCTGATCACGGCCTCGTGCACCCACGACTGGACCAGCCCGAGGCTCTCGACCGCGAGGTCGGTCATGTGCAGCCCTGCCCATCCGGTGCCGTCCAGACGGCGCAGCCTGAGCCAGCCGTCCACGAGCTTCGCCTCGGCCCTGCCGCCCGTCTCGGTGCGGATCTCGATGTACCCGTCCTCTACCATCCCTGCCTCCTGTTTTCCTGTTGGTGTTTGAAGGATATCCATACCCTCTACAGTCGTCAAACCCACCCGTTGTACTCGAAGTCGCGCCAGCTCAGTCGGATGTCGAGGCTGTCCTGCCAGTCCTGCGTATAGTAGAGCGCGGCCTCCCCGAGCGAGTTCAGCCCGTAGTCTTCGTAGAGCCGCTCGGCTGCGGCGCAGACCTCGAAGTTGACCTTGCCGTGGTCCGCGAAGCCGACCCGATGCGCGCCCACGTTCTTGCGGATCTGGTGCAGCATCATCGACATCCGGTCCAGCGCCAGCCGGTCCGAGCGGTTGTACTCGGGCATGTTCAGTGTCAGTATCGCCATATCAGTCCTCCTCTACCATCCGAACTGCCTCTCGTGCTCCAGCGATCTCTTCTCCCATGCCGCCAGATCCTCCTCAGTCCTGCTTCGCGCCCACGCGATCATCGCATCCAGCACCTTCTCCATCGAGCGGTTGCGCCGCTCCAGCGTGTCGTCCGAGGACTTGGACAGCTTCTTCCCCTTGATCCCGGGGTCCCCGCTCACAGCTCGCTCCACGTCACCTTGCGGACCACACCTACGGGCTCGGCGTCCAGTCCGTACGGCTGTCCCGAGTGCTTCGGGTTGCAGCGGACCAGCCCTCCGGGCGCGTTGATCTGCGTCGGGTGGTACCAGCCGTAGGTCCGCTCGCCGTCGTTCCTGATCAGCGTTCTGCAATTCTTGCAGAAAGCCTCCTGCGCCTTGTGCTCGGCCTGCTTCCGCTCCAGCTCCTCAAGGTCAGCTATGAACTGGTCCTTGCTCATCCGGTCAGCTCCGTGCAGTCCTTCTTGTGGAACTCGACGCGGCCTCCGTCAGGGTAGGCCACGGTGTAGTAGTCGAGGACCGGGGGCTCCAGCCTGCCCATGTGCCGGGTGCCGTTGCTAAGCTCGACCTCGACGTCGTAGCCGACGAAGTCGCTGAGCACCTCGGGCATACACTCGCCGTCTTCCTTGCGGTAGGTCTCGCGGCCCGAGAGCCTGTCCGCGTCCGCGAAGAGGTCATCGACCGCGATCCGCTCCCCGTCGATGAGCAGGTATCCCGGCTCGGGCTCCGACACCTTGATCGGCCCCCGCTCGGGCAGTGCGGCGAACCTGACCCAACCCGCCTGATCGGCCATGTCGCACATCAGCCTCAGGATCCCGGTGGGGAACTCGACGTCGTTGATGAAGACCTTGCCCTCAGCCATTGGCGTGCTCCTTCGACTTTCCCAGCAGCCATGTGGCCGCGTTCCCGGCGATGACCCGCATGGTCATGTTCTCCTCGGTGTCGGCCTCGGTGTCGGCCTGATCGGCGAGGGCCTTCTCGATCTCCGGGAGCGCGGCGCGGATGATCCTCTCCGTGTTCTGGGGCGTGGTGATGTGCGTCCTCTGGCCTGCCAGAATCGCCTTACTCAGATCCAGCATCGAGTTCCCCTCTCGCCCGCGCGGTCGCCTCGCGCTCCTTCTCAAGGTAGAGGTCCCAAGCGTCCCGGCGCACCTTCCCGAGCTGCCGCGCGGCCTCAGCCGTGACGCTCATCAGGTGTTCGGAGCACGCCTGCCAGCCCTCCTTGCGGGCACGATCCAGAGCGCGCTGCTGGCGCTCGTCCTGACCCTCCCCGGCTAGCATGGCCTCCAGCTCGGCGATGCGCTTGTTGCGCTTGGTCAGGGTCGCCTGTAGCCCCTCGATGTGGATGATCAGGTTCTCCCGCTTGTGCATGTCGAGGTCGACTTCTACTTCTTCCCCTGCCACTTCACTCTCCTCTTAATGTCGTTGTCGATGAACCACTGGTTCAACTGCTCCACGTTCTCGCCCTCCAGATCCTCGAAGGTCCAGCGGTAGATCGCGCCCTTGAGCGCCTTCATGCTCTTGGCCTCGAACTCGACCACGTGGGCCTTGTCCCCGAGGACGGTCAGGCTGGCGCGGTACACCTCAGCCATCGGCCAGCCCATTCGATGAGGCCTGCCTGAGGCTTCGGATCGCGAGACCGACCAAGCTCAGCCGGTTCCCCGTGTACCCTGCCGCCTCCAGCACTCCGAGCGCGAGGACTACCGCGTCCTTCTTCTCGAAGTACTCGCCATCAAGGCCCGTAAGGTGGACGAAGAACTCCTCCTTCTCCTTCCGCACGGTCCGCTCGACCGAGAGGTGCTGGCCCGTGACGCCCTCCAGCTCGACGACCCTTGTCCCGACGTTCACTCGAAGGCCTTGGAGAAGCGCTCGACCTGCCACTCGGTCAGGCCGGTGTCGTTGCCCAGCGTGTCCGGTGCGCCGACGAGCACGACGTTGCCGACGATGAAGTCGGAGTAGTCGATCCCGCCTCCGGCCCATGCGAGCTGGGTCGCGCGCCGGTTGACGTCGAGCCCGTCCAGCTTGCCCTCCTCGTTGATATACATGGTGACCTTCACGCCCCGCAGGGTGACCGCCTCGATGTAGCCGCCGACTACTCCGCTGAGGTAGTCGAGGTCGATCTTAGATACGTCCTCGACCCTGACGTCCCCTTCGATGGGGACCACTATCGTCTTCAATCCGGAACCTCCGATACGTCGATCTGCTTGTCTTCGATGAACTCGAACCGTCCGGTGTCGTCGGAGTACCCATCGGTGCCGTCGTCTTCCGCGATGTCCTTGAGGGCCTCCCGGCGCTGGAGTGCGCCTTGCAGCTTGGAGAGGTAGTCGACGACGTCGCCGGTCTTGCCAACGAAGTTCAGGATGTCCGGGATCCAGTTGTTCTCGATGCCGACCTTGATCCCGTCGAGGTTGGACTCCAGTTGCTTGATTGCCAGCAGGGCGCGCTCCTTGTAGAAGTCTGTGTCCCCTGCTGCCCTGCGCTGGTGGTATTCAAGCCTGCTCTGTGGTGCCATGTCAGTACTCCTCCCGTACGATCTTCTTGAGTGCGGCCCGCGTCTTGGCCTGCCAGCTCTTGTCGAACCTCTGGTGGTTCGGCTGGTCGATGTAGAGGTACATCGTCCAGAACTCGGAGCCGGTGAAGGGCGAGAGGATCAGGAAGTCGTGCTTGGCATCCCCGACGTAGACAGTGGCCCAATGCCACGGCCTTCCGGTGCGCTGCCCCTGATTGGTCCACTTCACGTTCTTCGCCATCGCCGCCTCCTCAAGTTTTCCTGTTGATGTTTAGAGATTACCTTCATCATCTACAGATGTCAACTCGACTTTCCGCACCCTCTTGGGCGGCTTGTCGAACAGCTCGGGCCTGCGCTTGCCCATCGCCATGAAGTTCGCCATCCACCTCTCGTGGTCGGTGATCTCCTCCTCGGTGAGCGGCGTGCACAGGGCGTCGAGAAGCTCCTCCTCGAAGTCCTGCGACCCGGGAGCAGGGGCCGTCAGTCCGGGCCTGAGGACGAACATTCTCAGATCTCTTCCCAGTCGGCCCGCCACACGAGCCAGCCGGACTTGGTCCGCCCCAGCGCCCGGACGAGCCGGTCCTTGAGTAGCTCTTCGTCGGCAGGCCCATCGACGGTGAACGACACCGAGCCCTTGGACTCCCAGAACTTCCACCAGCTCGGCGCGTCGGAGTGCAGGCTGGCCTTGGTGCCGAACTCCCCGGCCAGCAGTCGGGCGGACCTCAGCAGCTCGGTCTTCGCGGCCCTGTGGCCCTTGAGATGCCCGTGCGTGAGGTAGACCGAGATGGCCGTGCTGACCCCGCTCAAGAGATCCGCCAGCGTCCGAAGTCGGCATTGGCCTTACGGAGCGAGACCTCCATGTGACTCAGCAGGAAGTTGTAGAGCGACAGGCAGAGGTCGTTGTAGGTCTGCCATGGGACGTCGACGTCGATCTCGTACTCGGCAGTGACGATCTGCGTGATCTGGTTGACCACGCTGGCCCTCTTGAACCTCGCTCGCGTTAGCTCCTGTATCCTGAGCAGCAGGCCGTCGACTTCGAGGGTGCGCCCCTCCTTGGTGCGTAGTTCGATCTCAAGCTTTGCCATCTTGCCTCCCTGTCTGGTTGATGCTCTTACCATACACACCTTTCAACTAGCGCGCAAGCTACTCGGCCCCGTACTCGGTCCCGCAGCCGCACCGGAAGATCTCGGTGCCGTCCGAGAGCAGGATCTTGCCGAAGACGTTCGCCCCGCAGCGCTCGCAGCGGAACCGCTTCCCGTCGACGGTGACCATGCTCGGGACCGGGTCTCCGACCGGGTGGGGTGCCTTGTCGATGCCGTCGACGCATCCGTCCATGAACCCGAGCATGCAGTTGAGCATCTGGACCGCCTTCTGGTCGGGCTTCTGCTCCGACTGTAGCGCGGCGATCCTGTTCTCGATCTTCTCGGCCAGCTCGGCGTAGAAGTACCGGCGCAGGGTCGTCATCAGCTCCTCGACCTTGGCGGACCCAGTCATCCGCCGATCCCGTAGAGGATGACGTTGACGCCGAACTCGTCGGCGTCATTGGAGATGTCCCCGGAGGTCCAGTGGCGTCCGTGCCCGACCCAGCCGTACTCGTCCCGCATCAGCCGCCTATGGTCTCCTCCTCGGCTCGTGTAGCCGATGACCCCGCCGATTCCGACGTCAGGCACCCGGGAGTTGAACAGGGGCTTGGTGAAGTAGCGCTTGAAGATCTCGGTGGCCTTCATGGTCATCCCGACTCCGGGCTCCAGCAGCCGTGCCTGCACGAGCACGTGCGGCTCCCGGCCCGGGTTGGTGAGCACCTCGGGCCATGAGGTGAAGGCCTCGGGCAGTGTTAGTGTGCGGGTCATGATTCGTCGATCCCCTTCCAGTTGACAGGCTTGCCCGGGTCGTTCCCGTGCCAGTGTTGGTTGAGCCGCCAGAGGAGTTCCTTGGCGGCGTGCTGCTCTCCGACCGAGACCCACGACCCGAACAGGATCGCGAGCGTCTCGGGGTGCATCTCCTCGACGTCGAACTTCATCGAGACGCTCTGCTTGGCCGTGAAGTGGACCGCGTCTCCCCAGTCCGGACCCTCTACCGGTTCGAACACGAGGTCGGAGAATGCGACGGGCGTGATGAACCTGCCTCTGTCCACGAGTTGCAACTCAGACAAGGACGGCGTCCTCTATCGTTTCGAGGATGAACTCGGTCGCCATGATGCCGTACTTCTGGAAGAGCAGCTCCCAGAGCTGGCCCCGGGTCGCCCACCAGTTGGGGCCTTCCGACCACTCGAAGCCGTCCGGGACGTTGACCCAGACGTCGAAGCTCGACCAGCCGTTGGGCATGAGGCTGTGGCTCCAGCCGCCGACCGAGGCGATGGCGTACCCGGCGACGTCGAGCGTGACCCCGTAGAGGAAGTCCTCGTGCTCCTCCTCGTCCTCGTGCGGCGTGATCCCGACGAGCGATACGGTCAAAGTCTGCATGTGTCTCCCTTTTGTAATTCTTGCAATTGTTGCAGAGAAGCTGGCTATGCTGTCGTCAGCTTGTCGGCGATGTGGTCGAGGTGCTTCTCGTGCAGCGTGGGACCCGGTCCCTGAGAGTACGTCGTCTCCCGGGTGAACGGCCCGATGTCGTCCCCGCACTCGCACTCCCACATGCCGCGCTTGCGGTCCGGGTGCATGTACTTGTGCTGCCCGAGGATCTCGCGCAGCCGGGTCCAGCCGGTGTGTACCTCTCGGGACCAGTACAGCGAGCGCTCCTCCTTGAGGGCCTTGACCTTCTCGGCTAGCTCGGTGATCTTCAAGTCCGCGATCCGGAGCATCTGGGTCTCGTAGGAGTTGATCCCGGCGATAGCGGCCTCGATGACCTCGGCGTGGGTGTAGAGCCTCTCGGTGCTCTTCACTTCCTCCATCATGCCTCCGTCACGAGCTGCCACGCCCGAACCGCGCACTCGCCGGTCGACCACTCCGGGTCGTCGGGCGTGAACCAGATCAGGCCGGTCATCCTGTCGATCCCGGTGACCGTGGCGGTTGCGCCCTCCCACGGTCCGGCGTCGACGATCACGCGGTCCCCGACCTCCCATCCGCAGAACTCTATGGTCATCGCTTCTCCGCCTTCTGCTTGTGCTCCTTGACCGCCTCGGCGACGTCCCTCGCCGTGTAGGAGGCGTGGCTCATCTGTATCACTCCGTCGCTGTGGCCCTCGTTGTAGGCCTTCCCGAGAGACTTGGAGATCGTGTAGACGACATGGTCCGGGCTCACCGGCTTGTTGTAGATCAAGTCGAGGACCGCGTCGACGATGGTGGTGACCTCGTTCGCGAGGCTCTGCTTGAGCGGGTAGTGCTCGGGCATCAGTCCTCCGCTCCCGGCAGGTTGATCGCGAAGCTCGGGGTGAAGGTGAGCTTGCGGACGTCGAAGGTCTTGAACTCCCGTCTCAGCTTGTCTCCGACAGCGTGCGCGAAGTCCTCGACCTCGCGCAGCCGCAGCGCCGTGTCGACGGTGACCTTGACCTTGGTGCGCAGCTTGCCCCGGCTCAGTTCGAGGAAGTCGACGCCAGCGCCGAAGACCTTCCCGACCTCGCTGGTGAGGTGGTCGATGGTCTTCTCGTCCGCGTTGTCCTGCGTCCACTCGATGTTCAGCTTCATGGTTTCCTCCTTGCTCGGTGTGCTTGTTGACATGTGTATATATTAGAACGGCCAAGGGCCGGGTGTCAACCCGACCCCTAGCCGATGACCGGGGTCGCCGTGGTGTTCTTGCCCTCGCAGCGCTCCCACAGCGAAGCACGAACTGGAGTCCCGTCCCAGAGCTTGAGTATCCGGATGTGCATCCATCGGGTCGTGCCGAAGACGGTGGGCCGGATCTCCACGTCCTCGTCGCAGTGCTCGCAGTGCCGGATGCAGCCGCAGAAGTCGGTGTGGCTGTCTCCGTGCTTCCCGTCCGAGCCGAGGGGCCTGTGGCTGTCGAGGACGCGGATCAGGGCAGAGATCGCCTCCCCGACCTCATCGGTCGGGGCGACGACGGACTGCCTGCACAGGTACTCGCGCAGCCCCTTGGGGTTCCACGAGAGCGTGCTCAAGCGGCCTTCTCGATGTTCTTGTGGCCGCTGAGGTAGCCCAAGACCTGCTCGGCGTTCCAGAGCGAGGCGTCGGTGAGGTAGTAGATCTGGTAGGAGCCGTCACCTTGATACCTGACCGTCTTGAAGCGCATCTCGGTTGAGCCCATGTAGGCGACGAACTCCTCGCCCTCCTCGGTCGGCAGTACGAACTCGGGCTCGTCGGAGAGTGCCTCTTCGAGGAAGGTGATCACGCCCTCGACATAGGTCTTGTTGGCTTCGTTGAAGAACTGCTGGCGGACCTCCTTGCGCAGCTTGGCGACGGCCTTCTCGACCTTCTCCAGCTTGGCCTCCGCTGTCTCGGCGCGAGCCTTCATCTCGTGGCAGTGCTCGCGCTCCTTCTCGACCATCGCCAGCGCGCGCTCCTTGGTGACCGCAGCAACCTCCGGGAGTGCGAGGAAGTCGGCCTTGTTGACCGTGATCCCGAGCTTCTCCGGGGTCGGGAGGAACGCTCCGGTATCTTGGCGCAGGATGGTGAAGTTGATCAGACTGTCCGAGGGGTTGTGGACTTCGAGGGAGCGGTTGGCTCCGGTGAGGGCGCTGTTGAGCGTGCTGCCGACTGTCGTCATGGGTGGTTCCTTCCGTAGGTTTGGTCTAAAGATACAAAGTTGTGAATGCTGGCGTCAAGCTCAGGCGGTCTTGAGTGCGTCGATGGCGTGGAGCTGCTCGATCACGACGGTGTCGAGGTAGCTCTTGACGTCCTCCCGGATGGACTTGGCGTCCCTGCCGGTGGAGAACTGGAGGTCCCACGACTCCTCGTCGATGTCGAGGTCGATGGTGTACTTTACCTTGGTCATTCGGTGATCCCTGCCTCTCGTGCGGCCTCAACCTCGGCCTTGAATGTCGGGTAGTTCTCGGAGACCAGCTCGCGGAATCCCTGTCCGGGCCGCAGCTTCTTCCACTCGATGAGCTTGAGTGCCCATGTGGGCTGGTAGAAGGACCGCTCGTTGCCGCGCTCGTCCACGACGTAGACGCGGGTCTTGGTCCACCGGATGACAGTGGCGGGGTCGAGCCTCTCGCCCGCCGCTCCGACGACCCGGATGAAGACCTTCATCCCGGGCTTGCACCACTGGAGGTTCCTGATCTGTGCGGGCATCCTGCGCCCCCTTTCTGCCTGCTTCCTGCTGACAGATATAAAGATACACAGCTACTCAGTTCGTGTCAACCACGGACCGTACTTCTCCGGGTCCCAGCGCTCGACGTAGAAGGTGTCGGACTGGTAGGCCTCGTTGCGCCTGTCGGCCTCGGCCTTGGCCTCGTCCTCCGTGTCGTAGTCCCAGATGACCGAGTCGCCGCCCCGGTAGCTCCGGAACTTGAGCACCCAAGCCTTCACTCGTCGACCAGCTTGAAGAACATGTCCTCGGCCTCCAGCCGGTCGAGGATCGGGAGGCACTTGTCGAGGCAGGCCATGCCCCACGGGTGCCAGTCCTCGGCGTCCCACGTCTGGAGGGCGACTGGGCAGGGGTCGAGCAGGACGATGAGATGATTCTTCTGCGGGTCGTGGCGGAACTCCGCGTTCGCTCCCCCGCCGCAGTTGCGGTCCATCTGGAGTGTCAGGTCGTCGAAGTCGTCGAGGGCCGGGTTCTTCGTGATGTTGCAGGAGAATTCGATGTGCATGTCAGTCCTTGTCTACGTGCTCGACGATGGGGCGGAGGCTCACGTGCACTTGGTAGACGCGCTCCTTCATCCGCCCCTCCTCGTTGAGGTGGATGTGGTACATGTAGGTCTTGCCGTCCTTCTCGAAGAAGCCCATGGACGGCGACTTGACCCCGCTGCGGACGAGCGCGGCCTCGGCGTTGCGCTCCAGAGCCCTGCGGAACTCGGCCTTCTTCCGGCGCTCCTCGCGGGTCTGCGACTTGAACTCCGGCTCCGTCACCATGTCGGCACCCTCCTCATGGGTATGTCCGGGAAGGACTTGTGGATCGCCATCTGGAGCGTCATCCTCGTCCCGTCAAGGGCCGTGATGACCGGGAGGTTGTGCACCTCTCGGTCGTTCACGAAGACCTCGCCGTCCCGGGTCACCTTGACGTCCTTGCCGACGCCGGGAACGTGCCGACGCTCGGTGTTGCGCTTCTTCTCCACCATCACTCAAAGCCTCCGTACCACGTGATCTCCGAGTTCTCGACGTTGAGCCGGTCGAGCCGCTCGTCCAGAGGCCACAGGATCATGTTCTTGAAGTAGTCCCGCTCGTATTCCCACTGGTATCTCCGGCTCTCGCCTCGGAGGTATATGTAGATGGTGAACTTAGCCCGACCCTCCCAAGGGTTGTAATGCTCCAGCACGGCCTCCAGCGACTCGTGGTGGCGCGTGATGGCCGCTGAGAGGGCTTGGACCTGCACTAGGTTGTCGTCGGCCTCGAACTCCATGACTGCTGCTTGGGCCATCAGTGGGTCTCCTTCCAGAGGATGTTGTCGACGCCGATCTCCTTCTTCTCGGCCTCGGTGCCGTGGAACGCGGAATCCTCGAACAGTTCGGCATTTGTGTCCCAGATGGTCCACGCGAGCTGGCCGAGGTCGAACTGGAGGACGACGGCCATCCGGTCGGATCCGCCCTCCCCCCAGTGCGTGTAGCGCTCGACGACGGCCCCGATGTTGTCGGCGACGTGTGCGCCGAAGGTCTGGTAGTTAGCTCCGGACTGGCACGTGAAGTGAAGTGAAGTTCTAGCAACTGCTGCCTCCTCTGATATCTGTCGGTGTAGTAATCATACACAGTCTTACACTCCTTGTCCAAGCGAAGGCCCGCCCCCTGAGGAGCGGGCCTTCTCAGCGCGAATCGTCAGCCCTTGGGCGAGGCAGAGGTCTGGTTCTTGGACTTCTCGTCCTTATCCTTCGCGGGCTCGGCGACGACCTCATCGTCCCACGTGACGAGGACGTGCGCCGTCCTCATCTGGGCGAGCACCTCGGAGAGATCCTCGGGGAAGAGCCCCTCCGCGATGATCGCCTTGTCGGCGATGGCGAGGGTCGAGTCCTCCTTGGCGTTCTCGATGATGCGTCGGGCGTGCTCGCGTGCTTCGTTCTTGCTCAGTTCGGTCATAGCTTTGGTCTCCCGTGTCTGTCGGTTGGTTTGTCTAGCATATACAGGCTGTGTCAACTGCGCAAGTCGCGGCTAGATTCTGCGCCGGAACCTGTTCAGGAACGCGCTGAACGTCAGCACGACGTAGGCCGAGATCATTCCCACGAAGGAGAGTCCGGCGATGATGACGACGACCCCGATCCCGGCCAGTGCGGTGAGCAGCACCGCTCCCTCGGCCTCAGACACCCTCGACCCCGTGCATGGCCTTGTAGATGCCCTTGTCGATCTGGAGCTTGTGGAGCACCTGTCGGGCCTCCTCGGGGTACTCCTCGATCATCCGCAGGGCGAAGCTGATCGCCCCGGCCTCTGCCTTGTCGTAGGACGGGCTGTTCCCCTGATAGCACTTCACCCGCTCCACGAGGAAGTCCCGGCGACGGGTGAGGGCGTGGACGTTCTTCTTGAGGGTAGCTCCGATTGCCACTGTCTGGTTTCCTTCTTGCAATTCTTGCAGTTTATTGTTGGACGGCTTTGATGACTGTTCCGTGGTAGTCCACGCACTGGATCCCCATCCCGAACCAGCCGGTGGGCTCCGGGAGTCCGTCGTGGTTGATGCAGGAGTTGCGGGCGTCGTAGTAGCTTGAGACAGAGAACCCGCCCGCCACGAAGAGGACTACCACCACGACGGTCAGGACGATCATGCCCCAGTAGTCCTCCCACCACTCCTTGATCATTCGGTCTCCAGCAGGGCGTAGTTGAGCGCGCGCAGCGTCCCTTCGTAGGCCATGAGGACTGGCCCGAGCAGGGTGTTCTTGTGCTCGTCGATCATCGCGGCCAACTCGTCGCGCATGGCCTTGAGCCTCTCGATGCGCGGATCCTCCTCGACCTCCTCGAACAGCGCCGGGAAGTAGTGCGGGTCGTAGGCTTGGAACCACGTCCCGTCGAAGGCGAGCCACCAGTCCTTGTGGACGTAGACGACCTCTGTGTCGAACTGCTTGATGACGAGCACGTCGTCGAGGAACCCGCTGTCCTCGGCCAGCCGGTATTCGGCTGGGATTGAAAGGCGCTCCGCCCACCGGATGATTTCGTTGGCCGATTGCAGGTCCCCGGTCCACTGTGCTGCTTGGACGTCCCGGTCCTTCGGCCTGTAGGTCTTGACCATGGCTTTCTCCTCCCCTGTTGGTATGGAAAGACTATCAGCATATACAGAGTTACACAAGCGCTCTGAGCCGGTTTTCTGCCGTGTTCTGAGCGTTACTTGAAGGGGCGCTGCTGGAGCGCCTTGAGCCAGTCGGCTGCGGCCTCCGAACCCTCGCGTCGGGCCTGCTGCTCAAGCGCCTCGATGATGCTGGGGAAGACGGTCTCGACGAGCTTCGCCGCGCCCACCCGGGACAGCGCCCCGAAGCGCTCGAACGATGTAGATCCAACCTCGACTACCCTGCCGAGGTCGATCCCGTGGCGCACGAACCAAGCTGTCGTCTGCATGTCGTCCCTGTCTGTCGGCCTGCCCGTCCTGTCTATCACGGTCAGTAGTGCTGGGTCGAGGCCCACTTGTCTACTTTGATGTCCTCGAAGACGGCGATGGTGTAATCGTGCAGCTCCTTGCTGCTGGGTGCATCGCCCGAGTCCCCGACCGTGTCCTCCCAGAGGCAGACGGCGTCGGAGACGTTGAGCCGCTCGAAGGCGTTGAAGATGCCGATCTCGGTGTCTCGGGTGAGGGTGACGTCGTTGGCCCCGACCTTGAAGGTGATCTCGTCCCCGTTGATCAGGAGGATGTCGTCGTACGGCCCTTCGAGGACAGCGCCGAAGTACGGGACCCGGACGTCGTATCCCGGGCGGATCCCTCGGAGGTCGTCTACTTTGATACGGTGCATGGTGTCTACCTTTCCTTGTTGGTAGTCTTACCATATACAGAAGAGCGCCCGGTGTCAACCGAGCGCTCTCTGCTAGTTCCAGATCAGGTTGTGGGTCCATGCCCTCTGGACCCACCGGGCGTCCTCCAAGGCGTCGTGCTTGCCCTCCTCCTGCTTGGGCAGGTCCCGGGATTTGGCGAGCTGCCTGAGGTCGTGGGTGAACATCGGGAAGCCCTTGGGAAGGTTGATCATCTTCCCGTAGAGCTGGCACAGGACGACGTGGTCGTACGCTCCGTACCAAGCCCATAGCTCTGCCGTCTCGCCCGGGGCGAGGCCCTCGGTGACGAACTGGCGGACCTCCTCGGCGAGCTGGTCTTTGGGCACCGGGAACATGCCCTGTATCTGCGGGATGACGTTCTCCATCAGCCACTCGTCGCGGCTGATCCGGTGCCAGTCGGCGTCGAAGTTCACGAGGTGCAGCTCAGCGCCGTCCTCGCGCACCATGCCGATTGAGATCAGGTCGATGGTTTTTCCATCCTCCAAGAATTCGGCGTCATACCAGATACGCATCAGACGAGATCCTCCTCGGTCTTGGTGAAGTACGCCCCGGAGTCCCGGTCGAAGTGCCCCTCGTCGTGGTCGGCGGGGAGCTGGCAGTAGTGGTGGCCGTCCGTGCTGTACTTGCCGCACTCGGGGTTGGGGCAGTCGTGGTCGTCTTGGTGCGTCCAGCAGAAGTACAGGCCGCACCCGGGCTCGTCGAAGGAGCGGTGCCCGTCCGGGGCGTCTCCGCAGAGGTAGTCGAAGCCCCTGTCGATCTCCTCGGTGCAGCCCTCCTTGTCGCACTCGGCGTCGACGAGGTACCCGGCCTCCCGGCCATCGGGCAGTGTGTAGAATCCGTATCCCATTTAGTAGAGCTTCCTCGGTAGGTTTTTGCAATTCTTGCAAAAGATCGTGCTCATCAGTTCTTCTTGAACTCGAAGGTGGTGGGCGAGATGGTGCTCGGCTGGAGCTGGACGTTCACGTCCGCATGGTAGGTGACCTTACCTAGCTCGATCACCTGCTCCTGTCCGTCGAGGCGCAGGTAGAGCGTGCCCTTGAGCGGGATCTGCATGGTCAGCGGTGTATTAGCCATTGGCGATGCCTTTCGCAGCGTTCTGCTCCGCGAAGTTCTGCTTGATCGAGATGATGACTAGCTGCTCCGCTGCCTCGGGGGACCAGCCCGCGTCGAGGAACTGCTGCTTGAACCCGGAGTAGAGCGCGACGAGTGTCGCGATCTGGCCCATGGCGTTCAGCAGCCCGTTCTGGGTCTCTTCTGTCATACCGCCATCCTCGCACACATCATCCGCAGTGTCAAACTCCGGTGGCGAGGTGGATGAGCGTGAGCGTCCAGCCGTCGAGGAGGATCTCCTGCGTGGAGATGCTCTCGTTGTCGCCCGGGATGAGCCAGTGGCCCCAGCCGATCTTCTTGAAGGCGGTCGTCCGGTGGCCGAGCTTGGCGAGCGCGATGGAGCCGACCGGGAGGTGGGTCATCTGGTCCTCGTCCAGCGGCCTGCTGAATTCCAGCATCGCTGCGGCGACGTGGTGGATGTCCTCGAACGGGATCAGGGAGAAGCCTTCGAGGCACTCGGTGACGCTGATCCCCTCCTCGTGGGGAGAGAACTCGAAGCCGTCCATGTCGTAGTCGCGGTAGTAGAACGTCCCGCCGACCCAGCCGTATTGGGAGTTGCTCATTTGCTCGTGCCTCCTAGCACTGGTTGTTCATCGACCCGGCGACGTACCCGGCGTCCCAGCCGTAGAGGTAGTTGTAGGTCAGGAACGGGTGCGGACCGACGTAGCCCCAGCCGATGTAGTACGGGCGGAGCGGGACGTATGGGTTGATGCTGACGCCGTAGTGGACGTTGTCGTAGAAGTGGGCGGTGTAGTAGTAATTGGTCCTCGCCGTCGTCGAGGAGTACGTCCTCGGCGCTGTAGAGGTGAAGCGCGTCGTCGGGGTCTTGACCGTGCTCGTGGTGGTTCCGCCCGAGGTGTTCGACTTGCCCGCGATGGTTCCGGACTTGGGTGCCGGGGGCGGTGGCTTGGGTGCTGGAGGGGCCGCGCCCTTCTCCGGGACTGCCTCCTGCACATCGTCCAGCGGGACGACGTAGGCCTGACGGTCGAGGCAGTTGACCGTCGTGGTGTTGTCGCAGGCGGTGACGCCGATGCCCGCGAGGACGGCGATCCCGAGGACCGCGATCAGGCGCTTCACCAGATCCCCTCGACGATCTCGGCGACGATGACGACGATGCCCTCGATCAGGTCTCCGATGACCTCGGAGAGGAGGTCGAACATGATCAGGTCTGAGAAGCTGAACTGCGGGATGTGGATGCTGTCGCGCTGCCACCAGCGCTTCTTCTGTCTGGGATCTGTCATCGTGGGTCCTTTCGTCTGGTCCGGCTGGCTAAAGTATACACCTTTCAACCGGACCAGCCCAAGGATTTCTCAGTCCTGCGCCACGAGCAGGAACTCGCTGTGATTGCGTAGCTCCGGGACGGTGTAGATGTAATCGGAGTTCAGCCCGCCGACATCGTTCAAGAGGCCGTAGAGTGTTCCGCCCGAGCCGTTCGTGAAGGTCTCGTAGGTGTAGGTGTCGAGGTCGTCGGGGTCGAACGCGGTGAACTTGGTCCCCGGGGTGGTGGGGAATTCGAACTGGCCGAACGGCACCGGGACGCTGGAGAAGAGGTGCTGCTTCTTGACGTTGATCTTGGCAACGGTCTTGCCGTACGCGCAGAGGATCTTGACCTCCAGCTCCCCGTCGTTGTTCTCCGTGACCATGAGGGTGTTGGTAGAGTCGGTGGCTGCGATGTGGGTGCGGATCTTGTCTGTCATTTCCTGTATTCTCCGGGGGCGTGATGGACGTTCCACTTGCCGAGCTGGCTCCTGACCGAGACCGGCCAGATGCCTCCCTTGAGGCGCTTGGCGAGCGAAGCTGCTTGGTTGATCGCGCCGTCATCGGCGACGAGGGCGCAGTGGTGGTTTCCGTCGTCGATGGCCCAGAAGCCGTCGATGAGGAAGTGGGCGTAGCCGTGGCTAATATATACACCTTCCAATTGCTCCTCGCGAGATGGCTCGTGGGGGCAGGCCTCGCACTCGTACCAGACTTGGCAGTCGTCGTAGCCGGGGCACTCGGAGTTCCAGTTGATCTCTCCGTGCTCGTCCCACCAGACGGAGAGGAAGTGGGGGTGTATGTTGTTGCAGTATGAAGCAAGGCTCACGCCTGCCTCCAGTTCTAGATCATAGGTGTGTCAGCACCAGATCTGTTGGCCCCAAGGGTAGGGATTAGGGGCGGGCCAGACTGGCATTGGCACCGGTTGTGGCGGGGTATATGCGCGGTCGATGAGCCGCTCGTTGATCTGCTTGAGGATCGAGTACATCTCGCGGGTGAGGTCGAGGACGTTGGCGAGCCATTCGGCGTCCTCGGTAGTCGCCTCGCGCCGCAGGATCCGCTCGCGGATCTCCTTCTCGGTCGAGGTGTGGATGAACACCTCGGGGTCTCGATCCAGATTCGTATGGTTTACAGTGTCCACTCAACCATTATGCCGCAAGGGCCGGAGACCTGTCAACTCGGTTGAGCTTCTTGGTCATGTGGAAGTGCTTCTTACCATCCGCAGTGTAGCATTCGTAGACCCGGAAGGCGCGACCGGTGACCTTGCTGCGCTTGAGCACGCAGTGGTAGGCCTCGACCTCGGTCTTGAACGGGGTCTTCTCCGGGTGCGGGCAGGCCAGCTCGGGGCGCGCCTCTGCCTTGCGGAGGCGCATGCGCCGCTTAGTCGTCCCCACGAGCCGCCACCTTGAACGTCTTCTGGAACACGACGTCGTTCTGGGCGAAGAACTTCGGCCCCACCCCGTGCGATTCGAGGATCCAGTCCTTGCGGTACACCGTCAACACCTCGGTCTTGCCCGGGAGCAGCAGGCGGGCCATGAGGTGGTTGCGCTCCATGACCTCTGCCCCGGTGAACTCCTGCACCTCCTTGAGGTTTTCCGGAGTCCCGGTGTACTGCATCGCGCGGCGCTTCCGCACGCGAGGCTTGACGGTGATGACGTTGCTCATGAAGCGGTGTTCCCTTCTCGTGCCGCCCGGACCGCCTCGCGCTGGACCTTGAGCCACAGCTCCGAGTAGATCGCGGCGTCCCTGCCTGACTTTGACTTGTCCTCGATGGAGTCGGTGCGGGCGACAAGCCCGAGCAGCTCCAAGAGGGTCTGGAGATATTCGAGCCCCTCGTCGCCGAGTGTCCGCTCTACTCCTCCGATGACGTCCCCAATGGTGACCCGCTTGAGGTCTGGGACTAGGGTCTCACTCATTCTCCGACTCCTCGATGGATCCGTTTGTAGATCTCAGTGTCCTCGATGAGTCGTTCGAGGTCGAGGTCATCCTCGACGGCTGATTCAACAAGTTCAGCAACCATGATCTGGTCTCCTTCAACTGCTGGTAGTGGAGCTGTTCGTTGTGGATGATCGCGTCGACCATGTCCATCTCGGCTTCCGCGACGAGCGTCTCGATGACTTCCCGTGTGAGCTGGGCCATTCCGTACCTCCTACTATACTCAAGTGAACGCTTTGTGTCTAGACGTGGTCGCGCAGGTTGTGGGCGAGGATGAACCTCCCGATGGTGTCGTAGAGGTCGACCAGCTCCGCTGGCGTCATGCCGATGGACGTCGACTGCATCGCGTTGTGGTGGATCCGCAGGTTGACCGGGAGCGGCTCCCAGTCGGACTTCTCGAAGGAGAAGGTCTTCGGGCGCATCCGGTCGGGGTCGAGCTTCCATGCGTCGAAGTCGAATCCGGTGAAGTCGGTGAGGTCTTTCATGGCGTTCCTTCCGTCGTTGGTGAAGCAAGCATATACAGATGTCCAATCGACTGTCAAGCGAAAGGGGGCCTTTCGGCCCCCTCGGGTTAGCGCTTGCGTTCGTCGACGATCCCTGTCAAGCCTCGGTCGACCGCGTTGGCTGCTTCGAGCAGCTTCTTGACGGGCACGCCGAGGGTCTTCGACAGCGCCCCCGCCTCCGACATGCGGAGACGTCGCCGTCCGTGCTCGATCATGGACACCGTAGAGGTGTGCCACGTGTGGTGCCCATGGATCTTCATGAGCTTGGAGACGTTCTGCTGGGTGAGCCTCCGCTGTGAGCGGAAGATCTTGACGGTAGCTCCGAGTGCGAGGTCACGAGTGTCTGGCATAGCTGTCCTTCCCTATCTGTAGCTTGATGATAGCGCACCTGATCCGGCTAGGCCGAATGGTCCTCCAGCTTCATCTTTATGTCCGTCAGAATGAGGTACGGGTCGACGCCCTTCTCCTCGCTCATGATAATCAGATCAAGAATCTGCTGCGTGAATTGTTTGAATAGTTCCGGCACCGCGTGCGAAATGAACGGGATCGCGTGGTTCTGGACCTCCTGCCGGGTGATCGCGTCGAGGTCGTCCCACTCCGGACGCCCGTCGAGCATGGTCCGGAGGTTCCAGTACTCCTTGGCCGAGGCGTGGACTGCTGGCTGGAGGTCGATAGCTTGCATTTAGTTTGCCGCCTGAACTTCGATAATGTCGGGGAACAGAGACAGGAATGGAATCCGCTGTCCGACCGTGACGAATGTGTACTTCTTGCCCGTCTGGATCTTGCCGTAGATCGAGGCCGAGTTGAACGTGCCGGTGAACCCATTGTCCTTGATGTCGAGGACGTCGCACTCGTCCGTGTAGACCCGGTAGACCGGCGACGAGTCGGAGGCGACCGAGTGATCCTTGCCGTTGACCGTACAGGTAACCGTCTGCCGCGTGTTCGAGATCCATGAGGACTCGATTCCGATGTACCCTCCGACGAGAAGCACCACGACGAGGAGCCCCCCGAGGACCCGCATCCTAAACCGCCGCTTGTGCCGACGCATCTGCTCGGCGTAGTACTTCGCGCGAAAGGGCACGGGCATGCCGTTCTTGTGCGTGAACTTCTGGTTGGTCATTCTTCTCGAACTCCTTAACGATTCCTCTTGTCTTCTCCTCCGTAAGATATACAGTGTCGAAGTGGTTGTCAAACCATGTGGTGTCGAAGGTGGTCTGGACGACCTCCGCGTGGGGGCCGATCTGGCTGAGGAGATTCTGCCACAGGCTGATGAAGATCTCCTCGACCCCGTCCATGGCGATCTTGGTGTCCCGAGGGATTCTCCGATGCTTCTGCAACTCCAGATCGGTCGGGGTGATGATGTCCTCGAACGGGACGCCGAACCGCTGCCAGAGCTGATACTTGCGCTGGCCGCTGGCGACGAGGATCTTCGCGCCCGGGTTCTTTCGGTACCAGTTGACGGTCAGGAGTGTCTTGCCGCTCGCGCGGCCTCCGATGTAGACCTTCACTCTGCCGCCTCCGTCAGCAGCAGGGACGCGAGGACGGTGTCGACGGCGTGCTCGATGAGGCGCTCGGTCAGCCCTCCGTCTCGCACGGGCGGGATGTCTCCGGGTGCGATGTATCCATGCCGTGCCGGGTACTCGCCGACTGCCGCGTCGGGCCAGCTTTCCCTGATTTTTCTGATGAGGTATTCACGCTGTGTCATGATTTGATGCAGACCAATCCGTTGTCGCGGGAAATGTTGGGAGCGCCGCCTGCCTTGATGCAGTCGACCTGTTGCTGCTGGTGGAGGACGTCTCCGTCGTGCACGCTCTTGCCGATGAGGTAGCCCCCGACGATGATGAACGACGCCACGATGAAGGCGATGACGATCCAGAAGAAGGCGAGCAGCACGTTCAACTTCATTGAGTTGTACTCTTCGATTTTCACTCCACCAACGGTACACAGTGTCAAACCTGATGTCAACAGGTGTGGTGTGGTTTGACGGTAGAATGTATATATGATAGACGCACGATTTCGCGGAGCCGTTGTCGCACTCGACGCCCCACCATCAGCCGACGAGCTGACCCAGATCACCGAGCAGTACTCTGCTCGATACTTCCGAGGCGCGGAGCTTGACGCGACGGTGAGCGAGGATCTCCCCGCAGGCCTGACGCAGTCCTCCTACTACCACCTGACGTCCCTCGGGAAGAGCCTCTACGCGGTCCTAACCCCGAGGTAGACATATGGGCAAGTCAGTTGCCGAGCAGGTAGCAGAACTCACTCCTGAGCAGCAGGAGGAGATCTATGCGCAGTACACAGAAGAAGAGCTGGCGCTGCTCAACTACGACGCGGAGTTCTGGCTCCGCCCGGAGCAGCTCATTCCCGAAGGGAACTGGCGCGTCACGGCGCTCATCGCTGGCCGAGGCTTCGGCAAGACGCTGGCGATGACCCAGTGGGTGCGCAAGATGGCGATCAAGTATCCGGGGTGCCGTATCGGCATCGCGGCGAAGACGGTTATGGACATCCGTAACACCGTCGTGACCGGTGAGTCCGGAATCCTCGCCGTCCACCCGGAGCACGAGCGGCCAGAGTACAAGCCCTCCACAACGTCGCTGCATTGGCCCAACGGCTCCTACGCCCAGCTCCTCTCCTCCGAGTCCCCCGACGCCGCGCGTGGTCCGCAGTTCCACTTCGCGGTCGGCGACGAGTTCGCGGCGTGGAACACCACAGCCGACGCCTCCGGCGCGACCCTGTACTCCAACCTGCTCATGGCGACCCGTCTCCAGCTCCCCGGAGGTGGCGGTGGTCAGGTGCTCCTCGCGACCACGCCGAAGCGTACGAAGGTCATGCGCGAGCTGATCGAGCGCTCGAAGAACCCCGAAGAGAAAATCGTAATTGTTCGAGGAAACACCTTCGAGAACTCCTCGCTCTCCAAGGACTACCTCGACTTCATGGTGCGTCAATACGGCAACTCGGACCTCGCCAAGCAGGAGCTTATGGGCGAGATGATCGACGACGCCGAGGGAATCGTCTTCACCACCGACATGATCGAGTCCGCGAAGAGTCTGGTCGTACCCTCGACGTGGCCGCTGCGCATCATCGCCGTCGACCCGTCCGTCTCCGGGGACCCGAAGCAGCGAGACGAGTGCGGCATCATGGCTATCGGCTCGACCGTCGAGCGCGACCTCACCAAGCGCCGAGCTGCCGTCCTCGCGGACTACTCGCTCAACGCCTCTCCGGACGTGTGGGCGCGTCAGGTTGCCGACGCGGCCCGTGCCCACCGGACCAAGTTCGTCGTGGTCGAGAAGAACCAAGGAGGTCAGCTCCTCCAAATGGCGATCAACGCCGAGGACCCCTCGCTCAAGGTCATGTTCGTCCACGCCAAGCAGGGCAAGGTAACGCGCTCCGAGCCGGTCGTGATCGCGATGCAGCAGGGCCGTGTGGCGCTGGCGGACACCTTCCCCGAGCTTGAGGACCAGCTCCTCTTCTACGATCCCATGGACACGTCGACCTCGCCCGACCGCATGGACGCGATGGTCTGGGGCATCATCTCCGTGCTCATCTCCCCGCCCGAGGGACTCCACCCGGGAGGCTTCCGCGCCACGAGCCCTGTGGGCCGTCGCCTGCCTTCTCCGGGCGTGGGTATGGGGTCGTACCGCCAGCACTTCCGCGCCCAGCGCAGCACGCTCAGAGGGCGCTAGGAGAGCTTCTCGACGGCCCGTTCGAGCACCTTGTCGATGTCCGACTTGCGGTAGGAGGAGATGCCGACGAGGGTGTTCCCCGAGGCGGTGCGCCTCTGCGGCCAGTATTCGACGTCGAGGCCAGCGGTGAGTTCGCGGATGACCCAGCGCCAGTTGTCGCGCTTGGGGATGAGGACTGCCGAGGTTGTCTTTACAAGTTCTTTCACGATGGATCCTAGATAGACTTCCGTAACAGCATACAGTGTCAAATGCCAAAGCGCAAGAAAGGCCCCCGAGGTTATCCAACCGGGGGCCTTTCTCCAACACGGACCAGACAGGGAAACGTCCGCTGGAGATCAACGCTACCAGCGGACGTTTCGGATGTCTACTTCACCGAGAAGCGGGTGTGGGCGGACTTGGTGATGAACTTCATCACGCCGGGGAAGGCCTTGAGGATGGACTTCTTGTCCCAGTCCTCTTGCAGGTAGTGGATGTCCTGCACGACGGGGACGCCGTTCTTGGTGAAGATGTTGACGTCCTGCTTGTCCATCTCTTCGAGGATGAGCTTCTTGGCCGCTTCCTTCGCCGCCTTGGCCTCCTTCTCGGCCTCGTGCGCCGCCTTGTACTCGGCGATCAGGTCGAGGATGTCCTGACTGGCAGGGGCAGCACCCTCGTGGAACTGGGCGAGAAGCTCCTCCTCGGTGAGCTGTTCGAGGATTTCGGCTGCTGCGGGGGTGAGGGTCTCGGTCATCGGTCTCTCCTGTCTGTGGTTTCCGGCCTGTCCGGCTAACATATACACATCGTAGTACCGTGTCCAACGACCTGTCAACTACTCCTCGTCGAGGAGTTTCTCCTCCTCTTCGAGGGCCTCCTGAGCCTCGGCCACCTGATCGAGTGCCACCAGCTTACGGTTGATCTCGCTCCTGAGGTCATCGCGCAGCGACCGGAGCTGGAGGATCTGGGCCTCCAGCTTGTTCCGGCGCTTGCGGAGCCGCTTGTGGGTGCGGGCGTAGAGCGGCCTCATCGTGCCGCCTCCGCCAGCAGTACGTTGTCGATGAGGAGAAACAGCTCGGCCTCGGTCTCGACCTCGTAGATGTCGATCTCCTGATAGTCCCCGGACCCCCAGAACGGGTCCCCGGAGCGGTACTCGACCCTCAGGACGGTGGGGTCGAGAACCCAGCCATCGGCCTCGGGGTATAGCTCCTCGATGGTCAGCCGGACCTCCGTGCCGTAGATCCGCAGAGCGCCGATCTGGCAGGCCTCGTCCTCAAGAATCTCGTACTCGAAGCCCTCGGCCCAGAGCAGATTGGTGAGTGCGTCGACGTCAATCTGTGCCATTATGATACAAACCTTTCAATCCACAAGCTGCGTCTTGATCGCGAACTGGGCGCGGTACTCCAGAGTCGGTCTGAACCCGAAGAGCTTTTTGATCGTTCCGTGCTTCGCAGTCTTATTACCTACATTGTAGTGCCTATTCACGTCCTGCACGAAGAATTTCTTGCTGAGGTGTCGGCGCTCCCCCACGAGGGAGCACCAGATCTGGTACCGACCGTAAAGCTCCTGCTCGCCGATCATGTACTCGGGGTCCTCCTCGGGGTCGAACTCGATGAGGCCGTCCTCCATGTACTCCTCGATGAAGCGCAGCGCCGTGGAGGACTCCGAGACGTTCTGGGAGCCCATCCGCACGACCTCGTCGGGAGGGGTGAGCTTGCACCCGTTCTGGATGAACGCGCGCATGCCGAGGATGATCCACGTCAGGACGCGCGAGCGGTCCTCGCGGATCTTCGCCTCAAGCCCGTCGATGGCCCGGATCTCCTCCGGGACGGTGTGCTCCATCCCTGCCGGGACCTTCTGGAACTCCACCGGGAACTCGATCATCTGGACGCGCTCGACGATTGCCTTGTCCCGCGTGTTGATCTTGAGCGGGGCGTTGGAGGCCACGAAGATGATCCCCTGAGGGATCCAGCCGGAGGACTTGACGTTCAGCGTTCGCGTCATGACGTAGTCGTCGCCGGAGAACTTCTTGAGGAAGTCGTCGTCGATGCGTTCGGTGCTGGCAGGCTCCGAGATGGCGATGAAGCGCTTGGAGCGCAGCATGTCCTGTTCGAAGTTCTGCCCCGAGACCTTGGTCAGCGCCCGGGAGTCGGGGAACTCCGAGTACCCTGCGCCACCGCTTCCGAGGCTGTGCAGGGTGTCGACGAACACCGACTTGCCGGTACCCGGCATGCCCGAGAGGTTGATGATGCAGCGAAGTTTGGACATGCCCATGTAAGCCGCTCCTGCCACCATCTGGAGGTAGTCGCGCTGGGCCTTGGACGGGATCGACCGTTCAAGGTACTGGTCCCACCAGCCGAGGTTGAGGTTGGGGTTGTAGTCGGCGTCGAAGTACCGGGTGATCGGCATGTCGGCGGAGTGCGGGATGAAGGTTCCCTTGGTGACCTTTCCGCCGTTCTCGCGGAACGCTTCGAGGTCGAGGACCCAGTCGCGCATGACGAAGTACTTCTGGTCGTTCTCGTACTTGGTGGGGTCGACGACGAGTTCGGATCGCATGATGCGGACGAGTGCGGACAGACCGGCCTCGGTCGCCATGCGGTCGCGGAAGTTACGGTGCTTCGGGAAGATTGTCTTGTTGTACTTATCCCTGATCGCCTGAGCGTTCTTCTCCGAGTCCTGAGCGCCCGACTTGCGGACCGCTTCGGCCTCGGTCTCGATGGCGTTCTCGATGAAGTCGAGAGCATCACAGGTGGCCGCGTAGTACAGCTTGGCGACGTTGAAGGCCACGAGCGTGCCCTCGCACGGCGTGTGGACCCGTCCGTCCCAGATGTACCAGCGCTCGTCCCGCTCCGTGTAGGAGAGGATGTTCTCGAACTTCTCCTTGATCTTCTGCGCTGCCGTTACCTCGGTGCGCGGCAGTCCCTTTGCTGCCTCTTCGTCGTCGAATTTGTCGGTGATCTTCTGGTTGCCGATAAGCTCGGTCCACCATTCGGCCAAATTCATCTCGACCACGATTTGGTCGAGGATTTCCTGTTCAGACATTCAGTAGCCTTTTTTGCGTTCTCGTTCCAGCATACCTCAAGCGGAGGCTACCATCAACAGTGTCGAATCGGCGGACCGGGCAAGTCGCCTTGCGTTCCCTAGCAAGCCGCCATCCTTGGAATTGCAAGAATTGCAACTAGGTCGGATGTTGCCCTTGACGTAGCGACCGCCCTCGCATCCGGGGATGGGATAGCGGTCAACGCTGATCGTCGAAAATGTCACCGTACGGTGACAAAATGAGCACTCCGCCTCGGTCCCGTCGCCGAACTCATCGAGGAGCCACTGCTTCCGGGCACGCCTCGCGTAGGAGGACCCCCGGTCGTTGGTGTTGGAGGTTCCTCGCTTGGTCACTTGTTGTCCATCCTTGCGAGGAAGTCCTGCACGAGCGCCTCGTGGTTGTCGTCGAAGTGTAGCCGGAGGAGCACGCGGAACTTGGTCAGCGCGATCCCGGCATCCTTGAGGTCGCTCAGGCCGGTCTCCTCCGAGGAGGAGAGCAGGCTCATGACCGGGCTGTCCTCGAAATCCACCACTGCCGAGCGCTCTGCGCGACCCGGGCGAGCCCACTCGTTGGAGCCGTCCCGGAGTGTGCGAAGCCACTGCCAACCGTAGGGCGTGAGGATCTCGTCCCACGTCAGCTCGGAGTTGTAATAGTCTTCCATGAAAGCGATGGCCCGGAACATCCGCCAGCGGTTGTGCAGCCCGGTCGAGAGCACCTGACGCATGAGCGCGTCGGTCTGGAAGCGGCGCTGCGAGTCCGCGTGGATCAGCGCCTTGCGAGCCGCCCTGCGCCTCTCGAAGGCGTCATTGGAGACTGCCCGGATCTCCTCTGCCGAGTAGGTCTTTCCGGTCGCCCTGTAGAGCACCACGGGCTTTAGGCGGGTGTCTGCGTCCGCCTTGCCGGTCTGCTTGGGGAAGTTGACCGACCCGGGCACACGGAGGATGCGCGTGACGTCGATGAGCTTGTCGATCACGCGCGGCGCGGACTTCTCCGCGAGGTAGCTCCACCACTGCTCGATGAGCTGCTTGTCGCCAGCGGTCCCCCAGTGCAGACGCCAGTAGGCGTGCACGCCGCCCGAGCCTGATCCGCAGATCATCGTGGGTTCGAGTTCGAGTTCGCCGAGGAATTCGATGATGTCCTCGGTCGACTCGAAGCTCCCGGCCTTCACGTCGATGTCTGCCCAGACCCCGGGCACGTAGAGGACGTTGTCCTCGGTCCCGCGCTGGGTGGGAGCTGCGGGCTCCTTGACGGGGCAGACCCCGACGTAGAGGTTCCACGTGCCGCCCTCGGAGTCGAAGACCAGCCCCCGGAAGGACTCGGGGTCCTCTCGGACGAGCTGGACGAACTCCATGGCCGTCATGGACGCGGAGAGGGTGTTGTAGCGGTCCTCGGCGACGGAGCGCCGACCGACGAAGGTGATGAGGTCTTCGGCGTGGAACCAGTTGGTGATGAAGGAAATAGCGGCCTCGGGGTCGAGGTCTACCTCGCCCCTGACGTCAGAGAGTTTCATGGGTCCTAGTTGAAGAAGGCGGAGACTTGGTTGATGTCCTGCGTGATGGGTGAGCCGACCGAGGTCAGCCCGAGGTGGGCCGTCTTGAAGACGTTGGACTTGGAGTCCATGGCCCGCTGGTCGAGGAGCGCGAGCACTCCCCGGCAGTCGTCCGAGCGGACGAGCCGACCGAAGGCCTGCTCAAGGTCCGTCAGCGCCGCGCGTGTGTACCAGTTGGAGAACCCTCGTGAGCGCCAGTGCGCGATCTGCTGCCTGCACTCAACACTGTATCGCGGAAGCGGGAACTTGCAAATTGCTACCATAGACAGTGTCTCACCGGGCGCGTCGAATCCGGTGAAGAAGCTCTTCGTGGCGAACAGCACGGAGTGCACGTCCTCCTTGAAGTCTGCTGCGAGCTGGGCCTTGTCCGAGTCCTTCTCCTGCACGAGGATCCGGTACGGGAAGAGCCCCTGAGCCTGTGCGAAGCGGGCCTGAGACGCCGCCCAGTCCAGCTCCTTGCGGGAGGTGAACAGCACGAGCGCGCGGCCCTTGGAGGCCTCCACGAGGCGCAGCAGTTCGTTGAAGGAGAACTGCGCGCCCTTGACGTCGGCTGGCTCGTCCTGCCCTGCGGTGACGTAGATGAGCTGCTGGGTCTTGAGGTCGAAGGGGCTTTCCACCCGGATCTCCTTCCCCGGAGGGAAGGCCACGCACTCGCGAGCGTAGCGGAACGGGTTGGACGGGTCCGTGAGGTCCGTCAGGGTCGCCGAGAGCAGGACCGGGGTCTTCACTCCCTCCCAGATGAACCGGGCGCGCGCCGAGACGTCCAGCGGCACGAGGCGGATCGTCAGACCCGGCTCGCCGTTGAAGCGCTTCCAGCCATCCACGATGCACCCGAAGGTGCCGAAGCGGTTGACGATGCCCTCCTTGGTCTGGAGTGCGTTGGACATGATCCCGAGGATCTCCAGCAGGTTCTTCGAGGCCGTGATGCCCTTGCGGATCTTCCGCTTGACGCTCTTGGTGCCCAGCGTCTCGGCTGCTTCGAGAGCCTTCTTGAGGTAATCGTTGGCGTTGATCATCGCGAGCATCGCGGCCTCGATCCGCTTGGGGTTCTCGACCTCGTACTCGGCCATGAGCGTGAGCAGGGTCGAGGAGTCCGAGGAGCTGAGGAGCTTCTCGGACAGCGCCTCGGAGTAGCCGTCCCACTCCTCGCCGCGCTTTTCTGCAAGTTTTACAAAAAAGCGGAGGATGTTCTTGAGCATGTCTTCGAGTCCTGCGAGGGCTTGCCCTGCCTGATCGGCGACACCGTCCGTGTCCGTGAAGTTCGGGCGGGCGTTGTAGATGCCCTCGTTGACGCTGGCGGACATCTCCCGAAGCTCCCAGTCGGAGAGCCGCTTGGTCCACTGGTCCACGAGCACCGGCTCCAGCTTGTGGCCTTCGTCCACCACGAGGCAGTTGATCGTCCCGAGCAGGCCTTCGCTGAACTGGGCGTCCCCGGCCTTCATCTCCGTGTCGGTGGCGAGGAGCGCGTGGTTGGTGATGACGATGTCGGCTTCGAGGGCCTTGGTGCGGGCCTTGGCGGTGAAGCACTCGTCCGAGGAGCACTGGTTCTCGGGGCAGAACTTGGAGGAACCGGCGATGGACTCCCACTCGTCCTTGGTGAGCTTGCGGTTCAGCACGCGCTCGACGTCGGCCTTCTCGCCGTCCCCGATGCTGTCCTTGCGCATCTCCAGCTTCTTGACGAGCATGTCGAGCTGGAGGTCACCCTTCGCACTCTGCTTGGCGACGTTGAGGCACAGGTAATTCGAGCGGCCCATGAGCTTGCGGTACTCGAAGCCCGGGTAGAGCTTGGCGAGGAAGGGAAGATCCTTGTCGACAAGCTGGGCGAGCAGGGTGTTGGTCTCGGTCGAGACAACGCCCCGGTAGCGCTTGTTCTCCTTCTTGGCCTCGATGACCTTGGAGATGATCGGGATGAGCGTTGCGAAGCTCTTACCGGTTCCCGTACCGGCCTCCCCGAGGAGGCTACCGCCATGCTCGATGGCGTTGATGATGGCGTTGCCGAGCAATGCCTGACCCTCGCGGACTTGCCTGCCCTTCGCGAGGACGGGGGCAAAGAGGGTCTCCCAGTTGTTCAAGTGTGTATGCCTGCCTTCGTAATAGCTTCGGAGCTAGCTTACGAGGTCAGGATACAAACCGTCAACTCAGAAGTTGTCGGCCTTCTTATTTATGATCTTGCGCGTCCACCACTCCAGCCCGCACTGCGAGCACTGGATGTGGGTCTTGGTGCGTCGGCGCTCCAGCACCGTCAGGTGCTTTGTCGAGCGCGGCCCGCAGAAGGCGCAGCGGATCCGGCGTCCGGGGTAGATGTGGGTCTCGCCCTTGGAGTTCACGGACTGCATGATGCGCAGCTCAAGCTCGTCAGCGCCTCCGTGGAATCCGTGGCGGTCCTGTCGGTTCAGCGAGTCCTGCAAGCACTCCCAGCGCACCGGGCACTCGGCGCAGATGGCTGCTGCCTGCTTGCGGTCTGTGGGCTTCGTGGAGTCGAAGAGAGCCCACTGTCCTTGGCAGGCGGCGTCCTCCCACCAGCGTCCGAGGTCAGATGACAATTTCGCCCTCCAGCACTTCGCCGCTATCCGGGATGATCTTGTCGAGGACGGCGATCTGGAGGATGTTCACGGACTTGTAGTCCTCGGTCTTCTCCGGTGTGCGGAGCTTGCCGATGGTGCGGGCGATTTCCCGGAACTCTTCGATAGTTTCCGGTAGTCTCTCCACAGAAACGTCAACGGCTCCGACGCCCGTGCGCTGATCCTCAGGCAGGGATTCGGAGCCGAGAGTCTCGTACTCGAAGGAGACGAGCAGATTGATCATGAGGGTAGTCCTTGGTAAAGCTTCTCCCTCAGTTTATCAAACGATACTACATTTGTAAAGCCTACACTGTCAAGGCGTAGGGGTTCTTCGTGTTGAGGAACCGTACGGCATCGAGGAACTCGACGACCCGCTCCCTGTCCGGCTCGTGGCGTAGTGAGGTGTGGACGGTCTTGATCTTCTCGACCTCCTCGCCGAGGATCTCGACGATCCTGTACTTCGGCAGCTCGGTCAGGTCGAAGTACTCCTCGGGGTCCGAGACGCGGACGTTCGTCGTCCCTGTCTCCAGCAGCTCGACGGCCTGACGCGCGATGCGGAGGCAGTGCCGGGGCATCTTGTCTTTGGGGTTGGGGCGGTTCTGGAACTCGCGGAGCTGGGCAGCGGCGTAGCCGTAGTAGGACGGGCGAATGTTCGTCTCGGAGACGATTGACTCGCGCAGGCTCAGGATGTCCATCCCGGTCTCGTCGAGGATCTCGTACTCGTTCATGAAGAGCAGCTCGATCAGCGTCGGATTGCCCTTGAGCACGAGCCGGAGATACTTGCCGATCTCATGGTAGGTAGTGTCGTCCCCGTCTGGGCTGGCGTTCGACCAAGTCTCCCTGTGCTGGCTCCAGTTGAGGCCAGCGACGTCGAGCGTCGGCGCGACGAAGATACCCATCCGGTCGGTGCCGGAGTCGGCGTGGTTCAGCCCGTAGGCCCGGGACCCAGTGATGGCCCGAAGGATGACGTTTTGCATGTGTGTATGCTAACACTGGGTCCCGGGTCGGACAAATCAGTTGTCGAAGTCGTCCAGCTTTCGCGACACCAGCTCGGCCACTGCGGAGCGCTCCGACTTGTGCAGCGAGACGTGCCCGAACAGCTCTTCGCCGAGGAGTCGGCGGACGACCTCATAGATGCCGTCGAAGCGGCCCACGCGGAAGTTGTCGCGCTGCGAGACGTCCCACGATAGCACGGCCTTGGAGTTGTGTCCGAGACGGGACAGGAGCGTCATGATGGTGGCGCGTTCGAGGTTCTGGGCCTCGTCGATGACGATGAAGGCGTTCGAGAAGGTGCGTCCGCGAACGTGCGTGATCGGCAGGACTTCGATGCGCTGCTCGCGCTTGAGCTTGTCGATCTGGCCCTTGGTCAGGAAGCTCTCCAGTGAGTCGAAGATGGCCTTGGTCCACGGGTCCAGCTTCTCCTGCTCGGTGCCCGGGAGGAAGCCCAGCTCCTCGCCTCCGACCGAGTGCATGGAGCGGAAGACGATGATCTTCTTGAAGGGCTTGTCGAGCTGCTCGACGCCTGCTGCGAGGGCCAGTGTGGTCTTGCCGGTTCCGGCGCGGCCTCCGAGAGAGACGATCTGCACGTCCTCGTCCGTGAGGTAGTCGATGGCGAAGGCCTGCTCGCGGCTGTGGGACTCAAGCCCGGAGATCTTCGGGGCCTCGACCTTGCGGAAGATGTACTCCTTCTGGGCGAGCACTAGGGCGGTCTTCTTCGGCTCGGTGAACGAGCGAAGCTCCAGCGGCACGTTCAGCGGAACGTCGAGGTTGAGGCGAGCACCTCCGGTGCCGTGGATCTGGTCGATGACCTCGGAGTCGATCCACGCGGTCTCGACCTTGTCGATGTGCTCGGTGGAGAAGTCACCAACGCCGAAGCCCTGAGTCGGGACGTCGACGAGCGATGCGACGATGCGGAGCGTGAGATCCTTGGTGACGAGCACGACGTTCGGGTCGTCGAGCTTGAGATTGAAGGCGACCGTCGCGATGCGGGTGTCGTTCGATGGGTAGCTGCGCAGGAGGTCGGGGGTCTCGCCGATGTGGTTGGCCTCGACCCTGAGCGTGCCGAAGCCCTCGCCGAGGGGGACGCCGACCTTGAGGTCTCCGGCGTCGTTCATCTCGTCGAGGGCTCGCAGCACGGAACGTGCGGGGTAGCCGGTCTCGGGATCGCTCCTCTTGGACTCGATCTCCTTGACCACGGTGAATGGAATGACCACGTCATTCTCACCGAACGAATACAGTGCCTTCTTCCCAGCGGAGAGCAGAACGCTGGAGTCAAGAACGAAAGTAGTGGTCATCGCTATTCACTTACTCTAGGCGGGCATCAGCCCTACCTACATTCTACCTTACGCAGTGTCCAATGTCAGCGCGTTTCGCTCGTGGCCTTGAGCCAGACGCCCTTGTCCTCGATGATCTCGATGACGTCGGGGAACTCCGCGAGCACGTCGATGGAATCGAACAGGCTGTGCTTGAGCATCTTGTTCAGCTCGTCGCGGATGCGGTTCGCAGAGACCTTGCTCAGCGCCTCCGCCGCCTCGTCGGAGCGAAGAGCAACCCTCAGCTTGGCGTCGAAGGTGAACCCGGTGGTCACGTAGAAGCGCAGCGCGCGGATCACCCTTAGGCCGTCCTCGACGAGCCGCTCGCGGCCACCCACGAGCCGAAGAACCTTCTCCTCGATGGCCTTCTGCCCATTGTGCGGGTCGACGTACGTCCCGTCCTCTGCGAGGGCGATGGCGTTGCACGTGAAGTCCCGGCGCGCGAGGTCGTCGTAGAGAGTCCCAGCCGTGACCGAGTCGGGTCGGCGACCGTCTGTGTAGACGCCGTCCTTGCGGCAGAGGACGAAGTCGTACGTCTGGTGCTCCATCTGGATCCCGGCGAAGCTGACGGAGTCCTCGCAGCGGGCGCGGATGGTGAAGGTCTTCGGGGTCCGCACGAACACGCGGAACCCGAGGTCTTGGATCCAGCGGTCCATGTGGTCGTAGTCCCGAGCCTCGACCGCGAAGTCCCAGTCGTGAGAAGGAATCCCCCGGATCCTATCGCGCACCGCGCCTCCGACGAGGTAGGCTCGGACGTCGTGAGTAGACAGAGTCGTCATCAGTTCTCCGATCCTTTCTTCTTGTTCTCGTTGAACAGGCGCGAGGTCTCCGAGTACCACTCCGAGGAGATCGGCAGGAGCGCCTCGCGGTGCTGGTTGGCGTGGTGCATGCAGAATGTGAGCTGGCCCCCGGAGGTGAGGGTGACGAGCACGTACGCCTGCGCAGGGCATCGGTCGCAGCGGAACGTCGTGTCGAGCTTGACGGGCTCCGTTCCCTCGACGTCGAAGTCGACGATCTCGCAGGGAAGCTGAGGAGCGAGCGTGGCAGTGGTCATGAGAGCCTCCTAGGGTGTTGACTCATTATATCTTTGAAAGTGTCGAGGTGAAGCGTAAGCCCCGGGGTTTCGCCCGGGGCTTACACTAGAAGGCCGAGTCGAGCGGTCCGACTCGGAACAGCGTCAGGCCGAGGTTCTCCCAAGCGCGGCACACACGCAGGCGGTCGTCGAACACTCCGGCGACGTTGTACTTGCCTCGGATGTGCTGCTCGAACAGATCCAGCTTCACGACGTCGTCAGGAAGGTCGACCCCGTTCGTCGAGGTGGGGCGCATGTGGATCTCCTTGAAGTCCACGTTCGCCACCTCGCGCAGCCAATCGGACGTTTCGGGCTTGCACACCTCGTCGCGCCCCGAGAAGATGATGATCGGGTACGTCTCCGAGAGGATGCGCGCCACGCGGGCGACGTCCTCGATCACGGTGTCCTCGCCGACGCGGTGCCATGCGAACGGTGAGCGGCCCTGCATCCGGGCAAGTGTGCCGTCGACGTCGAAGAGCCAGACGAAGGGCAGTCCCTCGGTGTGCTCGTAGGGAGCGCCCACCTCTGCGATCTTCTGCTCCATCTTCACAGGCTTTGGCGGGAACTTGCCCTTCTGGAGGTAGCGCTTGGCGAAGTCGCGGATGACCTGCTCGCCGACCTGACGGGAGATACGCTCCCGGTCTCGTCGGATGCACTCCTCGACCGGCGTCTCGATGTCGACGACCACGAACTCGGCCTTGTGCCGGTCCGCTGCCGAGATCCAGTCCTTGTTGCCCGAGGCCTTGAAGTTGGTCGCGTCGATGATGACGGAGAGACCGGACTTGAGCGCAGCCGTGGAGGTCGCGTGCTCGATGGTCGAGACCGTCTCTTCCTGATGCTGGGAGAGGTCCCAGTACTTGCCGAAGAGCGCGAAGCGGATGTCGTCGCGGTTCACGCGAACGCGGAAGTCGGGGTCCTCGTCCACCCAAGCTCGGGCGAAGGTCGACTTGCCGGAACCGGGGAGTCCTCGGAGGAGGACCAGTTGTTTTGTCCTTGTGTTTTCGTCGAATGTCGTTGTCATGTGTCTATCCTAAGAGTAAAGATCTACAGTTGTCAAACGCCCTGCGTGGCCTTCCACTCGGCGTCCTCGTGGTAGCGGATGATGTCTAGGAAGTCGAGCCCCTCGTTGGTGTTCATGCTGAACGGGTCGAACCAGCGGAACCCCTTGCCCAAGAAGTCGAGGGAGTCCGCGAACCACATAATGGGCAGAAGCGCGTTGCTGGCTTCGGAAGCCCCCGGAGAGTTGTAGGCGAAGATGCGGAGCCTAGCCCAGCAGGCGGTCTCGTCGAGGTACGGACCTTCGGTCGACCAGACATCCTCCTCGACGAGGTAGTCTCCGTTGCCGTGCTCCAGCCAGACGGTGACGCGGTCGTCGAAGAAGCAGTCGTCAGAGCTGGACGTGCTGCGGAGGCGTAGGGAGAGCTGCTCGCGGATCCAGTCAAGGTCAGTCGGATCGGAGAAGTAGAGGTAGGTCTCGGTGGACATGGGTTCCTCGGTAGGTCTTCTCCGCTATCATATCCAGTTTCAAGGCAAAAGAAAAGGCGGGTCCGAAGACCCGCCTCCTCAGAGGGTGTTACTTGGAGGGAACCTGAATCAGCGGAGTGCCGGAGCCGCCCTGAATCACGATGGCGTTGCCCTTGGCCCCGAACTGCGAGAGAACGTCGAGCTGGCGCTGCTGGAGGATCTCCGGCGTGAGCGACTTGGACAGGATGTCGTTGGCCTGTGCCTGAGCCTGAGCCGAGACGACCTGCTGTTGTGCCGAGATCTTCGCCGCGTCGAGGTCAGCCTGAGCCTTCGTCGCTGCGGTGCGCGAGTTCTGCGCTGCCGCGTAGGCGTCGGTCACGGACTGCGGGTAGCGGATGTCCTGCAAGGAGACGGAGTCGACCTGCACGCCCTGAGTCTCCCATCGGCCTTGGAGGGCCTTGAGGATCTGGGTCTCGATGGCCGAGCGGTTGGTCAGCACGTCGATGGTGTTGAACTGGTTCGGGACCTCGCGGACCACTGCGCGGACGTCGTTCGTGACGAGCTTCGCCTCGAAGGAGTTCTCGTCGCCGTAGTGGTTGTAGATGTCCACGACCTTGTCACCACGGATCGAGAGGTTGACCGCGATGTCGACGTTGGCCGAGACGCCGTCCTTGTCGGTGATCGAGATCTCTCCGCCCTTGACGAAGTTCTTCTGCTCGTCGTGCACGTTGTTCGGGTTGGAGAAAAGCACCTGCTGGTTGAGGATGTTGTAGGTGATGGTGTCGTCCCACGGGGCCTTGAACGAGAGTCCGGCCTTGTCGTTGAAGCCGACGACGGCTCCGGTGAAGGACTTGATCACGCTCGCAGAGCCCGGACCCTGCGTGTAAGTCGACTGGTTCCAGAGGAAGAAGCCGCCTATCAGGACGAGCACCCCTCCGATGATCGCCGGGATCGGGGATCCGGCGAGCTTGGCTGCGACGAAGAGGCCGAGGGCGAGGAGAAGCAGGATCAGTGATACTACGAAAAGGAACATATTGTTTCGTCTTTCTGTCGTTGTGTCGTTTTGGGTCCTACCTTTGCTGTTGAGCTGAGACTCAGCCTACATCATAAGATACTCACTGTCTACTCGCCTCGCAGGGCCAGTTTTCCGGGGGCCAGCATGTCCAGCAGACCGTGCGTACGGCGTCGAACGGATCTGCCGGACCACGTCCCTGAGCATCGAGGTCGATGGGGAAGTGGTCCGGCAGGTCGAACATCGGCGAACTCATGCGGCGAGGATGAGGCCGTGGGCCTTGTTGCGCATCTTCTCGGCGTAGCCTTCGCTCGTGATGGACTTGAAGCGGGACTCGTCGGTGACGTAGCGCTTGCGGTGGTCGCCGAAGAAGGTGATCGCGTTGAATGCGCCCCATCCGGTGCCCTTGGCGTTGGTGTCGTTGACCGTCGTCTCGTTCTCGAAGATGTCCATGAGCTGGGCAACGTCCTTGTCGTGCTGGAACTTCGACTCGGGGACGATCTGCTCGACGATCTTGTTGAACTTGTCCTTGTCGATCTGGATCTGCATCATCTTCTCGACCTCCTTCTGGAAGGCCTCGACGTACTTGAAGCTGATCTTGAGCGTGTCGCGGGCGTCCTGAGCCTTGCCCTCGAAGGAGGACTTGTGGCGGATCGTCCACTTGGTCTTGGCCGTGCGGAGGCCGAGGGTGACCGTGTTCGCGCAGACGGCGCGGATCGCTGTCGTCGCTATGGTGAAGGACTCCTTGCCGTGGAAGGAGTTGAACATGAGGCCGTAGAGGTCGTGCGCGTCCTCGCCTGCGACCATGAACCGGTCGCCGATCTTGACGCAGATGAAGATCTTCTTGCCGCCAGCCAGCGATCCGGCTGAGGTGTACTTCGCCTCGCCCGTGGCGGTGACGATGTCCATGAAGTCGAAGGCCTCGTGGTTCTGGAAGATGTGATAGCCGTCCGAGACGATGCCGAGGGGCTTGCGGTCGTGCTTGCGCACCGTGGCGTGCCATCCCGGGAACGACTGGTTGTCGGCTCCGAAGGAGATGGGCTCCTTGATGACCTCCCAGTCGAGGTGCGCTTTCTTGAGCGCTTCCTTGGCGGTGAGCAGGCCTTCGACCGGCTCGACGAGCCGGTGCCAAGGCATGATGCCCTCGCCGGAGAACATGCTGGCGGTGCCGTCTTCGAGGATTTCGATATCGTGCATTGCGGTTCCTTTCCCTGTGTTCAACCTTGTATGGTTACAGTAGAACACTTTGGAGAAATCCGTCAAGCACTTCCGAGAAAAATCTTTGGAAGACTATGACTTCCAGAGAACGACGGCCTTCGCGAGGCCGTCCGAGTCTTCATCGTCATCCTCGAATACGACGAGGTCGTGGACGCCGAGGGTGTCTCCTCCGCTGGTGAACGCCGGGGTCACGTCCTCCGGTTCGAGTGAGATGAACTCGGACGTCTGCGTGTCGTAGACGAGGACTTCTTTGCCTGCATGCCGCTTGGTGAGGATCGCGGCTAGCTTTTCAGCCTTCATGAGAGGGACTTCCTGTGTGCGATGGCCTTCTCCCATGCGCGGATCCAGCCGTGAGCTGTGCGCTCGTAGACCATCTCATTATATACAGTTTCTCGATACTGTTTTGCGAGTTTGATCCGCTCCTTGGGCCGCTCGATGAGCCGGGAGAGCTGCTTGGTCCACGCCGAGGGGCCTGAGGCCGTCTTACCGACTCCGTAGAGCGCGAGGCGCTCGTACTCCTGCGTGGGGCTGGCGATGAACGGTACGCCCATCGCCGCCATCTCCATGCCCTTGAGTGCGCTCTTGGCCTGATTGAACGGGCTCAGCTCCAGCGGGACGATCCCGATGTCCATCGAGGCGATGGCGTCGTAGTAGTCCTTCATGTCGAGCCATCCGGTGAAGTGGTGCGACTGGGTCTGAGGCAGGTTGAGCGCGTTGAGGACGCCCCCTCCGTCCCCGACGATGTGGAGGTGGAACTTGGTCGAGATGTCGACCGTCCTGCACTCAGCCGCAGCCTTGGCCTCCTCGTCGACGCCGGACAGGGTCCGGAGCGCACCTCGGGTCATCTCAAGGTCGCCCGGGTGGGTCTGGATGGTCCCGGTCCAGCCGATGACGGGCAGGTCGGTATCGCGCTCGCGCTCGTAGGCCGGGGTGTTGTCGAAGATGGAGGCCGGGAGGCTGTTGCGGAGTACCTCGACGCGGTCGTGGCGGACGTAACGGGAGAGAGCCGGGGTGGAGACGGTGAAGAGGTCAGCTTCCTCCGCTGCCGCCTTGATCCACTCCGGACCGTAGCCCTTGGTGTTGAACGTCGCGTCCCACGCCATGTTGTTCCGGTGGAGCATCTCGAAGTCGTCATCCAGCTCGACGATGGTCGCGATGCCCTGCCGGTTGGCCTGCTTGACCATGCTGGCGAAGGCGTTGTTCAGCGGGCGCTGGATGATGATCAGGTCCGCGTCGGAGTAGACCTCGTTGACTGTGGTGATCTTCGTCGCCGGGTCCGTGGTCGCATGGACGTTGATGTTCGTGTCGATGGTGACGTCGACCCCGAGCATCCGCGCGATGCGTGCGGGTTCCTTCATGCGGTAGAAGGCACAGCCACCTTGGTCTGCAACGAGCGAGAGAACCTTCATGAGTAGACCGGGACGACCTTTCGGATCTGGATGTCGAAGCTGGAGCCGAGGGCACCACGGAGGCCGTCGTAGAGGGCCTCCTTCTCAAGGTCAGCGATCTCGAACATGTCGTCCGGATCGCCGGGGAACAGCTCCGCGTCCCACGTGAGGTTGATCGTCGCTGTGAACTTCTGTGAGTCCTTGTTGGGCAGTGCGGGGGTCATGCTGACTTGAATTCCTTGAGATTGATTTCGTCGATGAGGCGGGCGAGCAGGTTGTCGGCAACCTCTAGGGCGTCGAGAGACTGGACGTAGAACGGGGCTCTCATGATGAGTTCCTTTGCATCCCTGAGAGTCCCCTCGGGCTCGAAGCTGAGGTACCTCTCGATGAGGCCGAGCGTCAGACCCTTCGTGATGGGGTTGACGTAGGAGACCTTGTAGTGCGCTCCCTGCTGGGTCTCGTTGAGGTACTTGGTCTCGCGCCGCACGTACCATCGGGCCTTATTGAGTTCCTGAGCCGAGGCGTCCTTCTGGCCGAGTCGCCAGAGGTACTTGATCGCGTTGCCGAGGTTCACCATGTAGTTCTCGATGATCTCGATGGCCTCTAGGCCGCTGGGATGTGATTTGTAGTGCGAGGGGTTGATCGCGTCTTGCGTCTGTGTCACAAAAGCGATACTACCATATCCAGTGTCGCATGGTCAAATTCCTATGATACACAGTGTCTAATAGACAGTCAACACTTTGTATGTTAGTATCCAAGCATGACAGAAACCAAATCCGGAGGCCAGCTCTACGGGCTGATCTCCTACAACCGGCAGTGCTACATCTGCAACATGCCGGAGGACGTGGTTCGCAGGGTTCACGCGCAGCGCGAGGTCGCAGGCCTCAGCTACGACAAGATTGGCAAGGAACTCGGCATCTCCGCAGACGCGGTAGGCAACCACCTCAAGTCCCACACTATCAGGACAAACCTCGCCCTGAACCCCGCGCTGACTCCCGGCTTCTACAGCCCGGGACAGATCCGCATCGACAACGGGTACCAATGGACCGGCACCAAGGAGCCCGTCCTCGGAGTGGTGGCTCCGCCTCCCAAGCCGCCCAAGGGCTGGGAGCCTCGCGTTGAGCTGGACGGTGACACTGGGTATCTTGTCTCCACTCCGCAGAAGACCGACACCATCTCGGACTTTTCTGAAATTCTTGCAGAAATGGGTCTCGACCCGGAGGCGTTCCGCGTTGTCGGACCGGCCCGCATCTCGAAGTGGCAGCAGCGGAACGACGGGGAGTGGCTCACGTCGTACCGGGTGCAGGTCGAGAAGCGCGTCGGCGAGGACATCGACCTCCCCACTCTCATGCAGGAGATCAAGACCCAGCTCCGCTTCGTCGACGAGAAGCCCAAGGTCGACCGGAACCCGGATCGCACGCTCGTGATCCCGTTCGCTGACTTGCAGGTCGGCAAGGTCGGATCCCGTGGCGACTCGCTGGACCTCATCGAGCGCGTGCTGGAGAAGCGCGACAAGCTCGCGGACTACATCTCCGAGCAGTCCTGCTCCGAGGCGATCTTCCTCGACCTCGGCGATGTCATCGAGGGCTTCGAGAACACCGAGCAGCAGCGCTTCACGAACGACCTCACGCCGATGCAGCAGCTCGACCTCGCGGTCACCCTTGAGCAGGAGTTCATCGCTCTGCTCGCCGGGACGCACGACAAGGTCACGGTCGGAGGCGTCCCCTCGAACCATGCCGCGTGGCGTAAGGGCAAGGACTATCTCGGGCGTCCGTCCGACGACTGGGGCCTGTTCGCGCTCAAGCAGATCGAGCGCGCGTACTCGCTCCACCCGGGCATCTACGACCACGTCGAGTTCGCCTACCCGGAGGAGTGGGAGAAGGCGCTCTACATCGAGGCTCAGGGAATGGGCATCGGCGCGGTGCACGGAGACGAGTCCACGCTCGCGCGCATGGAGGACTTCTGGGCCAAGCACGTCCACGGGGCCAGCGCCCTCGCCAAGGCCGACATCCTGCTCACCGGGCACTACCACACCCTCGGGCTCAAGCCCACGGGACGCTCGCTGCGCACCGGAAAGCAGAAGTACTGGATCGCCGCCCCGACGCTCGACAACGGCTCGGACTGGTGGGCCAACAAGACCGGCTCCGACTCCGACCCCGGCCTCATCGCCTTCGTGGTCGACAAGGAGATCGGCCTCGACATCCAGAGCTTCACCGTTCTCTAGTCAGGCAAAGCGAAAGGCCCCTCTTCGGAGGGGCCTTTCCTTTTACGCAACGGCCTGTTGCGTGATTCCGTATGCGGAACTAGATCTCGAAGGCGTACTGCCAGTCGACGAACGCAGTGACGGGCCACTCAGAGCCGATGAGGGACGTGATCGGGATCAGTCGAGCCTCTGGTGCCCCGGCCTCCACAAGAAGCTGTGCGCAGGTCGCAGGACGGCTCTCCCAGAGGTGCTGGTCGCCTCCCCAGCGGTCTGCACCGTAGCGGACGGACTCGACCAGCTCCGGATACTTCGCCTCGGCGACGTCGAGGTCAGGCATGACGATCATGATCTTGCCGTCAGCGCGGACCACGCGCATGAACTCCCGGATCGCTGTGACAGCGTCCTCCGGGGTGAGGTGTTCGAGCACGTGGCCCGCGTAGAGGCGGTCGACGGAGGCGTAATCAAAGGGCAGGTCGGTTGCGGAGGCGATGATATCTGGCTGAGGGCCACCTTCGACCTTCGTCATATCGACGTTGACCCAGCCCTCGGCGCGAAACTCTCCGCACCCGACGTTGACTTTGAGCACTACTTCCTCTTTCTCTTCTTCGGACGGGACTTCCCCGACTTGAGGTACATCTTGTAGGGGGTTGTCGGCTCGAAGAGGAGGACCATACCGGCCTCCTCGGGAGTCCGGTCCGCCTTGAGGGAATTGCAAGATTTGCAAGCGGTGATCGCGTTCGACCACTCGTCGAGGCCTCCGCGCGAGCGGGGCAGGATGTGGTCGTGCGTCATGTCCTGAGCCGTGCCCTTCTCGCCGCAGTACCCGCAGATGTAGTTGTCCCTGCGGAGTACTCCGAGACGGGTGAAGTGCTCAGGCGCGACGGCGAACGGCACGTCGACAAACTTGATGAGTCGGATCACCTTGGGGGTTGCGAGGACGTTTCCGGCTGAGCGGATCTCGCGGGAAAGGTCGGCCTTCTCGACGACAGCGGCTCCCCTGAGGACGAGCGCTAGCGCGCGAGCCATGCTGGTGTTGCCGAGCGGGAGGTAGCTGCTGTTGAGCACCTCGACCGACATCGTTGCAATTGTGGTGTTCACACTGTCCACCTCCCTTCTAGGGCAAGTATATCAGGATAGACAGTGTCAAACAACCTGTGGAGACCCTAACCGGATTCGAACCGGTATACACAGCTTTGCAGGCTGCTGCCTAACCATTCGGCCATAGGGTCATGGAGCCTACACCGGGATTCGAACCCGGGACCTTCACTTTACCATAGTGACACTCTACCGACTGAGCTATGCAGGCGTTGGCTACTTGTCTATTTTAGCATACCTATGTGTTCTAGAGCTAACTCTACCACCCCGATTCCCGTAAGTAGGGGTAAGTGAGTGGCAGCTCCCACAGAGGAGCCGAAGGTTCTCGGGTCTATTGTTCTTTGCATCACCGTCGATGTGGTCCACTTGTAGCGGAGGTATGCCGGTATCCGGATGAGGCTTGCTCCAACCACACTCCCAACACATCATCCCGTATCTGGAGTAGATCCACGCACGAATCTGCCCCGGTACGTCGAACTTGGAGCTGTTCCCAGAGATCTCACCGGCCAACCATCTCTCGATGTAGCGGTCACGCTGGTACTGCATTTGACAGGTATTGGAACAGTATTTTGCTCCAGCCAACTTTACTGGCTCAGGGCAGGCAGCGCAGACATCACCTGCACGGTTTCGAGGAGGCATAGAAAAGACCCGATAGTGCTTCGGGTCTTATTCTACACTGCGTATTCTTTGATTTCAACTCGGCGGCGTTACCACCAGTTCTCATCGTGTCGCTTGTTGGTCGAGAACACGTCATCCTCGAAAGAAAGTTCATCCTCTCCCGAGTTGTGCTCCTTTTTGTACTGCTGCAAAACATCGCGCTCTTCGGAACGTCGCGGGCCTTCGTTCCCGGCCATCCAGCCGTTGCATGAGCAGCCCGAGTGAAGATCAAAGGGCTCCCAGTAGCAGAGGATGTCGTGGACGTTGTCGCGAGTTACTTCTTCGCCCATGGTGCAAGGCCCGCTCTGGTGCGGATCCTTCTTCCAAGGGTGAACCCACTCGCCGTGGAAGTGGCGTTCTCGTCCGGGACGTGAGCGGTCGTTACGCTTGACCCAGAAGGGTCGGTCTTTGTAGGTACGGGACATGGTTATTCTCCTCAGCTAAGCGGTACTTCCGCTTACCTGTTCTCGAATGCGTCCATACTTCACCTCCTGAGGTAGATGTGGCGACTCGGCCCACTAAGGGAGTTCGGACCCAACACGGCCAGTCCGGTGACCCGAGTTCTTGGGTATCCTGCCGTTTCGGACCACGTGCCCCCACCGGGATTCGAACCCGGAACCTTGGCTTTAGGAAAGCCCTGCTCTATCCGTTGAGCTATGGAGACTAGATCTGGCGGTTTCCCGCCAGACCAGTATACACGTTTGTTTACTTGTTCTTGATGAAACGCCCCAGAGCGTCCCTCAGAGCGGCTTTCGCCTCATGGGCAGCACCAGCCTTCGTGAAGCGCCCGTTAGACTCCCTGAGAGGCTCCTGTGGCTCCTCAGGGGCCTTCTCGGGCTCCTCAGCGTCAACCGTGCCGTACTCGTGGACCGGCTTGAGCAGATCCTCGATCTCGGCGATCTCCTCGTCATTGTCCTCGTCAGCCGGGGTGACGGTGAACGGTGTGTCTCCGACAGCGTCGTGAGCCGCGTTCCACGTCTCCTCGTCGATGACCTCCTCGGCTGCTGCTTTGAACTCCTCAGGGGTCTGGTCCTCTGTCTCCGGCTCCAGCTCGGGCTGAACGTAGACGCGACCGTCGAGGCGACCGGCAACGGCGTGCAGCACCTTGTAGCGGCACACGCGCAGCTTCTTGAAGCTCTCGTCGGATGGAACCGAGACGACGTCGCGAGGGTTGACCTTGACGAGGATGACCTCGCCGTGGGCGAAGCCTTGCGCGAAGCCGTGGGTGGCGATGTGGAGGCCCGTCGAGCACATGTTGTAGCTGCCGTCGTCGACGGTTGAGCGAGGCATGGAGACGACAGCGCCATCCGGGTTGGGGATGTAGCCGGTGATCTCCTCGCCGTCGACGAATGCCGTGCCGAAGGACTGCGACGTACGCTGGTCACCCTTTCCTTGGCAACCCTTGTAGGCGATGAAGTCTCCGTCTGGGTGGATGACGAGGTCGCCGTTGGTGATCCACTTGTAGAGGCCGTCGATGGTCGTGATGTTCGGGTTCGTCTTGACCTTCTCAAGGAAGTTCACGACGGAGTGGAGCTTCTCGTCGTCCGTGCCCGCAGCGACCAGTTCGATGATCGTATCCACGAGCGCGCCGTCGATGGGGTCGCCGTCGAAGAACAGCGTGCGGCCCTTGAAGGACACGCGCTCGGAGAGCTGGGTCAGGCGCTTCCCTGCGCCGAGGATGATGTCGATGAGGTTGCGGACCTCGTCCTCCTCCGCGCCGGAGTTGATGAGGTTGAGGAGCTGTTCGAAGGATTCGTGGCTCTCCGGGACCGTCGCGATGTCTCCGTCAGAATAGGTGACGGAGAGCGTGCGTCCCGGAGTCCGCCCGATGATCGAGTGGTACATGGTCATAGTGGTTTTCTCCTGTCTGGTGTTGGTTCTTGAAACTGTATCAGTTATCTTCGGACTCGACAAGGGTCGACGAGTACACAGTGTTCATGTAGGAGATCAGGTGCTCCCGGAATGTCGCGTCGTTCTTCCTGCTGTGGAGGCCCATGCTCCGCATGAGGATGTACCTGTTGCGGATCTCGTCATCGTCGAACTCGATGGACTCCGGCTTGCGTCCCGCGTTGTCCGGGGCAAACCGGTCTCCGGGACGACGAAGCGTGTTGTAGGCCTTGAGGAAGCGCTCCAGCCGCTCTGCCTTGGGTGCGAGGGACTCGTCCGCGCGGAGCTGTGCAAACTGCGGGTCGAGGATGCCGTCCTCCTCCGCGAGGCCGTAGAAGAAGTCGTACTCGGCCATCTTCTTGCAGTAGCGGTAGTGGTGGAGGTCGGCGTCCTCCATCGCTGTCTCGATCTCGTCGAGGAACGTCGGGGCGAGGTCGGCGAGGGCCGGGAAGGTCATCTTGGACTTGCGCTCCAGCGTCTCCAGCTTGCGCGTGGAGCTGAGGAAGACGAGGTGCTTGACGTTCGGCATCGCCTCGGCGAACGCCTCGCAGATCTCCTTGCGGTCCTCCTTGAGCATCTTGCCCCAGCCGCTCGGTGCCTCGAAGATCCGGACGATCTCGGCGGTCGTCGAGGTGAAGTCCTCGGGTCGGACGAGGTAGGCGTCCTCCGGGATGTCCTTGGGCTCGGCGTAGGTGAGAGCGTTGTTCTCGATGTCGAAGACCGGGTAGGTGATCTTCACCCGCTCCTTCTTCTCAGCCGGTTCCTTCTCGGGCTTGAGAGACTTGCGGTACTCCTTGACCTCTGCCATGAAGGCCTCGGCGTCGATGAAGGAGAAGTTGGAGTTCTCGATGAGCCACGGGGTCTTCATCTCCTCGGTCAGCTCTTCGACGAAGGTGAAGGTCAGATCGCGGTAGCGGTGGTTCTTGAGCGCCATGTAGTCGTTGATGTAGGTGGCGACTCGGCGGTACTTGTCGGTGCCGCGCCCGGTGATGATCAGGACCGGGATCTTGCGGTCGAGTTCGATGGAGTAGCGGGTCGCGTGCTCGTTGCGGGACGTCCACCCGACATTGGGGCGGACGGTCGCGACGGGCTTCTCCAGACGGATCTCGCGCACGACGTCCTCGCCGCGCCACTGGATGTCCTTGGCCGGGATGTCGAGCTTCTCGGCCCACGTGCGGATCTCGTCGTAGACCTCCGAGCGCTCGTCGATGGCGTCGATGGCCTCCTGAGCGGACTTGGTGTAGCCCCGGAGGAATCCGGCGAGCAGGCGGTCCACAACTTCGATGGTCTTGTCCGTGTAGCGGAGCCCCTCGCGGTTCGGGGTCAGCTCGACCTCGCCGATGCCGATAGGGAAGATCTTGGGGAGCCGGTAGAAGGCGGACCCAGCCGTGAGGCCCTGACGCTCCAGAGAATCGCACATCTCGGAGTAGGTCATCGCGTAGGGCACACCGCCCATGACCACGACGGACTCGTTCATGGTCTCGTCGCCGATGTATGCGACGAAGTCCGGGTTGTCGGGGTCGGTCACCTTGCGGGCCGAGGTGTAGACGCTCGTCGGCTCCACGCCGTCGACGGAGAGCAGGCTGGGCTCGGAGAAGCGGAAGAATCGCTTGGCCTTCTCGTTGAAGCTGATGCGCTTGTCGGCGGGGACCGGGATGGAGACCTTGACGCCGTTGGGCAGGTCGGTGTCCTGTTTGGCGACAGTGGTGACGTTGTTGAGGCCGTCAGCGGACTTCGCGATGATGACAGTCGTGAGGCGTCCGTCCTTGATGCCGCGCACGGTGAAGGAGTTCGCGATGGCGAGCGGGGACTTGAAGCCGAGGCCGAACGCGCCGATCTGGTCGTTCCGCTTGCGCTTGGTGGACTCGCCGTAGCCCCGGCAGAGGTTGTCCAGATCCTCGTAGGACATGCCGACTCCCCAGTCTTCGACGATGAACTGGTTCGTGTACCGGTCTGGGAGCGAGATCTCGATCTTGCGGGTCTGGCCTGAGGCGATGTGCGAGTCGATGGCGTTGGCGGTGATCTCGCGGATGACAGCCAGCTCCGGGTCGTGGTAGAGGTTGGTCAGCGTCGACATGATGTGCGCCAGACCCTCTTGGCTGATGAACATGGGCTTCGTCCGGCCCTCAGGGATGTTTGTGACTACTTCGGTGGTCTCGGCTTCGATGATCATCGTTTTTCCTTTCGTCGGTTCGTGCTTCTGATCCTACGATACACAGCGTCCAATGAAGTGTCAAACAGAAACGGCCCGGATTTCTCCGGGCCGTTCTAGTGGGTGGGACTACTCGTGGTCGTAGAACTCGATGTGAAAGCCTTCTTTGGTCGCCACGACCTCAGCCGGATCGCCGAACTTCTCGGCGAGGATGTCGTAGTGGCGACCTGAATACAGCTCATCGGTCGCAGCGCGGAGGCGGTCGTAGAGGTCGCCGAGTTCGAGCTTCTTGAGGCCCTCGTAGTAGTGGCCGTCGAGGTCCCACGCCGAGTAGAAGCCGTCCTCGTAGTCGCCCTCGTCCTCGTCTCCGCCTTCGATGGAGACCGCTGGCTCGCGGTGAAGGCCGAACTCGCAGGCGTCCCCGTCATTGAAATACGGGGTGTACTGCGTCCACTTGAGGGAGAGGACGAGCGGGTGGTCGAGGACGCGGTTGATGGCTTCGAGGAGCTTTGCCGGGTCGTCCTGCTTGACGCGAGCCGAGGTGAAGCGGGACGGCTCGCCGGTAACGGGAACGCCGAGGAAATCTGTCACTGTGTCTATTGTCCTTTGATCACGGTTTGGTCGAGGAACTCTTCCCGACCGATGAACTTGTTGCGCTTGCCGCCCATCCAGACCTTGCAGTCCATGCAGTCGAGCCACTTCTCGGGCGACGGAAGGCATCCGAGGTCTTCGATGATGTGGTTCTCCGCGATCTCTCGGACGAGGACTTTCTTGGTCTTCTGGTTCTTTTCATCGAACACTTCAATGAAAGGGCCGAAGACGTCCTGTGCCATCCAAGGGCCGTGGGTGTTGTGCAGCATGGCTCGGTGCCGGACGTCACCGAAGGACTTCTTGAACTGGTCGATCCACTCGTGGATCGGCAGGTAGTCCTCGGGCGTGCCAGCCTTGAAGTGGCGGGCGCTCGCCTCGGCATGAATGTATGACTGGGCCATTCGCCCAGTCTAATCTAAATGATATCCAGTGTCAAACGAGGTGTCAGCGACCGGCCTTGGTGAGGGCCTTGTTGTGCTCAAGGTCGACGACCGCGCGAGCCTCAGCCGCCATGATGGCGTCGTAGATCACGGTAAGCTCGTTGTCCTGCTTCTGCTCCCCGGCGAGGGACCAGTTGGTCGACCCCGAGATGCGCCAGACTCCGTCGATGATCATGATCTTTCTGTGCATGATGTCGCCGTGCTCCGAGTTTCCGACGACCACGCGGTTCGAGTCGAGGAGGCCGAACTCGTCGAGCATCTTCTTCTCCGTAGGGCCTGCCGCTTGACGGGAATCGAGGGTGATCTGGACGAAGATGTTGGGATCGTCCAACTTGCGCTTGACGGCTGCTGCCAGCTCGCGGTCGGTGAAGCCGAACATGGCGATCACGAGGGAACGACGGGCCGAGTTGACGAGTGATACGAGGGCCTCGTGGACGTTGTCGTACGGTGCCCAGAGCGTGCGGATGAACTGGGGGTGACCCTGCTGAGGTGGACCCCATGGCCCGTGGCGGAAGCCGTCGAGATCCAGAGTGGTCCCGATTAGCGGCGAAGAAAGGGGTGCAGCGATAGTTGTCGATGCCGCGATGCTTGAGGCAGAGATGATGCCAGCGTTGATGACGTCCATGAAGCTCCTTGGGGTGAGTAACGGGATTTGAACCCGCGACCTCCGGTGCCACAAACCGGCGCTCTAACCTGCTGAGCTATACCCACCAAGAGAAAGTATACCATATATACTTTCAAACGGTTCGGGGTGGACGGGAGCCTAACCCCGTTCCGGACCTAATTCGGCGGCTCTCAGCACGAACCGCTCACTTAAGTTAACTTCCCGATATCCTCACACCGGTCCACCCAGTTTATGCTGACCACTGGACTTCCCGAGGCTGTGATTTTCCCGAGCGACCCTGAGCGGATTCGAACCGCCGACCTCCACCGTGACAGGGTGGCGAGCACTCCGCTGCTCTACAGGGCCTTGCGTGTGCGCCCGGTCTGCTGTGACGAATCCGGAACGAGAATACAGCCGCACCGAAGAGTCACAGTCGTCAGTGCGGTTAATCTCAAACACACGTGGAGCCAGTGGAAATCGAATCCACCCAAGATCCCTGCCGAGGATCTTCGCCACCTTGGTACATGTGGCCCCTTGAGGTTGATTACGGTTCAACCGGACCGAGTGGCTGGTTCACTACACTGTTGGGATGTTTAACGGCCTCGCGGCATTAAATTGCGTGGAGCCGACGCGAATCGAACGCGCCCACAGATCTTGCAAGGATCCGTCGCCACCTTGGTACATGCGGCCCCAATAGAACGGCGCTTAGCGCCTGCCGAAGCATTGACGCCAGAGGACTACCCGTCCAGCTCCCCCACAAGGATTCGAACCTCGATCTGCCGGTTAACAGCCGGTCGCTCTGCCTTTGAGCTATGAGGGAATGCTCAGGTTTTGTCGCCGAGAAGTTACCTCGGCTTGGCTCGACCACACACGGTACCTGACGAGCACAACGTTGCTGGGGCAGGATTTGAACCTGCGATCTCTGGCTTATGAGGCCAGCGAGGACTCCGAACTCCTCTACCCTGCGATATATCTAGTGTACCACACTTTGGAACAGTGTCAAATCATCCCGGAACCGTCTGGTACGGCCACTCGCGGTTGACGCACTTCTCCGGATCGGTCTTCCGGAAATGCTGCTCAAGACCCTCGGCCTGCTGATACTTCCAGATCTTCTGTTTTTGGTGAAGCTCCTCCAGAGAATACTGGATGTCATAGGCCGTTGTCATCCCACGGAATGCTCCGATGGCCGCGAGGCAGTCGGCCTCCGCGTTGTGCGCGTTGATCAGCTCGTAACCGTAAAGCGAGGCGGTCATCGTCAGAATGCGCTTGCCCTTGCGGTACGGGTTGAAGGCCTTGTCGATGACGTACGGGTCGATGACGATGTGCTCGTCGAAGTCGTATGGGAAGTTGATCCCGTGGCGAGCGAACTCGTTGTTGAGCAGCGTGAGGTCGAAGGCGGCATTATATATAACGAGAGGGATCTTGGCATCGAGCATGGGCATCAGACTAGCCGCGATGCTCGCGAGGCCGTCTACGGGGCTGGTGCCGGTCGCTCGCGCGATCTCCGTCGTGACTCCGTGGACCGCTGACGCGCCCTCGGGAATCTCTATGCCCGGGTCGATGACCCAGTTGCGGATCTGCTGGTCTCCCTGACCGTTGTCGTAGACCATGCAGCACGTGACCACGCGGTCCTCGAAGGAGTTGACGCCGGTCGTCTCGGTATCGAGTGCGAGGAGCGGGACGGTGAGTAGAGGATTCATTTTCCTACGATATACAGTTTACAGATGGGAGTTCGGGCTCATCGGCTCGATGGTGATCGAGTCCGCGTATGGGTTGAATCCTTGGCACCCGGGGTCGTGGGGCCATCCGTACTGCCGGTCGAGCATCAGCTCGGTCAGGAAGAGGGTCCACGATGAGCAGGCAGGCACAACGTGGCCTCCAGTGTCACAGTGCTGACACTCGAAGCGGACGTAGTACTCTGCGTGGGACGGTCCGGTGTGAATCTCGTTCGACGGATCGTCGTGGGCTTCCGCTTGGAAGCAGGGGACTTTCAGATCTTCCAGATCGAAGTCCAGCGCGAGGAAGAGGAGCGGGTCATCGTCCGTGTCCATGACTGGTTCTAGGATAAGCACGTAGCAGAACCGGGTAACGATCCCGGCGACCGGCCTTATGAGAGCTGGTTGGACCCTGTCCTACTGCCAAGGTGGAGGGGCTCCGCGCCAACAGAGCCCCTCCGGTAAATCAACTACCGATCTATTATACCAAGTGTAGCCTTATCCGCCAACTCGGATGAAGACTGGCCCTGATCCGATGTTTACCGAGGCAATCGCCGTGGTGAATCCGTTCCAGCCTCCGTGCACGGCCTGACCATTGCCGATGTAGACCGCGATGTGCGCGAGGCCCATCCCGCCGTTCTGGTAGTACACGAGGTCTCCGGGCTGGGCTTGAGACGCCGGGACGGTGCGACCGAGCGAGAGGTAGCCTGCGGGCCAGCCGTGGAAGTGGATCCCCACTGCCGCGAGCGAGTTGGTGACGAGCATCGTGCAGTCCTGATCGACGCCGAGCTGCGCGAGCGCTGCCGAGGCGATCCTCGAACCTAGCCCAGAGACCGAGCCGATGACCGGAGCTGCCGGAGCCTGCGTGGTTGCGGGCACGTTTGCTGTCGCAGCAGCGGGAACAATCGTCGGGGTCGTCTTCTTAGCAACCGGAGCCACGGGCTTGACTACGGGAGATTCGATGGGCGCAGACTCAGGGGTCGTCGTTTCGTCGGACTGAGGCTCGGCCACCGGAGCTACTGGAGCGGGGGTCGAAGAGATCGACGCTGTCTCGAACTGGACAACGGCGTTGGTCGGAGCAGAGATCGGCGTGGCCTGCTCAATGGACACCGGAGGAGTTACCGGCTTGGCTGGTGTGTCGATGGTGGCGGGGACGTTGAGCATGGAGAGGAAGATTCCAGCCGCAGCCCCAAACGTAGTTACATTTTCTTTTACCGTCATAATCTGCCTTACGTTGGGTCGGAGCCGGACCCTCCGGCAATCCGTCAAGGATAGACAGCGGGCGCGAATCTGTCGAATCCGCGCCCGCCGTGAATCCTTACCTCGACGCCACGAAGAGGTCTGTGAGCCACTTGAAGAAGCTCGACAGGACGCTCACGATGGTGGCCTTGTCGGGGCCTGTCCCTGTCCCGGACGGAGCCGGAGCCGGGTCAGTTGTCGTGGTCGGGGCCGGTGCGGGCTGCGGACTTGGGGCCGGAGCCTTGTATCCAATCGCCGCGAGGTCAGCCTCGTTACCAAACAAGATATCAAGATCTAGCTTTTCTGTCCAACCGGGCAGGATACCCGCTGAACTGTATTGCCAAACCACGATCTTCCAGTTGCCCGGAACCGCTGCGTGCGCTGCGACCGGGCCGTAGCCCTGCTGGGTCGCTGCGGTCGGGTACTGCGCGTACCAGAGCCCGTAGTCCGAGGAGATCGACGAGAAGTCGTTCGCCGACAGGACGTTCAGGTAGGAGTAGAAGAGCGGCTTCACTCCCAGAGCTGCGGAGACCCGGTCGAGCCACTCCTTCGCCCAAGCGACGTTGCTGGTGTTCTCAGCCTCCCAGTCTAGCGCGACGAAGTCTCCGGGCTGGAGGATCGGCTTGACGACGGAGACGAAGCTGTCAGCCTCGGCCTGAGCGGTGTTCCCGGCCTGAGCGAGCGGACGGGCGAAGTGGTAGAAGCCTACCGGCTTACCGGTCTTCCGCGCGGTCCCTAGGTTGTTCTGGAACTCCGGGTCGGACCAGCCGACGCCCTCGGTCGCCTTGACGATCACGAAGTCAAGCGAGATCTTGGTGAGGTCGATGCCCTTCTGGGCTCCGGAGATGTCGATGCCGTTCAGACCCGAATACTGCGGTGCGGACGGACGTGCTTGGGTCGGCAGGAGGATGAGGCCTGCGGTCGACTGGGAGTCGACGCCTCCGGACCAGATCCAGCCCTTGTCGATGTTGAACCAGACCGCGTTGCCGTTGACGGAGTCGCCGTTCGGGACGTAGCCCTTGACGGTGACGACAGTCCCGGCTGGCTCGGTGGTGACGAGGTTTCCGTTGAGGTAGGGCGCATCACGGACGTTGAGCTGGCTTCCCACGGTGCGTGTGGCCGAAGCTGCTGGGGCCGGTGCGGGAGCGGGGACAGGAGCCGGGGCGGGAGGTGTCAGGTCGGAGAGGCCATTGGTGGACGAGTCGTCGAAGTTGGAGGCAGAGATGTAGCCGTTCGAGTACGATCCGACGAACCAGATGTCGGTCCCGTTGACGTTCTGGCCGTGCACGTAGCCCTTGAAGTTGAGCGTGTCGCCCTTCTTGAAGGTGGCGAGGACGTTCCCAGAGGTGTTCGAGGCGTCACGGTAGATCGCCGAGTCGACGCCGACGACGCGCTGGTACGGCTGGAGAGCCGGAGCCGGGGTTGGCGCTGGCGTGATGTCCGAGAGACCGGCAACCGAGGAGTCGTCGAAGGCCGACGCGGAGAAGTAGTTCCCTGCGTACGCGCCGACGAACCAGATGTCCGTGCCGTTAGCAGCATCCCCGTGAACGTATCCCTTGAAGTCGAGAGGGGTCCCCGGGTCGAAGGTGCGAAGTGCATTGCCGTGTGCGGACGGGGCATCGCGCTCGGTGACGCCGTACTGGCCGACGACGCGCTGGGAGAAGGTGATGTTCCCGGCTGTCGTGACGACGGGCTGCTCGGTGGCGTCGAACTTGGGGCGCAGCCATCCGGTGCACTCGCCGGTTCCGGCGTTGGTGTATCCGAGGCGTCCGACATACATCGGGCACTGCATGAAGGAGTCCTCTTGGACGACATCCACGCCGTTCTGGTCGGCGTCGAGGACGACCGCGATGTGACCGGCTGGATTGATAGGTGCGCCCCCGTAGACGATGACGTCGCCGCGCTCTGGGATCTGAGCTGGGTTGTTCGGATCGTTGTCGATTCGGTCGAAGTACTCGGGGTTGTAGGTGTTGATCATGTCACAGGCGTTGCCTGCTCCCGGCCAAGCGTCCTTCCAAGTGGTGTTAGCCCAGATGTTGATCGCGTAGTCCTTGGGGACGTCGACGCAGTCGAAGGAGGCGTCGTTGTCACGGTCGACCTTGCGACCCGGCGCTGACGCGATCCACGCCTCTTGGTACTGGTTGGTGCTCAAAGCTCACCTCAAACTAGAGATATACACCTTCAAGTCTAGTTGGGCAGGCAGGGGCAAATGTTTCAAACTGTTTGAGGAAAATACCTTGGACATGCAAAAGCCCCTGCTGAGCAGGGGTTTCGCAGGTTCGACCACTCGCGTCCCACACGTCTGTTCCGACAAAACTCCGTGGTCAAAGCGGCCAGAGGCCTCCCACCTGAGTGATCTCGGTCACCGTCCTAAGCCTTGTCCGTCGACCGTCCTGCTCGACGGGCCGCGTTGATGTGGGTGTTCACGTCGAGGAAGCTATTCAGATTATACAGTTTTGCAACGTGGATCTTTGCCTGCAAGGAGGCGATCATGGGGTCCGTGCCGTCCTTGACGAGTCGCCGTTTCGTCGACTCGTAGGCGAGGTTGATGAGTTCGGATCGGGACTTAGGCATCGGACACCCCCTATATGCAGAAAAACCGGACAGAATGTCCGGTTCCGTGCCCCCGCAGAGATTCGAACTCTGATTTTCCGGGTAAAAGCCGGAAGTCGTAGCCATTGGACCACGGAGGCAAATGGTGCACTCGGAGGGATTCGAACCCCCGACCACTAGTGAGTCATACTAGCGCTCTACCACTGAGCTACAAGTGCAAATGCCGCAAGATACGTGCTTCATACTGGAATCATCCGCACGCCGCTTCGCATCACTCTAACCAGCGGGTGCCTATTTGGCGAAACTAGGCTCCGGAACCTGTATTCTTGCAGCGTGTCCCCACAGGGATTCGAACCCTGATTTTCTGAGTAAGAGTCAGAAGTCGTAGCCTTTGGACCATAGAGACAAATGCGGCGTCCGAGCTGTGTTATCTCGGTATTTCGGAGCCGAAGCCCTGTTCGGAAAGCGCGCCGCGCTCTCTCCGATGCGTACCGGCAGAGGGTTACGATCCCACATTGTCGCAATGACACGAGTTTTACAGACTCGCCCCTAGACCACTAGGATACCGGCTTGTTTAGTTGTAACGTGCTCCCAGAGGGATTCGAACCCCCGACCTCCTGCTTAGAAGGCAGTTGCTCTATCCGCTGAGCTATGAAAGCGTAGGCCCGGTGGGATTCGAACCCACAGTGTATCAAAGTACTGGTTCCTAAGACCAGCGCGTCTCGCCGTTCCGCCACGGACCCATATTAAATTTACTGCGTATCAAGGATGGGAGTCGAACCCACACGAGCTTTCGCCCACTACGTCCTCAACGTAGCGCGTCTACCATTCCGCCACCCTGACTTACAGATTCAATTATACACTACTTCGAGCCCTTGTCAACTCCGAAGAACTTTGCAAACCGTTTCTTGAAACTGTACCACCTGTCGTAGCCCGGACCGGCGACCACGTCCACCCAAGGATCGTAGAGAGGCGGCAAAGTGTACCCAGTGGTGGTGTTCCCGGGCCACTGGTCTCTCGCCTCCGGCTTGCGGAAGTGCGTCGAAGGGCAAGGTGCCGTGTGCTCTCCGCCAAGCTCGTTCTCAGCCCCCGTGAAGGCGATGTTGGCGAGGGAGCGGTAGTACTGCCAGTCCGGGTACTTGTCGCAGTACTGACAGACTCCGGGAGCGTGAAGGACCGAGGAGTCGCAATGCGGCGTGGTGTAGCGGTCGCGGAACTTCTGATCGATCTCGGGGATCTTCGGACCAGTCATGCGTGCCAGTGTCCTGTCTTGAGTCGGTACTTGATCTTCTCCAACAGAGTCATCTCCATTGGGCACGGCCCCTCGTGAGGGACCGCGCGCTTACAGTAGAACCCTCGGATCCTGAAATGCGTCTTCTTCACTGCGTCTCTCCGATGTAGAGTCTGCGGAACTGGCGGTCTGGCATCACGAAGACTTCCTTGCCTCCGAAGAAGACCAGCCAGTCTCCTACCTCGGCCTCGTGGAGGTAGCCTCCGGTGGCGAACTTGAGGACTCCGCTGCCGAAGGATCCGCAGAGTTGTTCGGTCCAGTATTCGGAGGAAGCCTCGGTGAGTTGCGAGGCCATCTGGCTCTTGTCGACGAGCTGTACCTCAAAGATCTCGGGTTGCATCACGGTATCCATTGTAATCTGCGGAGCCGACAGGATTCGAACCTGCGGGGCTGTGACGCCCTACACTTTAGCAAAGTGCTGCCATCGACCACTCGGCCACGGCTCCATGTGTTAGTCGATTGACTGCTCGACTTCCCTGCCCTTGGTGACCCAGAGCAGAGCTTCGAGGGCTGCGGAGTAGGCGTTCGAGCGTACCTTGCCATCCGGGAGGTTCCACTTGATCTGGCGGACAGCTTCCCTGACGGCCTCGATTACCTGCTGTTCCATGCGTCATTTCCTTCGTTGCGTCTTGCGTGCCTCCAGAGGGATTCGAACCCCCGACCTCTTCGTTCGTAGCGAAGCGCTCTATCCGCTGAGCTATAGAGGCAAAACCTAGGGGCTGAGCCCTCTAGGCGGTATGCTATTGATTATAGCATACAGTGTTGAATGAGTCTAGCCGCGCTTTGTCGGGACGCAGGCCTCTCCTCCGTTGGCGAGGAGCGAGGCGAGATCGTCCTTGGTGATCTGGCCGAGTCCGCCCATTCCCCAGTCACGTCCCCACGAGTTCTGGAGGATGATGGCCTCCTTGCCCGAGATCGACGATGCCGCATCTCGGTAGCCGACAGCGGTGATGCAGTGGCCTCCGACGACAGGCCCGGAGACCGTGAGCTGACCGGCAGGGGCCTCATACATGCCCTCGTGCCACTCGATTCCAAGGACGACAGGGCCGACGTGGATGAGCGCGTTGATGACGTCGTCGACGTTGAACGCCCAGTGATACTCTTTGAGGAATCCGAGGTTGGTGACGGCCTTGGCTCCTGCGAGGACCGAGGTTCCGGAGTAGTTCTCCCCGGGCTGGTCGTCGAGCGTCTGGGCGGTGTGGTAGAGGCTCAGGGCGAACTGTGTGGGGTCGTGAGGGACCGCTGCTGCCGTGAGAGCGAGGTTGACGGGCTCCGGAGTGGAGAGGAGCTGTGCTGTCCAGCCGAAGCCGACACAAGCGCCTTCCTTGCCCTGATCGAGGATGGGGCCTGTGCCCCAGAGAACATTCTTCCGGACGTCCGATGGGACGATGTCCGCGATTGCGAAGTTCTTGGATCGGTGATCGTGACGAGGGGACCAGTTAAGTAGGCGTGGTTCCATGGGGGATCCTTTTTCTGAAACGGTATTACAAGTTTACCGTTCAGAATTGGACCAATTGTAGCCACGGTGGGACTCGAACCCACAGCATCCCATTTTTGAAATGGGCGCGTATACCACTTCCGCCACGCAGCCGTGGACGGTCAGGGGATCGAACCCTGCGCGAAGAGTGTGTAAGACTCGACTGCGCCCAGCGCCCCGTCCAATCATTCGACCTCAGGGGTCCTTTCGGCGAGCCCTGAGGCCTAACGCGGAAGCAGGAGGTATCGAACCCCATACCCTTTCGAGTATCAGCCGCTTTCGAAACGGCGCTCGTCACCTGACGAGAACAACTTCCATAAATCCGATTGCCCGGTGGCCTGCCGGACTTCGGCTCCGGCTGCACTCGGATCAACATGCACCGGCCCTGCGGATAGCGTCGGTGTCGAACCGAACGGACTTTCACCCGCCACTCGTTTTCAAGACGAGGCCCGCCACCGGGAGGGGTCACTATCCAAAAGCGGCTAGCAGAGGAATCGAACCTCACAGACCTTCGCCTGCCACACGCTTTCCAAGCGTGGCCTACCACCGGGCAGGGTTACTAGCCAAATGAGCTTCCCGCTAGCCGGATAACCACTCCGACTGCCTAGCATGGTTAGTGCGTGACGGGCCTGCTCAGTATCCCTACGGGGACTCGAACCCCGGCTACCACCTTGAGAGGGTGGCGTACTAACCGACTATACGATAGGGACAAGACCCCTTGCGGGGCTAGTTGCTAGAAGTGAGATGACGGAGTAGGCGGCGTGGCAGGCTGGACAACCTGTCCCTCGATAGGAGTGTCGCCAGCTCCGCTTTTGAGGTCGTTGTACTTCTGCTGGAGCGTGGTGATCTCGAACTTGAGGTCAGTGTTGTTCTGCGTCAAGCTCTCGACCGCCGACTTGAGGTCTGCGTTCTCCTTGGTCAGATCTGCGTTGAGGCCCTTCTCCTGATAGAGTTGGTGCGTCGTGGACGCGAGATCGTTGATGTAGAGGTCGATGACCGTCTGATCCGACATTGTTCTCCTAGTTGCTTCTTGCGCAGCTCGGACGGGAATCGAACCCGCGTCACCCGGAGTGAAAATCCGGGCTCCGTACCAACACAGACCGAGCCAGAGTTGGAAAGGCGGGACTCGAACCCGCGACCTCCGTCTTATCAGGACGGCGCTCTAACCTGCTGAGCTACTCTCCATTAAAATGCCGCGCCCCCAGACTTCGACATACTGGCGGTGGTTCCACTCACGCGCCGTCTAGAGAAGGTTCCTAGGACTTCCCCGGACGGGAGGACTTGGAGTGCGCACTCCATTCCTCGGCATTGCTCCCCATCGAGGATTCGAACCTCGTCCGACTAGGTCAGAGCTAGTCGTGCTGCCGTTACACCAACGGGGAATACGGGATCACTCCCGAGCTGTCCCACTAGGATTCGAACCTAGTCGCCAGCGGTCAAAGCGCTGCGTGCTGCCGTTACACTATGGGACAAAGCGTGCCACTCGTCGGGGTCGAACCGACAGCCTCCTGAGCTTCAATCAGGCGCTCTTCCATCTGAGCTTGAGCGGCAAATCACGTGAGAAAAAATCGGTCCGGTAACAAATATACTGTCGCTCTTTCCACTGAGCTACCTCCCGCATGAAAAGGCGGGAGGGCAGGACTCGAACCTGCGACCTACAGTCTCCCAGAAGTATCCGGCACCTACGCTTCACGTGAAGCGGAGTGTTCAGAGAAAAAGTCGAGTTCCGTATATAACCGTGCTGCCATTACACCAACGCCCCATGGAAGGGCGTGCAGGAATCGAACCTGCGCCTGTCTCGTGGAAGGAGAAGTAACGGATCTCTTCACTTCTGAACGCGAGCCTGCTGTCGGATTCGAACCGACGACCCTCTGTTTACAAGACAGATGCTCTGGCCGGACTGAGCTAAGCAGGCAATAACATGACCGAGAAAGATCGAAGAAGCTAACATAGCGCTCTGCCGATTGAGCTACCAACCCGTGGGCTGGACGGGACTCGAACCCGCAACCTCTCTTTTACCAGAAGAAGTAAGCTTCCTCTACGCTTCGGTCATGTTAAGTTATCAAGCAACTTCGTGTTGACACCAGTATAGCATAGCCAGAGCTGGTGTCAACTCTTTGTATCTTACGACTCCCAAGGCCACTTCGAGTCGCGCCCCGTCTCGATGAGCGGGATCGTCGAGAAGCTCTGGTCGGAGAGACCGCCCATGTAGATGCGGTTCGGGCCGGAGACCCCAGCGCCGTACTTGTATCCGGCGAAGTTCCAGACGTAGATCGGCGTGTTCGAAGGGACCACGTCGTACGGCGAGCGTCCGTTGTGCTGGTCGTCCGTGAGAAGCACGACGCGGTCGTGGCCGCGAAGGTGCTGCTCGATGGCCGCAGCGGTCTCGGTCCCGCCGAGGTTCTGGAAGGACTCCACAGTCTTGAGCACGGAGCCCCTCTTGTGGAAGTCGACCTTCTCCGACGTCGAGCCGAACGCGACGAGGTCAGCGCTCTCCGCACGCATGGAGAGCGCGGTTCCGAACAGGGCAGCGGTGTCCGCCCATGTCATCTGCGTGTTCTCCGAACGGTACCACTCCATCGACTGCGAGCGGTCGACCATCACCAGCGTACGGCCCTTGAGCGACGGGATATTCGCAAGCGAAGCATCCAGCGCGCGCTCAAGAGGGTGCGCGAAGCGGTAGCTGCGGATCGCACGAGCCGCCGAGAGGAAGCGGAATGGGAGCTGACGCGAGCGTGCAACCTCCTCCGGGTCCGCAAGGCGCTTCGCGACGAGGTCGAGGATCTCGTCGGAGACTCCCGCGTCCTCGAAGTTGCGGAGGTTGCGGATGAGCGCCATGTATCCGAGCCCCGGGATGAGAGCCTCCCACGCCTTGGCGTCGAGGCCTCCCTTGCCCGAAGTCGATCCGACGTTCTCCCATGTGAGCCCCGCGTCCTTGAGGCGCTGTGCACCCTCAGGACCCGTGACGAACTCGCGCTTCTCCGAGGTAGAGAGGGCAAGGAACGCCACGCGCTTGTTGAGCTGGCTCAGGATCTCAGCAGGCTTCGCCGAGGAGTCGTGGCGACGGTCCATCGCGAACTTGAACAGCGCCGACTGGCGCTCGTCCTTGGGCGTTGGGTGGACAAGCTTGATGACGTCAGCGAAGCTGAACCCCTTGTTGTCTCCGCCGTCGTACTTCCCGAGGGAGTACTCGTTGTAGGTGCGGACCACGCCGTCAGCGATTCCGCGCTTGACTCCGATTGGAAGCTTGCGCCCGTAGTTGGCATACCAGAAGGCGAGCGCCTCTCCCGGCTCGTCGGCGCGCAGGATCGCGTTGGAGACGATCTTGCGGACGCCCTCGTACCCGGCGTCGTTGAGCGCCTTGGCAGCGGTCAGCGCGAGGATGATCGGTGCCGAGCGGAGGTTGGACTCCTTGCGGAGCCAGCCGACGAGGTTCTCGATCCACGCAGGATCCGCCACGGCGACCTCAGGGATGAGCTTCGCGAGGCGTGCCTGACGCTGAGCCGAGTTTTCGTGGAAGAGCTTCTCGCCGCCGAACTCGTTGACGATGGTGAGGAACAGCTCGGACTTGGGGTCACGGAGCGCACCGACACCGCCATTGTGGTTGATGGCGCGAGTGTAAGAAGTTGTGAGGGGCGAGTACCCGTTGCGGGCCTTCGCGAGAGTAGGCGTGTTGAACTTACCCATGTCTGTTTGTCCTGTCGTCGTTTGTCACTTCATCCCCGGGCGGGGATGATAAAGGCCGCAGAGAAATAACCGCGTCCGGTGATTTTTCGCCGAATGAAGTAACCGGATAGCGAGCGCATCTGCGACCAGAGCGTCTAGCGGGACTCGAACCCGCGAACTCAGTTTGGAAGACTGATATGTTACCACTACATCATAGACGCAAAGAACTAGAGAGAAAAAGCGTTCGCAGTATTTCCCAACACGGGGAGTTCGCTTTTGATTAAGAGTCAAATGAAGTAACTGCAAACAACACTTCTCTAGCGTCGGGGAGACACGATTCGAACGTGCGACTTCCTGCTCCCAAAGCAGGCGCTCTGACCAAGCTGAGCTACACCCCGTTATTATGATACTAAGTGTATCACAAGATATTAAATTGTAAAGCAGGCCCAGAAGGAGTCGAACCTTCGCTTGCGGTTTTGGAGACCACCGTGCTACCGTAACACTTTGAACCTAAGTGGTTTCACCAGTATATCATAAAAATCAGGAGTGTCAAGGGGGCCGAAGGAGGTATCAGCAAGGTCGACCCCCTTGACATTCATAATTCTATCCGACTTGATTCACACTGTCAAATCAGAAATCCCAGTCCTCGTCGTCCGTCTGGACGGCCTTGCCGATGATGTAGCTCGACCCCGACCCCGAAAAGAAGTCGTGGTTCTCGTTGGAGTTCGGGCTGAGGGCGGACATCACGGCAGGATCGAAGACGGTCTGCTCCTTGGGGAAGAGCGGATCATAGCCGAGGTTGGACAGCGCCTTGTTCGCGTTGTAGCGGAGGAACTGCTTGACGTCCTCGGTGAGGCCGACCTCGTCGTAGAGATCCTGAGTGTAAAGCTCCTCGTTGTCGAAGAGGTCGAGCAGGAGGTCGTGCGCGAAGTCCTGTAGCTTCTGCTGCTCCTCCTGCGAGAGCTTCTTGACGCCCTGCTGGTACTTGTAGCCGATGTAGTAGCCGTGGATGGCCTCGTCGCGGATGATGAGGCGGATGAGGTCAGCCGAGTTCGTCAGCTTGGCCCGGGAGGACCAGTACAACGGGAGGTAGAAGCCCGAGTAGAAGAGGAAGCTCTCCAGAAGCGTCGAGGCGATCTTCTTCTTGTGCGGGCAGTCTCCGGTGTAGTTTTCGAGGACGAGGCGCTCCTTGGTCTGGATGAGCTTGTTCTCGCGCACCCACCGGAAGACCTCCTCGATGTCCCGCTCCGAGCAGAGCGTGGAGAAGATCGAGGAGTAGGACTTCGCGTGCACCGACTCCATGAACGCAATGTTAGTGTAGACGGCCTCCTCGTGGGGAGTGACGGCGTCCTTGAGCAGGCTGATAGCGCCGACCGTGGCCTGAACCGTGTCGAGCGTGGTGAGTCCGGCGAAGACGCGGATCGTGAGCTTCTTCTCGGCAGGGGTCAGGGTCGCCCAAGACTGGATGTCGTTAGAGAGCGGGATCTTCTCGGGGAGCCAGAAGTTGGAGGTCAGCTTGTCCCAAGTGAGCTTGTCCACCGTGTCTTCAATGGCGTTCCAGTTGATCGGGTTGATGAAATCGTGCATGGGTAAATCCTATCAGATACAGTGTCGAATGGCCGAGGAAGGGCGGGCCGAAGCCCGCCCTCCAGTGAGGCTAGGTCAGAGCGAGCAGGCCACGCACTCTTCCATCTCCGTGCCCTTGAGGTCGTCCTGACGGACTCGGGCGTAGTAGAGCGTCTTGATCCCCTTGCGCCATGCGTAGATCTGGGCTTGGTTGATCGTCTTGGTGGTTGCGTCGTTGGCGTAGAACAAGGTCAACGAGAGACCCTGATCGACGTGCTTCGTGGCTTCCGCGTAGACGTCGATTACCCTTTTCCACCCGACCTGATACGCATCCTCCACGAGATGGAAGTTCTCGTTGGTCACGTACGGCTGCGGGAAGTACACGCGCCCTGAGCGGCCTTCCTTGCGGGCCTCGACGGCTGCCGCGACCGGGTGGATCGACGACGTCGAGTAGTTGATGTAGGAGATCGAGCCGGTCGGCGGGATCGCCTGCAAGTAGGCGTTGTAGAGGCCGTGCCACTCGATGAAGCACGCGAGCCCCGCCCAGTCGTCCTCGGTCGGGATCGGGATCCCGTATTTTGCAAAAATTGCAGAAGTGTTCTCGTTCGGAGTGATCAGCTCCGGGTTGGAGTACTTCTCCGTGAGGTAGGCGCGGTCGGCGTACTTCGACTCCTCGAAGCCCTCGAAGGTCTTCCCGTAGCGCTTGGCGATGCGTGCCGACGCGCGGAGAGCCTCGAAAGCCACCGTCATGAAGTAGATGTTCGTGAAGTTCAGCGAGTTCTCGTCGCCGTACTTCATGCCCTCCTTGATGAAGAACCCGGCTAGGTTCATCTGCCCGAGCCCGACCGAGTGCGACTTGTCGTTGCCGTTGACGATGGACGGGACGGAGTCCATGTTCGAGATGTCCGAGACGGTCGTGAGCGCGTTGATCGCGGTCTCCACCGTACGACGGAGGTTCCCGCCCTCCATGGTCTTCGCCACGTTCAACGAGGCGAGGTTGCATGAGATGTCGCGCCCGACCTCGGAGTAGGAGAGGTCGTTGTTGTACTTCGACGCGGTGTTGACCTGCAAGATCTCCGTGCAGAGGTTGGACATGTTGATGCGTCCGCCTGCGATAGCGTGGTCGCGGTTGGCGTTGTCCTCGAAGAGCGAGTACGGGTAGCCGGACTCGAACTGGATCTCCGCGAGCTGGGTGAAGAACTCGCGCGCGTTGATGGTGCGCTCGCCGTCGATCTTCGGCTTGGTCTTCTTGATGCGGGGGTTGTTGACCATCTCGCGGTACTTCTCGGAGATCGAGATGTCAGCGAACGGGACGCCGTACTCGCGCTGGACGTCGTACGGAGAGAAGAGATACATCTCCTCGTTGTTCTTCGCCAGCTCGAAGAGGATGTCGGGGATGACGACACCGGTCGAGAGCGTCTTGATGCGGACCTTCTCGTCGGCGTTCTCGCGCTTGGTGTCAAGGAATTTCATGATGTCCGGGTGGAAGGCGTTCAGATAAACCGCGCCTGCGCCCTGACGGGTTCCGAGCTGGTTGGCGTAGGAGAAGGAGTCCTCCAGCAGCTTCATGACGGGGATGATTCCCGAGGACATGTTGAGGATGCCCTTGATCGGCGCTCCGGCCTCGCGGATGTTGGAGAGCAGCAGGGCCACGCCTCCGCCTCGCTTGGAGAGCTGGAGCGCTGAGTTGATGCCGCGCCCGATGGACTCCATGCTGTCCTCGATGCGGAGGAGGAAGCAGGAGACGAACTCGCCGCGAGCGACCTTACCGGCGTTGGAGAACGTCGGTGTGGCAGGCTGGAGACGGCCTGAGATGATCTCCTCGGCGATGTAGTTCGCCTTCTCGACGTCACCCTGTCCGAGCAAGAGGGCATTGGCGACGACGCGGTCCTCGTAGCGCTCCATCCAGATCTCGCCGTCGAAGGACTTCATGGCGTACTGGTCGTAGAACTTGAACGCAGAGAAGTACGACTCGAAGCGGTGCTTCTTGTCGTAGATCTTCTTGTAAAGCTTCTTGACCTCGCGGAAGGGGTACTGGTCCCAGACGGCCTTTTCGTAGTAGCCGTTCTCGAAGAGGAAGTCGAGCTTTTCTTCGAGGCTGTAGAAGTGGCGGGTCTTCGCATTGACAACCTGCAAGAAGAATTGGCGAGCGGCTTCCTTGTCCTTGTCGAACTGGACTTTTCTGTCCGCCGACCATAGGTTCAGTTGCGCGTTGAGTGTGACGGGGCTTTCGTCAGTGATCTTTGACAAATTTCATTCCTTCTAGTACTGCTTCAACATCTTCCGGCATCCCGGCAAGTTCAAACGTGTGGAGGAGCGGAACTCCGAGCTTCTGAGAGATGATCGGGCCAGCGAGACAGAACTCGCTCCCGAAGTTGGTATTGCCGCTCGCTACCACGCCCCTACAGAGTATCCTATTACCCTCAGTGTTCAAAAAGCGGACGACCTGCTTCGGGACGAAGCCTCGACCGTTGGCACCGTAGGTGGGGGTGATGAGCACGTAGGGCTCAGAGACAGAGAAACGCTCGGCCTCCGAACCACTCAGCGGGATCCTCGTGCTCGGGAGCCCGAGCTTCTGGACGAACCGGTGAGTGAACTCGGAGACCGAGCTAAAGTAGACGATCACGCTCCGGCGAGGGCCTTGATCTTGGCGCGGTTGTATCCTGTCCAGAAGTCGTCGCCGGTCTCGACGGCTGGCATCTGCTGGACGCCGCGCTCCTTGAGCGCATTGAACGCTTCCTCATCGACCGTCACGTCGATCTCCGTGTAGGAGATTCCGTACTTCTGGAGGTCTCGCTTGGTCTGGTTGCACTGCGTGCAGGCTGGCTTTGAGTAAAGCGTCACACTCATTATTTTGTCCATTTCAAACTTAGTCGGACTTTCAATTCTACTTGATTTTGAGGGAGTCGAGGGATTCCATCGGGTGCCGAATCGACCTCCCCGAGGCTTCTCCCAAGTACTCCACTTGGCAGCGTCGGCCCGCCATGTGGGCCAGTTTTCCGACAAGTCCGTTGTGGAGCGAGCCGGTGTCCGAGTCGTACGTCCCGGGGCGCACTCGGACGTAGTCCCCGAGCTTCACGTTGCCGTAGTTGAACGGCTCCCACTCGCCTTGGTAGACCTTCTGCGGGAGCGCCTTGAGGGTCTCCCTGCCCGCCTCGGAGAGCAGGTTGCAGACGATGTCCTTCTGCCGGTCGGTGAGGTCGTACTTGTCCAGCACGACGGCCACGGATACGAGGGCTTCGAGAATCTCTCCCCCGTATCCGATGGCCTCGTAGTGACGCCGGAGTTCAGCGTAATCAAACACGGTCCGCGCCGATGCCCTTCCGTGCGAGGTACTCCTTGATGCCCTCGGTCGGCGGGATGAAGTTCGGACCCTTGATGACCTTCCCGGCCTCGTTGCGAAGGACGCTGCCGTCCTCCGCGAGCTTGGTCAGGTTCGACTTGTGAATGATCTCGATGATGTCGTCGAGGTCGACCCCGAAGGAGTCCGACATGAGGTGGACGGTCTTCGAGATGGCTGCGAGCGAGTCCTCGGTGTCGGCGATGTCCTCGCGTTCGAGGGCGTCCGCGAGATAGGCCAGCTCGGCTGTGAGGGTGCTGATCTTTGCACCGTCAGTCGCCTTCTGGTATCCCTTGGAAAGGTTGAGGCCGAAGGTGAGGACGGCTCCCTGCACGACGTAGTCGATGTCACCGAGGGCGTCGAACATCTCGACGGGATCGCGGCGTGCAATAGCGGTGCGGAGTTCTTCGATCTCTTCGTAGATGAGGTCGAAGCGCAGCTTCTTCTCCAGAACGCGGAGGCTGCGGTTTTCGCGAATTGGCTGGTCGTAGATCTTGTGGAACTCACGGACCTTTTCCAGCGTGGTAGTTCCGGAGTGCTTCTTGGTGATTTCAGACAATTTTGACTCCAAGGCTGGGTAAAGATGCGCCCCGTAGTATCGCACTACGGGGCGCACCGTTAGTTTTGTCCGGCAGGAATTACTGCTGCGCGAACGGGTTGCCCGGAGGCGGAGTTACCGTCGTGCCCCACGGGTTTGCCGGAGCGGCAGCAGCCGCGACAGGCTGAGCAGGAGCAGCCGGAGCGACCGGTGCAGCGGGTGCGAACTGAGCCGCAGGAGCAGCAGCCGGAACACCCGGTCCGCCAGCAGCAGGAGTGCCCGCTGCGGCAGCGACACCGACAGCCGGTGCGAACTTGCCAAGACGCTGCTGCGGCTTGCCGTTGTAGTCCTCGTGAGTCACCTCAGCGGTGAAGCGCTTGCCGTGGAGCGCCGCGATGACCTGCTCGTCGGACGGGTTGGAGTCGAAGAACTCCTCGGGGATGCCGAGAGCCTTGAGCGACTCGAAGAAGAAGCGCATGCCACCGGGCTTCTCCGTGGTGTAGAAGGTGTGGAAGACGCGGGCGTTGGCGCGAGGACCGGCCTCGACCGAGGGGTTGATGGTGTAGCTCGGCCAGCCGTTGCGGTCCTTGGCCGTGGGCTTCTCCTTGACGATGAAGGAGTAGACGCCCGGGTCCAGAAGTGCGAAGGATGGAGCCTCAGCGGCGATCTTCTTGCGTGCGGCCCAGTCCATTGCGGGAGACATTGTGTATTGTTACCTTCCGGTGGTTACTTTGTGTTTTTATTCTAAGCTCTACAGCTTTGAATGTCAATTCTCGGGGAGTTCGAAATTGAATTCCTGAGAATCCTCTACAGGCGGAATCGGCTCTGCCTGCGGGGCTGGAATTTCCTCGGCAGGGGCCACTGGAGCGGCCTCTTCCTGAGGGGCCGGAATTGCCGCAGCAGCGGCTTCCGCCTGTGCTTGCGCAAAGGCTGCGTAGGCGGCAGCATCGCGCTCGCGGAGACCCGGGAAGATGGCGTACATCATCTGGGTCAGGTTGGGGTCCTGAATCGTCGGAGGGACGCCCGGGACGCGGCTCTTGGCCTCGTACTGCGGGTGGTTTCCGGTGAACAGGAAGCGGTGGTCCGAGACGACGCCCTGCTCGTCGGCGACCTGATTGACGTAGAGATACGCCGTCATGTCGAACAGGTACGGCACCTGAGAGGCGATGGAGCCTTGCAGGTACGGCTTGAACGTCCCGTCGTAGTCCTTCGACGTCGAGATGAGGCAAAGGATGTGGAGCGGGTTGTCCTCTTCGTCGGTGACGTCTCGGAGGTCACGGAGGAAGGATCCCATGTTCTGGAGCAGCTTGCCCCAGTGCTGGGTCTTCATCTCATTGCGACCATTGATCGCCTCCTGTACCTTGATCTGGATCTCGGAGATGGAGTCGACCACGACGGTGCGGAACGGGTGGTTCCCGGAGCGGAGCCACTCCAGAGCCTTCTGGGCGGTGGGCCAGTCGCGGGTCTTGACTACCGCCACGTCCCACGAGCCGTCCCAGACCGGAGGGGCCTCGGTCATCGGGTTCCACTTGATCTTGCGGAGCTGGACGAAGCGCGCAGCTCGCTCGGCGTCCATGAGGAGGATCGGAGGGAGACCGGTCATCCCCAGCGTCGTCTTACCGGCTCCAGCCGGTCCGTGGACAAGGATACCTAGGGCTTCTTCTGCCATTGTGTCTTTCTTGATAGTGTTTTACGGTAAAGCTATACAGTGTCAACTTCATCGTCCGAGCCGTAGCGCTCGTTCGGGTTGCCGACACGGAAGTGATCTTCGAGGAAGTCCTCTGCTGCGGAGCCGTCGTCGAACCACGTGCAGATGTTCGCGAACGGACATCCCGTCGTGGTGCAGCGCCAGCTCATCTCCGGAGTCGGGTACGCCACGAGTCGGTGATCCGCCCCGTTGTCGAGGGCGTCCCTGACCTCCATCATCTGGGCTACCGTGCCTTGCAGGCGGATCCACTGCGAGTCGAGCTGCTTCTTGTTGAAGCGGACGTCGATCCGGTCGTAGAACGGAGGCTTGGCGGTGCCAGAGCGCTTGACCTTCTTGAGCAGGTTGTAGATCCCGCCGTCGACCTTGGAGTCCTCGTCGGGGTTCAGCCGCTCAAGGTTGGTATAGGTCATGAGCTGCTCGGAGGCGTGCGAATGCCGGTAGTAGTCGTCGAAGCTCTTCGTCGTCTTGTGGTCCAGCACGGCGCGAGAGCCGTCTGAGCGCCTTCTGACGCGGAGGTCGACCTTGCCGATGATCTCCACCCGGGGCTGGGATTCCAGCACGTGAGAGAGCTTCTTCTCGGCTCCGATGACCTCGAACGCGACGTCCGAGTTGTTCTCGGCCTCCCACTCCGCGTAGCCCTCGACCATGATCCGGCCAAGCTCGGACTCCGACTCGAACTTCTTCACCTCGGCAGGGAAGGTAGCCTTCTCCGACTGGGTGAAGCGGATGTTGTCGGCGTTCTGGAGTCGGGTGTATTCCTCGACGACGTTGACGCCGTCCCGGTAATGTGCTTCCAGAGCGTTGTGGACGCGGGTCCCGAGAGGGAGCGGTCCCGAGAAGTTCTCTTCCTTGGGCTGGAGCCCCCGGTAGTTTCCGAGCCACCACTTGCGGCGGCACTGCTTGAAGGTTTGGATCTCAGAGTTGGAGATTGACACCCTCTCCGGGTGCCGCCCGAGAACGGGCTCGATCACGTGTTGCATTGCTTCCATCTTAGTAGACACTGCGTATTCTGTCAAACTGGGCGATCCGGTACCGGAGGCCCGTCGATGACCAGCGGACGGGCGTCCAGTCGTTCAGAGCCCAGTTGTCCCCTAGCTCGGGAGCGAAGGCATCGCCCTCCACGTCGGTGTAGACATTGGTGACGATGGCGGTGTCCGCGTAGGGCAGGGCTTCCTTGTAGATCTGCTCCCCGCCGATGACCCACGCGATGTCGTCGGTCTGCCTGTTGGCCTCGACGAGAGCGTCGAGGATCGACCGGACCGTGACGTCGGGGAGTACGATTGGCTCCATGTCGTCCCGAGTCCAGACGCGCTGGCGCGAGAGGACGATGTTGTAGCGTCCCGGCAGGGGGCGGCGCGACTCGGGAAGCGAATCCCAAGTGCGCCGACCCATGATGACAGGACAGCCGCCCGTGACGATGGCGAAGTTCTGTAGATCCTCGGGAAGGTGCCAAGGGAGCTTGCCCTCGTTCCCGATCACCCTACCATTCGCCTGTGCCCAGATCAGCCCGAGTCTCATACCGCGACGGCTCCCTTGATCGCCGGGTGGGGGTCATATCCAACGATCTCGAAGTCCTCGAAGGTGTAGTCGTCGATGGACTCGGGCTTGCGCTTGATCACAAGCTCCGGGAGCGAGCGGAGGGTGCGCCCGAGCTGCTCGGAGACCTGAGGGAGGTGGTTGGTGTAGATGTGCACGTCACCACCGGTCCAGACGAACTCCCCGACGTCGAGGTCCGTCTGCTGGGCGATCATGTGCGTCAGGAGCGCGTATGAGGCGATATTGAAAGGCACCCCGAGGAACATGTCAGCCGACCGCTGGTAGAGCTGGCAGGAGAGCCTACGGCGCTCCTCACCGGCCCTCAGGGGCTCGACGTAGAACTGGAAGAACGCATGGCAGGGCGGGAGCGCCATTTCGTCGATCTCTCCGACGTTCCACGCCGAGACGATGTGGCGGCGCGAGTCCGGGTTGGTCTTGATCGACTCGATCACCTGAGCGATCTGGTCGACGTAGAAGTGGTCCCCGCCCCACCAACTGCGCCACTGCACCCCGTAGACCGGGCCGAGGTTGCCGTACTCGTCGGCCCACTCTCGCCAGATTGTGACCCCGTTCTCTTCAAGGAACCGTGTATTCCCGTCTCCCCGGAGGAACCAGAGAAGCTCGATGGCAATCGACTTCCAGTGCACCTTCTTGCTCGTGATGAGCGGGAAGCCCTCGGAGAGGTTGTAGCGGATCTGGCGTCCGAAGACGCTGATGGTCCCGGTCCCGGTGCGATCCTCCTTCGCGTTCGCAACGTCGTAGACCTCGGCGAGGAGGATCTCGTAAGCTCCAGAATTGTTCATAGAGTTCGATCTTTCTTCTTAGGCGACGTCGTCGAAGTCGATGGCGTCGTGTTCGAGGTGGTCCTCCTCGATGGGGAACTGCGAGACGTCGATCTTCTGTCCGGAGACGAACTTGTCGATCAGCGCCTTGTCCCGGAGGATCTCTTGGAGGCTGCGCCCCTTCTGCTCGATGGCGTCGAAGACGGTCTCCTCGGAGGTCCCGGTCGCGACGTAGTCGACAATCTGAATGCTCTCGTGCTGCTCCGAGCCGATGCGGTGCACACGGCCCTCGGCCTGCAAGTTCACGATCATCGACCACGAGCGCTGGAGGAAGACGGCCACGCGCGCCTTGGTGAGCGTGATGCCCGTGCCTCCCGCGTCGACGGTGACGACGATGTATTTCGTCAAACCGTTCTGGAAATTGTCCATGTGGCGCTGGCGCTCCATGGCATCCTGATCTCCGGTGATGAGCCCGTGGGCGTGCCCGGCCTTGGTCAGGCGCGCGCTGAGCATGTTCGCGAGCTGGCTGGAGACCGTGAAGATCACGAGCGAGTCCTCGCCGTAGTCCGGGAGGTCTTCCATGAGCGCGTCGAGCTTGCAGGACGGGTCCGAGAGCCTGACGAAGGCCTTCTCCTCAAGCTTCTTCGTCTTCTTGTTGACGACCTGCCGGTACTCGACCTCGCCGTAGGCGGAGGCGAGCTGGAGCATGCGTGTCATCTTCACGAGCGGAGAAGTGGTCGAGATGACCTCGCCGTTCAGCTCGGCGATCATCTGTTCCTGCATCTGCGTGTAGGCCTTCTGCTGCTTCGCCGACAGCTCGACGTCGCGGCGGACACGAAGGACCGGTGGCAGGAACGGGAGGATGACCTCCTTAGGCATGCGGCGCAGGATCGGGTCGAGGCCTTGGAAGAACTCGATCCGCTTGTCGTTCTTGATCCCGGACACGACCGTGTTGCCCCATGCGTCGAAGTGGGTCTCGCAGTATCGCGCGAGGTACTTGACCTTCGACGGGTAGGCTTCGGGGTCGAGGAAGTTGAGGATCGAGAAGAGGTCGTCCGGGGTCGACGAGATCGGCGTGCCGGTGAGCGCGTAGCGGTAGCGTGCCTTCCCTGCTGCCGCCTTGGCCGCTCTGGCGACCTTCGAGGACGGGTCGATCATACGGTGCGCCTCGTCGGCGATGACCAGCTTGAAGTCGATCCCGTTCAGCTCCTTCGGATGCACCTCGCACGCGGAAGCCTTGACCTTGGTGTCGAGGCCTCCGTGCTCGGGGCACTTCTTGAGCGCGATGTGTCCGTACGCCTTGAGCCGGGAGTGGTGCCTGAGCGCATCCCAGTTGATGACCACGACGTGGCTCCCGCACATGCACACGGGCTCGACGGGCTTCTTCTTGCTCTTGGGCTTGGGAGCCTCGACGACGTCGACCGGAGCGTGCACCGGACACGGGATCGAGGTGCCCCCCTTGGCGACGGCGAACTGCTTGGCCCGCTGGGTCGCAGAGCCGTCGATGACGGTCACTCGGAGACCCGGCCAGACCTGCTCGATCTCGCGAGCCCACGAAAACTTGGTAGAGTTCGGGCAAATCACGAGCACCGGGAAGACGTCCTTCTCCATCTGCTCCCCGAGCCAGCGCACGGTCGAGAAGACCGACTGGGTCTTCCCCGAGCCGAGGCCGTTGGCGAGGATCGCCCGCTCGGCTGTGGCGAGGAACTGGACGTCCGCCCGCTGGTGCGGGAAGAGCCGTTCGTACCCCACGTCGCTGCTCGTCACATCGCGCATGGCGAAGGCGGGTGCGATGCGCCGACCGTACTCTGCCGCCATCCAGTCGTTGAGCTTCGGGCCGATCTGGAGCTGGCCGGGGAAGTCGTTCGCGAGCGCGAGGCATGTCGGCCACGTCTTGGCGATGGTGAAGAAGTCGCCCTTCTTGTTGAACTGGGCGGACGGGAGAGCCTTGAGCAGCTCTGTGTGCATCCACTGGAAGCCGGTGATGGCTACCTTGTTATTATCTACAGTGTCTACTTCTGCGAAGACAGTCATTGCTTCCTTCTAGTGCTACTCCAGCAGGCTATCATACAAGGAGGTACTTGGACCAACGCGGGTAGCGGTTGTTGATATACACCATCGCATGCCGGTAGGCGTCGTTGGCGTGCCCCTCCCCGCCCACGTGCCAGAAGCCGACCTTGCGGAGCTTCTCGTTGCTGGCGAATGGCTTGTCCCCGGGGCTTTGGAGGACGAAGTCGAGGGCGTTGAACCTCCTGACGAGGAACATGGTCGCGCCGATGAGCTGGAGCGACCACGGGGCCTCCGAGAGGTCCGAGGTGCGCTTGGTGATGTGGAAGTCCTCGATGACCACCTCGACATCGGGGCCGAGGCCGCTGATGACGGCCTCGGCCATGTCGAAGTACTGATCGACGGTAAGCTCCCACGATCCGAGCTTGAGGATCCCGTTGTCGCTGATGCTCGTGATGTCCAGCAGAGCGGCCCCGGTCAGGAGACCGGGGTCGACTGCGAACAGGTAGCGCCGCTCCCGAGGGAGCTGCGCGACCCAAGCATACAAACTGTCAAGTGTCAGCTCAAGCTGCGACGAGGCTGGCTGCGTCATAGCCGAATACTTCACCCTTCTTGCGGTACTTGCTGCCCCACCTGTCGAGCGGCCCTTCGGCCTCGGCGGGCAGGTCGACGGCGAACTCGCCGTCGCAGTAGGACATGACCTCTTGGATGTCGTTCATGGCCTCCAGAGCGTCCACCTCCGGGACGGAGAAGACCATCTCGTCGTGGATGGGCATGCACATCAGATCGCTGTAGCCAGCCGCGTCGAGCCGGACGATGGCCTTCTTCATGAGTTCCGCAGCGGTGCCTTGGAGCATGTAGTTGGTCAGCGAGTAGACCCGGCCCGGGTCGCACGGGAGACGACGACCCATCGGAGTGACGACGTAGCCGATCTCCTCTTCCTTCTCGCGCTTGGACCCGAGGCGTTCGATCTCCGCCATGAAGCCCTTGATGCCCGGGAAGGTGGAGAACACGCCCTCGGCGACCTCGGCCATCTGGTCGTAGGTCACGCCAGCGGTCTCAGCCATCTTCTGGATCCCCGAGCCGTAGGCCGAGCCATACATCGTGCCCTTGACGAGGCCACGACGCGGGTCCTTCTTCGAGAAGTTCTCGTCGTTGTAGATCTGCTTACCCAGACCGACGAAGAAGTCTCCGCCCGTCGCGTCGGCGTCCCTAAAGGCACCCTGCAAGGCGGGATCCCGGGAGAAGTGCGCGAGGAGGCGCATCTCGACCTGCGAGTAGTCGCAGGAGATCATGACCTCTCCGGCGTAGCGGGGCACGAAGGCATCGCGCACCGTCGCGTCTCCGCGAGGGATCGTCTGGAGCGCAGGGTTGACCACCGACATGCGACCGGTGCGAGCGCCCATCGTCTTGATCGACGGGTGCACGAAGCCGTCCGCGTTCATCTCGATAAAGTTCTTGAAGTACGAGTTGCCCATCTTCTCAGCGGAGCGGACCCCGAGGATGAAGTTGGCGACGTCGCGCACGAGCGGGTTCTCCGAGGTGCGGAACTTGGCGAGCTGGTCCTTGTCGACCGAGGGGTTCCCGGTCTTCTCAGAGTATTTGTCGAAGGTCGCGCCGAGGCCGAGTTCGAAGAACTGGCCGAGCTGCTGGGTGGACCCGATGGAGATTCCCCACGTGTCCTGCGCCCACTGCTTGGAGTCCTCGACGTGCTTCATGAGCTGCGCGTACTTGAACTTAGAATACTCAGTGTCAACTCGCATGCCGTTGGCTTCCATGCGTGAGCAGATCCGACGAACCGCCATCTCAAGGTCGTAGACCTCGGGAAGCTTCTCGTTCGTGCGGAAGTGGCTCTTGATGTGGGCACCGAGCACGGTGTCGAGCGCCGAGTAGACCCAGTACTCCTCGAAGTCGGTCGGGATGGTTCCCCAGTCCCAGCCGTTCTCCTTCATGATCTTCTTGAGATCCTTCTGCCCCGCGTCAGCCGTGGGGTCGATCAGGGTCTTCGAGAGGTGCTTGAGGTCGTTGCGTCCTCCGGGCCTCTCGATCTGGGCCATGATCATTGTGTCGTGGGTGCGGTGCCACGGCACCTTCCAACCGGCGTGGCGTTCGAGCCACGGGGCGTCGAAGGCGACGTTGTGGAAGGTCAGCTCGCCCTCGTAGCGGTCGAGCGCCTCCATCGCGACCCCGCCCCAGCGATCCCACGGGATGGCCCACCCGGTGTGCTCGTCGCCGAGCTGGACGAGCCGCAGACGTGCGTCCGGTGCGTAGGGGTCGAGCCCGGAGGTCTCGGTGTCGACGGCGAGAACCTCGCGCCGGTTGCCGAGCCATGACATGAGAGCAGAGGCCTCTGCGACCGAGTTGACAAGATTCAGTTGAACATCGTTGGGAAGTGGCATTAGTCGGCGGTTACCTCGGCGCGCATCATGGCAGAAGTTGAGCGAATTTTGATCCCGTAGTACGGGCTGTCTATGGGCTTTTCGATCACGCCGAAGTCGATGCCAATCTTCTTGAGTCGGTTGATGTTGGTCCTGTCATAGGCGAGGAAGTTGACACTGTCCGCGTGGTCGTCGACGAACCTGCGCAGCGAGCGCAGATCCTTCGCGAACACGAGGGCGGTGTTCGACCACGGAGAGAGCGCGTCCCCAGCAGGCAGGGTCTTGACGACCAGCTCAACAGCCTCAGGGCTGTCGACGAGCAAGACGGTGCGAGGCGAGATGTAGGTGCGACCGAAGTACTCCACGCCCGGGAAGGACTGGAGGTACTTGGCCTTGCCCTCGGCGAAGATGGCATCGCGTACGATGGCCTTGGCATCGGAAGGCTTGCCCGCGTAGATCGGAGAGAGCTTGTCCTCGAAACCGTTGTGCCAGAAGCGCACCCCGGCAAGGGCCATCCTGAGGTCGGTGAGACGCCGTTCGAGGCTGGCAGAGCTGGGGTCTGTCGGTGCCTCGTCCAGCTCTACGTAGTGGAGCCCGTGTCCGGGCAGATAGGTCGTCCCCTGCCAAGGTCCATCGGGGAGAATCAAGTCGTCCGGGTAGAGAGTGCGGATCTCCTCCTTGACGGCCTCGGCCAGCTCAGGGAGGGACTTGTCAATGATGACGTACATTGTGTCCTTTCGTCGAGGTACAGCCTACCAGAAAAGACACAAAGTGTCTACTCGATCTCCTCCACGAAGAAGGCGTCGGCAATCGCGTCGTCCTTCTCTGCCGCGCTCGCGAGGAGGTCTCGCGCCACGTTGGTGAGGTAGGCTGTCCCGTTGTCATCGAAGCGGGTGAGCGAGCTGATCACGCCCTTGGCCGTCTCCGACGTGGCGACGTAGTGTCGCGCCGTCTCAGGATACACACCTTCCATGTCGAGTCGAGCAGGGCGGCAATACTTGCATCCCACGAACTCGCGGCCAAGCTCCGTCCCGTCGACTGCGGACAGGCGATTGCGGGACACCGTCGAGCAGTCCTTGTCGTGGAAGATCGCACTCTGGCCGATGCGGTAGATGACGTACGTGCCCTTGAGCGTGCGGTAGAGGGTGAACTCCACCCATCGCGACCTACCCGGCTCTCGCGAAGAGCTGTGGGCCAGCTCCTCACCGTCGAATTGGCGCTTGCGGACGCCGTCCTTGATCGTGTACCTCATGCTCAACTCGCGCTCTGTGAGGACGAGCTGACGGAGGTCGATGAGATCCCCGTGGCGGCTACTGCGGTTGACAGTAGTGAGGATAGCTGGGTGGTGAAAGGGGCGAGCAGGGAGTCGTCTACCTGCCCCGCTACCGAAATTGTGCATCCGTTCGTCTGACGGATGTTGATTGTTACGTCTGCCATTAGTTCTCCTAGGCGTCTTTACGTCATACTTTCAATTATATCGGACCGTATGTTTGCCTCTGCTCGGGTTCGGACTAGAATTCACCGATACCCTTACCGAGATAGCGGACCTTTAGCCAGTGGTTCACTGTCTGGGATCCCGAAGAGGTGTGGTAGAAGTGCCAGACGATGATGGTCCCTGCGGGGCAGTAGAAGCTGGGAATTGCCAAGCTTCCGGTGTCCTCGCCAGCGCTGATGCCGTTGCGCCCATAGGCGATTCCCGACCCGTTGGGTTCGATGCTCAGGAAGGTTCTTCCCGTAACGGCTGAGCCGAAGTTGGCTAGCCAGTAGAGTGAGTAGAACCCGGTTTTGTCGAGAGACATATGGTCGTTGGACACCCAGTGATAGATGGAGGAAGCATCAATAGAGTTCTGTGCGGTGCCTGCTGAGGTAGACATGGGAGGCATTCCCGGACCCCAAACGGTTGTGTTGGGTACACCGGTCTCCTGAATGTTCATCTCCGCGTGGGACACGCCGTAGAACTTGTCCGGGAAGGAGATGCCGCCGACCGTGCCGTTGTATGGAAGGGTGTTGGCGATGTATACCTGAGGCCCGGTCAGCTCTAGCTGGGCGCTGCTGACCGCACCCGTATTCGATGCACTAATGGTGATGCTGTTGCGCGAAACAATGCTCATCATTGCGTACGAGGACTGCGTGATCCCGTTGCTGCGCATGTCGATATACGCCATACCGGCTGACCCGCCGTTACCGCCCGAGATGGTAAGGGTGTCGCCGTCCTCGGAGTACATGCCGGAGAGGACGTTCGAGCCTCCGACGAGACCGAAGCCGACGCCCGGGTAGTAGTTGTTGGTGCCGTGGATGGCGTCGTGAACGGTGGACGGACCCATACGGGCAACGGCGCTTCCGGCCTGCGTCGTGGTCGAGATGAGGCCACCGTTGATTGTGGCACCGTTGATAACGAAGCCGTCGATGGCTCCAGCGGAGATCTTGTTGCCCGTGATCGCGCTGGCTGCGATGGAGTTCGCGGTGATCGACCCGTCGACGATGAGTTCTCCGGCGTTCTTGCGGCGCGTGTTCCAGCCGGTGATATACCAGTTGGTGATGTCCGCTCCGGAGGTACCGGCGATCTGGATCCACGGGATCGCCTTGGTGACAGGGTTACCATTGATCGTCGTCGGGATCGTCACGGATCCTGTGATGCGCACCCACCCGGCCTGACCCTGAGCGACCGTGGCTCCGCCTGCGACAGGCCAGTTGCTATCGTTCTGGTCAGTGCCGACCCACATGCCGATGTTGAGCGGCTGGGTGGCACTGGAAGTGGCGCGAGCCCACACCTCGACGTAGTACTGCTCCCCACCAGCTACAGGCTTCCAGAGGGTGACGCCGTTAGGATGTTCGTAGTTGTCGCGGGCGTTTAGGTAGGAGGCACTGGCGTACGGCGCTCCGGCAGAAACCGTGAGGCTGCTAGTCGCGACGTAGGTGGCCCCGCCGATTGCCCCGGTCCCCGACATGTAGGGGTCGGTGACGCGGTTCGCTGGGTCGCCGACGACGAGCTTGTCGGCGGTGATCGTGTTCGCCCCGATGCGGTTGGCGCTGAGCGTTCCAGCCGTGATCGTTCCGGCGTCGAGCGAGGCGACGATCCCGTTGGTCGCCGTAATCGTACCGGCAGCGATGGCCGAGGCCGTGATCGCAGAGGCAGCAATGGCTGTAGCCGTGATCGAGTTCGCGGCAAGAGCAGTTGCCGTGATCGACTGAGCTGCCAGTGCTGTCGCGGTGATCGAGTTCGCGGCAAGAGCAGACGCCGTGATGGAGTTGGCCTTGAGCGCTGTTGCGGTGATGGAGTTCGCGGCGAGCTTGGTGGCGTCCACTGCCGAGGCAGCAATCGCCGACGCGGTGATCGACCCGGCAGCAAGAGCCGTAGCAGTGATCGACTGTGCCGCAAGTGCGGTCGCTGTGATGGATTGCGCGGCCAGAGCTGTCGCCGTGATGCTTTGAGCGGCAAGGGCCGTAGCGGTGATCGACTGGGCGGCAAGGGCTGTGGCCGTGATGCTCTGGGCGGCGAGCATGTTGGCCGTGAGGCTTCCGTCGACGATGAGCTGGGCGGCGTTCTTGCGGCGGACGTGGAACCCGGTCAGCCACCAGCCTGCGGCGTTCCCGGGGCCTACCCAGATGCGACCGAACTGCGGAGGCTGGGCGGCAGAGCCGCTACCGCTTCCGAGAGATGGGACGGTGACTTCTCCTGACCACTTGGTCCACGAGGCAGAGGACCCGACAGCGGTAGCGGTGAGCTTCGCCTGAGCGCTGCTGTTGCCTCCGTACTGGCGCGTGTTGGCACACCAAACACCGATGCCGAGGTTGGTGGTCCCGGTAGTGGTGGCCCAACCCTCGACATAGAACTTGTCCCCGGGCTGGATGTCGAACCAGTCTCCGACGAAGAAGTCGTACCCAGCCGGGACGCTGAGGACGGACGGAACTGTAGGCATACCTGCGGACGGTACGGCGGAGTTCGACGAGAGGTAGGTGGTGCCCGAGCCGTTGAGCGTGCTGTCATAGAAGTACGGGTCGACGACGTAGTCGTCTGTGTCGGCCACGAGCAGCTTGTCGGTGGTGATCGCCTTGGCCGCGACCGCTGTCGAGGTGATCGACTGTGCCGCAAGTGCGGTAGCGGTGATGCTCTGCGCCGCGAGGGCGGTGGCTGTGATCGACTGGGCTGCGAGCGCCGTAGCGGTGATGCTCTGAGCGGCAAGGGCAGTTGCGGTGATCGAGTTGGCCGCTAGCGCAGTTGCGGTTACGGAGTTGGCTGCGATCTTTGCTGCGGTGACGCTGCCTGCTGCAAGCTCGGTCGCCGTGATGGTTCCGTCGACGATCAGCTCCGCGCCGTTCTGGCGGCGCAGCTTGAAGGCGTCGATCCAGATCGAGTCCGAGGTGGTCCCGGTCGAGACGTCGAAGCGTGCCGAGGCGGCGTAGACAGTGGACGGGATCTGGAACTGGCCGGAGCGCTTGGCCCACGTCGTCTGGGCTGTGTTGGGGAGCGTGTCCACGACCATGCTGGAGGACGCACCCCCGGCGCTGGCGATGCGGACACCGTATGTCGGAACCGCTGCCGCTGTGGTCTTGTACCAGTATTCCCAGTAGTACCAAGCGTTGGGCTCCACCGGAATGATGATGTTGTTGTTGCAGTTGCCGTAGGCCGAGCCGGTGTTGGTGAACTTGAGCGCGTTCGACCCGGTGTAGGAGTTGGTTCCGGTGGTGTCCAGCGAGGCGTAGGAGTTGTAGGTCCACGTCGTCTGGGCCATCTGCTCGAAGTCTCCGTCAGCGACCATGTTGGTGCTGTCGAAGACGACGAGCTTGTCAGTGGTGATCGTCTTGGACGAGATCGCAGTCGCGGTGACGGCGTTGGCCGCGAGGGCAGACGCCGTGACGGAGCCGCCCGCGAGCTGCTGGGCGGTGACTGACCCTGCGGCCATGGCCGAGGCAGTGATTGTACCGGCAGCAATCGCGGAGGCGGTGATCGAGTTCGCTGCAAGTGCGGTCGCTGTGATTGACCCGGCTGCGATGGCGTTCGCGTTGACCGAGCCCGCTGCGATGGCACTGGCGGTGACAGATCCGGCAGCAAGCTCGGATGCGGTGATGGCTCCGGCAGCGATCTGGGCAGCGGTGATCGTATCGGCAGCAATCGCTGTGGCCGTGACGGCATTGGCTGTCAGAGCGCTCGCCGAGACAGATCCGGCAGCAAGCTCCGATGCCGTGATGGCTCCCGCTGCGATCTGCCCAGCCGTGATGGTGTCAGCCGCGATCTGGGAGGCGGTGATCGTGTTCGCTGCAATCGCTGTGGCGGTCACAGCGTTCGCCGCAAGGGCCGAGGCGGTGATTGTGTTGGCGGCGATGGCCGAGGCCGTCACAGAGCCAGCAGCAAGCTCTGAGGCGGTGATTGCGCCTGCTGCGATCTGGTTCGCGGTGATGGTGTCGGTCGCGATCATCGTCGCGGTGATCGTCCCAGCTTGGATGCGCGCGGCAGCGAGGTATCCGGTGGTGATCTTGCCCGCGTCGAGCGCGGCGATGACCTGATTGCCGACAGCCTGCGAGACCCACGCGGAGCCGGACCAGTTCCACATGGCGATGACGTTTCCGCTGCCGTCCGTCTGGAACCACGTATCCCCTGCTGTCGTCCCTGAGCCGCTCGCGGCGCTGGTCGAGTAGGTGACAGTGTTCTTGCCGTTTGCGGACGTCTGGGCGGTGTTCGCGGCGCTCTGGGCGGCAGCGATGGCTGCGTCCTGCACGTTCACCCACGCCGAGCCGCTCCAGCGGTTCATGCGGTAGCCGTTGGAGGAGTCGAGCCAGATGTCTCCAGTCGCCGAGGCGGTCGGAGCCGACGCGGCGATGAACGTGACGTTCTTCCCCTGCGCAACGGTCATGGCGCTGTTGGCCGAGGACTGAGCCGATGCGATGGCCGAGTCTTGGACGTTGACCCACGCGGACCCGCTCCAGCGGTTCAGACGGTTGCCGTTGGAGGTGTCGATCCAGAGGTCGCCGGTTGCGCTGGCGGTCGGGGATGTCGACTGGATGAACGTGGTGTTCTTGCCGTTGGCGACGGTCTGGGCGGTGTTGGCTGTGGACTGCGCGGTCGCAATGGCCGTGTCCTGCACATTCACCCATGCAGACCCGGACCAGCGGTTCAGACGGTATCCGTTGGAGCTGTCCAGCCAGAGGTCGCCGACAGCGGAGGCCGTAGGCGCGGTGGCGGAGATGAAAGTGACGTTCTTGCCCTGAGCAACGGACATCGCGCTCGATGCGGAGTTGGCCGCAGCAGCGATGGCGGTGTCCTGAGCCGAGAGCCACGAGTGACTGTTCGCGTCCCACGTGTAGGCCTTGTTGCCCGCAGAGGTGTTGACCCACATGTCGTAGGTGCGGTCCGAGGCGAAGCTTCCGTCGTAGTACGGGTTGAGGACGCCGACCTGCTCGATGAGGCACTGGTCGAAGTCGAGGGTGGCTCCGGCAGGCATGGTGCCAGCAGCCCCAGTGCCGGAGTACGGGCCGAAGATGAAGTCAGCGGTGACCGCGTTCGCTGGCGCGGTAGCCGTGACGTACCCTCGCGTCCAAGAGTTGGCCGTCATGGCGAAGCTGTTGGACGTGGAGGTGTTGGAGATGGTCGCATTGTTGGAGTCGTACCAGACGATGTAAGGTACGAGGTTCGCAGCCACCGAGCAGCGTGAGGAGATCGAGGCGGTGTAGGTTGCGCCGCCCGTGACGGGGGTCTTCGTCGTGAGGTTGATGCCCGAGTCGTTGGGTGATGCGGTGGTCGCGGTCTTCCAGAGCTTACGGAACGCGCTCCCGGAGATTCCGCCCTTGGTCTGGTACGCGACTCCGGTACCGCCGTTCCCTCCGAACCACCTGCTGGACCAGCCGGTTACGGACGGGGCCTGCTGGTAGGAGATCGAGTTGTTCGCGCCGCTCGACCATGCGTAGGTGAAGTCGCCTGAGGCAGCGGTGTTTCCGTCGAAGTAGGTTCCGAGCGGAGAGTTGCGCTCAATGACGATTTCGTCGACGTTGAAGTAGTCACCCGATGCCCAAGCCGTGGTGCTGTAGAGGCCGAACCCGTAGGTGCCAGTGGCCGAGGTCTGGGCAGAGGTGAGAGTGACGGATCCGGTGAGCTGGGTCCATGTGTTGGCTGGGCATGAGACAGCCGATCCCGCTGCGGCTCCGGTGTATGCCGGGACCCACCCTTCCCAGTAGGGCTGGAAGGACATGGTCTTGGACGGGTAGACCCAGACGGACCAGTTGATCGTGTCGTTGGTCGCCATCCCCGGGTTGGAGATGTAGCACTTGAGGCCGAGCTGACCCGAACCGGTGATGCTGGCCTTGACCGAAGAGTTTCCGCTGTGGAAGACGGTGTTGTCGACGCTCTTGGTGTAGGTTGCGGCAGATCCGATGTTGGTCCACTGGGTGGTGGCGGTTGCGGCAGGGTCGAGCGCTAGGTTGGTGCGGACGTTGACGGTTCCGGACCCCAGCTCGAAGTTGGGGTAGGGGTTGAGGTTGGTGCGGAGCAGCGACGAGCTGGAGTAGAGGGTAGAGGTGGATCCGTTGGTGGTTCCCGACCAGCCGTAGGATGTGCCTCCGTCAGGGGCGGTCGCTTGGAACCAGACCTTGCCCTTGGTCCCGGCGTACGCCGAAGCGGCCTGAGAGGTGGTCAAGGCAGTGTAGGAGTCCTGCGCGAGGACCCACGTAGTCCCGTTGTAGGTGGAGAGCTGATAATTTGCCGAAGTGTTGAACCAAAGGTCGCCTACCTTGTAGCTGCCTCCGGTCGGGGCGGTCGCCTGATAGTAGGAGGCGTTCTTCGAGTTCGCGGTGCTCTGCGCGGTGTTCGCGCTGGCCTGAGCTGCGGTGGCAGCAGTGTTTGCCGAGGCCGCGAGGCTCTGAGCCGAATTGGCCGTGCTCTGGGCGGCGGTAGCTGCGGACTGCGCGGAGGCCGCGAGGCTCTGGGCGTAGTTCGCGGTGCTTTGCGCCGAGTTCGCCGAGACCTGAGCTGCGGTCGCCGCGTTGTTGGCCGACGAGGCTAGGCTCTGCGCGGACGTCGCGGTGCTCTGAGCTGCGGTCGCCGCGTTGTTGGCAGAGGACGCGAGGCTCTGGGCAGAGGTGGCAGTGGCCTGAGCGTTGTTGGCTGCGAGCTGGGCCGACGACGCCGCAGACTGGGCAGCGTTCGCTGTTGCCTGAGCAGCATTGGCCGCAAGCTGCGCCGCGTTCGCCGCAGACTGGGCCGAGGCCGCTGCGCTCTGCGCCGATGCGGAGTCCTGCGCGAGGACCCAAGCCGTTCCGCTGTAGGTGTAGAGCTTGTAATTATCCGCAGTGTTGAACCAGAGGTCGCCTACCTTGTAGCTGCCTCCGGTAGGCTGGACGTTAGAGTAGTAGACAGTGTTCTTGCCGTCAGCGGTGGCTTGCGCCGAGGTTGCGGCTTGGTTTACACTGTTGATCTGGGCGGCGATGGAGGCATCGTCCGCAGCAGCGACAACGGTGATCGACGAGACGGCGCTAGGCGTCGAGGCGTTCTGGTTGACGTCGTAGGAGACGAAACGGACGTAGAGGACTTGGCCTCCGTTGAGTCCGGTGTATTGGAACTTGTCCGGCCCACGGAGCTGTCCGGCGACCGTGAAGTTGGTCCCGTCGAGAGAGACCTGCACATCGGTGCGGTCGTAGTCCTTCGGTGGCTGCGCTCCGGTGGTGTCGAGGCCGTCCCACGCGACAGTGACGATGCTGAGCGCAGAGGTGAGCGACGGAGCGGTCGGTTGCCCCGGAGGAGTGGTGTCCCCGACAAACTGCTGGAGACCCGTGGTTCCGTCCGGGAGCGCGCCGAAGATCGTCTGGACCCCAGTGGCGGGGTCGGTAGTCTTGAGGGTATTCGTCGGTTGGATGACAATGGACCCGGCAGGCTTTGTTTCGACCTGTCGGAGACGTGTGTCAAGGTTCTTGATTAGATCCGGTAGCCCTGAGGCCGGATCAAGTCGTCGTACTTCCATATTCGAATTGGTCTTCCGTCTGCATTGCTAGCTGCAAAACCTGAGTTGAATCACCGGTCATCGTCAGGAGTCGGCAGTCATGCGGTCCGTCGCTAAGGGTCGCCCAACCCTTTGTATATATTCTAACAAGGTCTCCGGGCCAGAATGTTCCGAGACGGTTGAATCCGTCTGCACGGACCTTGAAGCTAATTTCGCGCAGCAGCCCCTTATTCATATTGAGCTTGCTGTTTGCAAGGTCTGTGAGGACGGTGGGGTTGTCCGAAGTCCCGTCACTGTAGGCGGTTTCAAGCAGCGGGTAGCCCGACGAAACGGTGTCGAGATTCTCGACCATGACGATCTTCGTCCCGGCATCCGTCCCGGACCCGGCGAAGTAGACGCGGTTAGTCATGTAGGACCCGGTCGAAACGACGGAGAGGTCGACAACGTCGCTGTCGACGGCTGTCGTATCCCACACCACGGTTCTGCTTTGCGGGATGCGCGGCTGTCCTTCCGACCCCGTCCACATGTCGAGCGTGAAGCGGGAGGCGTCCAGCAGTCTCGGGCGGAACATGATGTCCGGCCCGAGGTGGACATTGGAGAGGTCTTGGAGCAGCTTGTCAACGCCGATGTTGGTCAGGTTGAAGCCCTGATAGTTGCGCGTATGCGTATCGTCATTAGGGCCAACCTGATCCGGGACAGGGTAGCTGATCGGGAGCGCGCCACCGGGCTTGCTCTGGGTGTCCTGCACGAGGCGCTTGGCGATAGTACCGAGCGACAGCCCCGAGTAGTGCATCGTGGAATTTGCGATCTGGCTCCAGTCCGTGAGTTCCGGAATGGCGAGGCGGTCGGCGAGGATATTTCTGATGCTGCCGCAGTCGATCTGGATTTCCGTGAAGGTCTCACTCGGGCGGTTGATGATCGGCCCGACGAATACCGGGACTTCATTCCACATGAGTAGGAGCCCTCCCCAGAATGGTGAGAGCCATAGGTCACGGTTCTGGGTAGGGAGTGAAGACTTCTTGAGCGACACAGAAATCGTCTCGGCATTGTTGAGGGAGATCGCCCAGTTCAGACTTCCATCCTTGAAGTCTACCTGCTGGCCGATGATCCCCGCCGCGAAGTGAACGAGGAATAGACGCCACATTTACTGCGCCACTCCAGCGTCCCAGATCTCCATCTCAATGCCTCGGCGACCGAACCCCTGACCGTCCGGGCCGTAGTGGCAGTACGCCGATCCCGGGCCGACTTCCTTGAACATGCCCATCTTGACAGTGTGTAGGCCAGCGGGAAGGGTCAGTGTGGCCTGCCAGTTGAAGGTCTGCCACGCCTGATGTAGGCCTCCGGTGGTCCAGAGGACCCATGTGGCGGTGTCGTAGGTGGGCAGGAACCCGTATTCGCAGTAGTGGCTGTTGTCCCAGCCTGACGCGCCTGCTGCGGAGAGGACAGCCGAGAGTCGCCAAGTCACCGTGCGGTCGGTCGGGAGGTAGATCGTGCCGTTGCCGACCCAGTTGATGCTGCCCGAGTTGTTGTCCGGCAGGTTGCCGTTGACGGCGTACTGCCAGTAGTAGAGGCGTCCGAGGTTCCCCGAGTACGGGATGGAGTAGTTAACCGAGCTTCCACGGGTTCCCGCAGAGGTGACAGTGGCCCCGGCAGGCTGGACGTAGCTGTCGAGGGTGAGCGCTTGGAAGGCTGTGGCCTGAGCCTGCGTGCCGTACCGAACCGTGACACTTGAATTCCCGTCGATGGCGGGAGTCGCTTGGTAGGCGTAGATGTAGTCGGTGCGGCCTCCGCTGGAAGGCACGGACGAGGCAGGGATAGTGGTGGCCGGGACCGAGGACAGCACCACCTCTCCCGACGCCATCTGGATTGCGGCGATACCGGCAGAGACAGTGTATGTCATTTGGGATGCGCTCAGGGTGACCTTGCATCCCGAGATGATCCCGGGGGTGTAGAGAGCTGAGTTGATCTGGCGAATATCCTGAGAAGTTGTACCAGAGGTGATGTTGCCGGACCCGTCCTTTGTAGGGTCAACGCCAAATCCAGATGACATAAGAGCGTCCTAAATCCATGTGTCCTTATAAATGATATCACACCATCCAGTCGCACCATTTACAGGGTTGAATGATGGCTGAATAGTGGCACCCGGTGGGACCGGGAACCACTGCCTACTGGTCAACAGTGTTGAACGGTCCTGCCCGTTTTGCGTAGCAGTTCCGGATTTCGAGTCGATGACCACCGGGGCGAGAAGAGATGCGTCCCCGGTGTAGGTGATGTTGTTTCCCTTGTTATCCGTGATGGTGAACCCACCATAGAAATTCCCCGCAACGGTGAACGTCGGCCACGAGTTGACGTTTCCGTTGTTGAACAGGAAGGTCGTCTGCTGGCTGACCGGTGTGCTGTAGTCGAGCGGATAGCTGAGGTATTGAGGCGGGTTGGCCGAAGCCGGTCCCGTAGAGGTGTAGAGGAGACCACCGGAGGCTGTTGGAGCGCCGTAGATCGACACGAGGCGGTCGACTCCGTAGATGTTGGGGTCCGGCTGGAAGAGGTCGATCTTGAAGCTGGCGAAGGTGTCTGCCTGCTGGACCCACGAAGGCGTGTTGTCCTGACCCACCGTCGCGTAGCGGGTGCCAGCGGAGTTCTCGACCGTCATCTGCGTGTACCCGCCATCGGCGAGCAGTCCCATGAACTGGTCGCGCATGGCATGAAGATCCTGCGGAGTCTTCGCGCGAGCGGCTCCGGTGAGGGTTACCGAGCGCGCACCCATGGTCGCGATGTCAGCGAAGTCTCCGTTGGAGACCGGGCGCTGCGTCACCTGACGACGTGCTGTGAGGCCGTCGTCCCATCCGGTGAGTGCCGTGGAGTCGAGGAAGAAGTCCCGGTCCGCACTCGGGTTGGGTGTGGACCGGAACGTGATGTCCTTGATGGTGACTCGGAGGAAGTCGTTTGTCAGAATCATTTTGGTCTCGCTATACGTGGGCCATGCCCGGTCGGTTCATGAGCTGCCAGAAGAGTTCGGTCGCCGCAGAGCGCCCGATCTGCTCCTCGGAGAGCCCCTGAGACGGGTGGACGTGGAGGGCAATGCTCGGCCCCTGCGTGCTAGCTGCCGTTGTGCGGCTGGCCGGGGTCGGGAGGTTCGTCGAGGACATGAGGTTCGACGAGCGCGGCACGCTCTGGAGGATGCCTCCGTCGAAGAAGGAGAGCTTCTTCGCCAGCGTGAAGCCGAACATCTCGGCGACCTGCTCAAGGATCTGCGTCGAGCGGGAGCGCTTGCTCGGGCTGAGCGGGATATATGCCTCGCCCCCGGTCTCTGGCTCCACCCACACACGAGGCACGACACCCGGCATCGCGATCTGAGCGATATGCTGCTCCAGACCACCATCGGCGAAGTGCTTGATGAGCGGGTTGAATCCGAACATGCCCGACCCAGAGGCGTCCATGATGGATCCGTTGGCGCTCGTCATGCCCCAGCTACCCTTGACCGAAGGTGCGACCCCTGAGGTGTCGACTTGGGTAATGATGGTCGCAACTCGGCGCTGATTCGCGATGGCGTCGATGGCAGCTTGGGCAGCGGCCAGCGAGGCGGGGTCAGGGTGCGCCTTGATCCACGCGGAGAAGTCTCCGTTCTTGATCACGAGAAGGCTGGCGAGCGCCCCGTCGATTCCGCCTTGGGTCTTGTTCAGGGCGTCGACGATGGCGTGATAGTCGCCCTTGGCGAAGGCGTCTGCGGTTCCCGTCGCATCGGCGATGGCCTTCTTAGCGGCGTCAGGTAGGGCCGCGATAACAGCCTCGTAGTTGCCGGAGGCATATGCCTGAGCCGCGAGCTGGAGACGCGCGATGTCGACTTGAGCCTGATCGGTACCTTCGACGTGGAGAGCTGTCGTGACGTCCTTCGGCATGAGGCCGAGGCTCTTGACGATGGCGTCGATCTGAGCCGGGGCGAATCCGAGGTCGGTGAGGTGCTGCTTTAGGCTGTCGATTGGACCCTGCATGGCATCGAGCGCAGCGGCTTGCGCATCGTTGGCCGACTTTCCGTCCTTGACGGCGCGGTCGAGCGCGTCGGAGCCGAGCTGGAGGATCGCGTCTCGTTGTGAGTCGAGCGTCTTGGAGAAGTCGATACCTGCCTGCTTGGTGAAGTCGAACCCGGTTTTGATGTCATAGAGGTTGCTGACGAGACCGCCGTTCTCCTTCTTGACATTCTCGATGGAGCTGGCCCAGTTGAGGTTTGCCTGAGCGAAATCTCGCGCGGCGCTCTGAGAGGTCTTCGCCGCCTTGTCCTGCGAGTCGACGATGATCTGGAGGTTCTGCTTGAGCGCGCTGAACTTGTCCCCTGCGGTAGATGCGGAATCGCCGAGGACTTGGTAGTTCTTGGCGAGGATCTCGGCGTTGGCGGTGTTCGTTCCGGTCGCGTCGGCGAGCTGCTTGGTAGCCTCCTTGGCCTTGTCGGCAGCGTCGGTCTCGCTCTTGATCTGCTCCACGAGGTGGCTGAGCTGCTGGGAGTTCATTTGGTCGATGAGGCTGTGCGGGATCTTCAAGGCGTCGGCAGCGGCATAGGCCTTCTGCTTCATCTCATCAAGGCCTGAGATCGCTCCGATGGTGTCAGGGTTGACAGCTTCATCGCCTTGGGTCTTGTAGTCGGCGATATCCTGTAGCTGCTTGATGAGGTCGGTTCGCTTCTGGCCTCCGTTCGCGATGGTCTTGGTAACGCCTTCGAGGTTGAGTCCGAGGGTCTGAGCAGTCTTGCCTGCCGTGTCCCCAGACTTGCCGATCTCGGCCCAGTCCTTGGCGATCTGGTTCAGTCCAGCACCGTTGAACGCACCGGTCTGCTTGTCGATGGATCCGGTGAGGGCGTCTACCTTCTGCTGCGCGTTCGCCTGCTCATCGGCCCATGCCGTAAGCGCGACGGTGGCGAGTCCGAGGGCGATGCCCCATGGCCCTCCGAACATGTCCATGATGCCCGAGAGCGCGCCGAGGCCGGTCTTCCCGGCAGCGGTGAGACCAGCTCCGGCCATCTTCCCGAGGTCGCCCACGGCGTCCCCAGCGGCAGTCTTGATCGAGCCTCCGAGGCCTGCCATCTTCTCGCCGACGCCGGAGAAGGCGTTCTGCATCTTGATCGTCTGGAGCATGACGGCGTCCGAGAGGCCCGCCACCTTTGTCTCGACGGAACCCGCCATGGCGGAGAGCTTGTCGGTGACCGCAGTGAAGGCGCTGTTGAACGCATTCTCGATCTTGATACCGGTCGTCATGAACGCGGTGTCGATGGTGTCCCCGGTGACCTTGGCGCGGTCAGCGAGTTCAGTGTATGCGGCCTTGACCTTGTCGGCAGCGGCGTATGCGTCGATGCCCATACGGGTCATGTAGTTCGGGATGTCCTCGAAGAACCCGACGACCTCTTGGGTGTAGGGGCGCATTTCGGTAGCCATCTTGCTACCGGCATCCCTCATGTAGGTCGGGATCAGGCCGATGTCGTCGCGGGCGACGGTGGCGATATCCTTGAAGCCCTGCTTAATGACGGCCCCGCCAGCGCCGACAGTCATCTGGCTCGCGACCATGGCTTCGCCGAAGCCTTCCTTCATGGCCGAACTGATGTCCTTGATGCCCTCGGGGATCGTGGAAAGCTCGTGCTTGACCACGCCGACAGCCTGAGAGACGAGGCTAGGCATCTTCTCGGCAGCAGTCGTCACCTCTCCGAAGAGGTTGTACTGATCCTGTCGCGGGTTGAATGCCTCGGAGAACCCGTCCCTGACGCTCTTCGCGGTGCCAAGGAGGTGCTGTCCCATGTTGTCGGCGTTGGTCGCCATGTTGGAGAAGGTGTTGCCGACAGAGGTGCCGAGGTTCTTGTAGCTGTCGACGATCTCCTTGACCGGCTCGGAGAGCTTGTCCCTGAGGCCGGTTCCGGTTCGGCCTGCTGTGGTGTTGACTCCGTTGATGGAGTCGTTGAGCTTGTCGATGGAGTCCTTGAGATCCTTGGACTTGGTGCCGCCGTTCCACAGCTTGTCGAGCTTCTCTTGGAAGTTCTTGAAGCCTCCGATGACCTTGGACACGGCGAAGCCGGTGAGTCCAAGCCACATGATGACGTTCTGCAAGCCCGGTGACAGGTTAGCGAAGGCCTTGAGCATGTCGCCGACCGTCTGCGCGAGCTGGACGACCGGACCCTCAGCGACCTTGAGGATGCCCTGCATGAAGTTGTTGAATACCGGGATCGCAGCGGCGAATCCGTCGCGGATGTTGGCGATGACCTTCGAGGCGGTCCCGATGATGTTCGAGATGCCGTCGATGGTGGCTTGGACCATCGGACCGGCCATGGTTCCGAGGTCGCCGATGGCGTTTCCGAGGTTGTGGAAGGCAGGCTGGGCGTTGTCAGCAGCCGTCTTCATGCCGTTGATCGCGGTGTCGACTCCGGCGAGCAGGCGGGTGTTGGAGAACATGTCGGAGAGTCCGTTGAGGACGTCCCCTCCGATCTTTCCTACGGTCTTGAGGATGTCGCCGATGGGTGCGCTCATCTTCGCGAGCGAGGTGACGACCTTCTCGATCCCTCCGTAGAGGGCGTCAGAGCCCTCCTTGACCTGCGAAAGGA